TCTCTAATTGTTGCAATTGTTGTTGTAGAATAGCCCTGTCTCGTTCAGCCGAACCCATAAAAAAGCTAAAAAAGCCTGAAAAAAGTCCTGCCAAAGCACTAATACCTACCATTGTAGCGAGTTGGCCTGTTATTGCTTTGAGTGCTGGTGACATTCTACCAAATCCAGCAGTTATTGCTGGACCTAAACGACCCAGATTAGCCACTAGTTTTGCTAATAGAGCAGAAGCAACTCTACCTCCGCCAAAATAACCTTGTATATTTCCACCAACAGAATAACCACGAATACCTCCGCTACCACCGAAACCAACACTACCACTACCTATTAATCCACCTGTAGCAGCAGATATCGGACCTCCTCTCATAGCTTTAAGAGTATCTGTAGCATCTCTTCTTAAAACAAAACTGTTTTCTGGTAAAATAGCGCTTTGATTATCTACCTTACCACTACTATTACCCGGAACAATAAAAGAACCACCTGTCTGACCTTTTCGGCTTAAACTTGAAGAACCACCACGATCAATCTGATTCAATTGTTTCATTTCAGAAAGAGTGCCAGGTAAAGGAGGCGTAAATACAGCTTCTCCAGAAGCTAACCTAACAGGAACCCCCATACCACTAGACTGACCACCTTTAGCAAAACCACCAGAAGCATAACCTTTAACAATGCCACCGGAAACTTTACCTGGTAGAAGAGCAGAGGCTACTTGTGCTAATTTAACAGCATTAATGACACCAATTAAACTAATCATAGCTGTTGTCATACCACTAATACCAGCACTAAAAGATTTCCACAATCTATTACCATCAATTGTATCAGTTGCTCTTTGTATAGCAGCATTAAGTTTATTATAATCTTCTGCCGCCTGCTCTTGTAATGCTGCTCTTTCTTCAACAGTTACAGCAGTATCCAACCTATTAAAAGTTTTGTCCAGCTCTGCCGAAGCTGCTGCGATACCTTTAAAGGCTAATTCTGTCTCTTTTACAATAGAAGCGTCAATAAAACCTGTGACAGCTCCAGCAGCTAAGCCAGCAGCACCTCCTACAGCAGCACCTCTTCTACCAAAAGCTTGACCTCCAACTATTCCTGCGCTCATACCTAAAGAGCCGCCTTTTTGTAAAGCTCCAGTGAAGCCTGCGAATGCTGCGCTTTGGTCACTAACCGTACCAGCTAATTCATCAAAAGCATGACCCAGCTCTGGCATTTTAGAGCTTAGTAGTGTTGCCCCAGTACCTATTAAGCCAAAAGTACCACCTAATTTATCACCGGCTGTCGTAATCTTTTTAGTCAATTCTGGATAAGCACTAGATAATTTCTTCATACCTGGAAGATTTTGTAAAGAAACAGCTTCTGAAAAACCATCTAATATAGAACCGACACCAGACTCGATACTCTTTTGTGCTTTTCTAAGATCATCATCTAAAGCTCCAAACTTCCCGGCTTTTTGAGAACCTGAAGCTTTCATATCAATATCTCGAACTTTCATTCTAGATGTCAAAAATCCTAATTTCTTAGCCATCTCTTCTGTAACACCAGATAGTTCATCACCAGCAGTAATTTGTGCGTCTAAAATTTCTTTAAACCCATCAGACATATTTTTAATTTCATCAAGAGATAGTCCTGCCTTCATACCTTGAACAAGTTCATCTATACCCTGATTCAACAAATCTGGATCAATCTCATCATATCCCGTATAAATTTTCTTAACTAGATCAGATACTTCTGTTCTAACCATACCCTCTACATCTGCATCTCCAATAGATTGTATATTTTTAACAATAACATCCTTTAGATCTCCTTGCATACCTGTTTTCTCGGTAGCTCTAGTTTCTGCTCCTTGAAGAATTCTACTTCTAATACTTTTTTCGTATTGTGAAACAGTCATTCCAAGTTTTTTAGCTACTCTTTCCAGATATTCCATTTTATCTGCTCTAGGACTACCACCACTAGCTAAACGTTGAACAAAACCAACAGGGCCGCCACTAGCATAACCTTGAATCCTATCTGCTCTATTAAGTTGATCTAATTTTTGAGATCCTAATTTTTTTGCAGACTTTTCATTGATTACATACTCACCAGGAGTTAATAATGCAGGAACCGTGTCGCTAACAGAGCCTCCTCCAGCTAATTTTGCTCTATAATTATTCACTTGTTTCAGAAAATCTGCAGGACTTTTACCACTACTAAAAACTGTTCTTGTGGTATCAGCAGGCATGTCCGATGGTAAGCCAAATAAACCAGAAGCAGAACCCAAACCTTGCGCAAAATCTAGTGGATCATTAGACTGATCTTTATCGTAAGGAGCACCAATACTTGCTACAGCCGCTTCGAGATAAGCTCCTACAGCATTAAAGAAACCTGCTTTTTCCATAGCATCTTTATTCAGATCGCCTGGCGATACTGGCTGAGCTTGTACTTTTGTAGCCATCTGATTAGCAACTTTAGCTACCGTGTCTTTGAAATCCTTAAACATAGTATCTTCATAAGGTTTATTATCATCAGTCTCTCCTAAAGTTCTGCCAATAAGCTTTACCATAGTTCCGTCATCAGCTTCTGCAAACACTTCTTTAGCAGTTCCTCTCAGGCCAACTAGTGCATAAGGTACTGCTTTATCTTGTGCTGCTTTTAATGCTACTTTTTCTTTTAAGGCTTTAAATGTTTCTTGATTAAGTTTACCTTTACCTTTATAACGATCTATTACAGATTGTGCTAGGCTACTCGGCATGTTTTTTAATTGTCCCTTAGGAATTCCTCCTGCGTTTTGACCAGATTCAAATATTTTAATATCGTCTACAGTCAAAGCTTCAGCTCCACCACCACCGGTAAATCTTTGTACTCTACCTCCACGATTAAGTTTTTTAAGATTATCTGCGCCTATTTTTTCAACAGCTTTTTTACGAATAACATATTCACCAGGAGTTAGCATAGCAGATACAGTGTCTCTATTACCACTTCCAGGAACCAAACCACCACTAGCAAAGCCTTGAGTATTAACTCCAGATTGTTTATTATTAATAGCTTCAGACAAAGCATCAATAGACTGAAGTAAGCTAGCCATACTAGTATTTACAGAGCCTAGTGCTGTTGTATTAGCGTTTAAAGCTGCTGAATTTTTAGCTAAAGCTTTGTTGTTAGAAGCCGAGCCTTTATTCCTACGACCACTACCTCTACCACTAACACTACCGCCAGAAGAAGGACCTATTGGACCCATTGGGCCTGATGGACCACCTCCGCCTCCTCCGCCTCCGCCTTTACCTCCAAACCCACCAAGAAAACCACCACCAAATTCACTTAATGCCGAAACTCCCTTAAAAGCAGCTAAGGCCGTTATCATAGGCAATAAAGGTTTTAATGCTGAAGCCAATGTTATAAATGCATTTGCTGTTGTTAAAGCAACTTTAGCAATGCCTCTGAAAGTTGTGCTATTACCTATATCTCTAACTAAAGAAACAAAAGACTGTCTGGTTTTTTCAAATTGAACTGCTAAAGATGCTTGAGCTTGTATAGCCGCTTTAGATAAACTGCCTTGCCCAGATTGAGCTACCCCTAAAGCTTTTTGAGCAGTGGCGAACTGTTGAATTAAAGGAATAACTTTACCAATTTGACGGAAACCACCAAGCTCTTCGACAATTTGACCAAAACGCAAATCTCTTGGATCTAAACCTTTAAGACCTTCGCTTAATCGTTTAACAGCTTCAAAGGGTCCAACAAATTTCCCTTGTAAGTCTGTAAGCGTAATACCAAACTCTTTCAAAGACTCTATAGTAGAACCTCTTTGTATTCTAGTAAAGATAGTTCTTAAACCAGTAGCAATAGTTTCTGCACTTTCACGAGTAGTCGCTCTAACACTAGTAAACAAAGCTACAAATTCATTAAGAGCAGCCGTACCTTCACTAATACCCCTACTAGAAGAAGCAAACACACCACCAGTACGCTGAATAGCAGCAATGATATCGCCAGCTTCAACAGCAAAACTAGCAGCTACAGCATTCACACTACCAAGAGCAGCTTCTAACTCCCCAGAACTAATACTAAACTGACGCATTAAAGCAATACTACCTTCAACAGTATTATTAAGATTATCAAAAGAAGGAGCTAATGCAGATTTGGCTAAGGCTTCTAATGCTATTTTAGTTTCTTGAGCGCTTAAACCAGCTTGAGAAAGTGTAACAGATACTTGAGCTAAATCAGAAGACGCAACACCTAAATTGCTAGATAGATTAGAGATTTCTTTTGTAATACCAGAAAGGCCACTAACAGTCGTTCCTGTTACCTGACTTAATCGAACAATTTGTTTATCAAAAGCTACAAATTCTTTGAAAGCACTATTAATAGCGTTAGTTAAACTATAAACAACACCAGTAACAGCACTAAAAGCAGCGAATCTACGAATAGCTAAGCCTGATTGTTTTCCAAATTCTTGAACTTGGGTAGTAGCTGAGCTAATAGCACTCCCAGTACTTTGCACTTGTTTTTGCACTTTGTTAAGAGACTGAACGCCTCCAGAGCCACCTAAATTATTTAAACCGGCCCCTAACTGAGATACTGTAGCACTTAAACTAGCAACACTAGCATTAGCTTTAGCAGCATTTTGCTGTAACAACTGTAACTGCTTGTTAACCTTAGTAACATTTTTAGCTGCTGATCCTTTTAAATCAAGATTAACTTTTACTTTAATATTAGATAATTGCTTTCTAATTTGAGAAGCAATAACCTTAGTATTACTAGGTCCTCTTAAATTAATTTGTGCCGTTAAATTAAAAGCTGCTGCCATAATTATTTATACCTTTGTGTGTCGTTTATATATAAGCATACCCTCTGTTTCCAGAGGGCTGCAAAGAAAGGAGTATAATATACAAATAATCAAAAAGTTTATTCTGTGTTAGTTTCCTCGGTAGGAACCTCTTGATTGGTAGAGGTGTTCTGAGGTGTGACTTCAGGTTCAGTTGTAGATTCTTCCTTAGGTTTATCCTGTTGTGATTCTGATTGTTTTTCATCTTTACCCTTTTCCAAAACTACAGGTTTACCATCATCATCAGTAAAAGGAACAAAATCTACTAAATATTCTCCCGACTCATCAACCAGATTTCCATCCTTATCTACATATTTACCTTCCTCGTCGATATACCTACCAATTTCATCTACTAACCTACCGTCTTGATCAACATACTTACCATCTTTATTAATGAATCTTAAATCATCATTAACAAACTTATATTCTAACAAAAACTTATTTTCTGGTAATTTTTTCTCAAATTCAGAGTCTAAGCCATAAAGCATAGCTGCTAATTTTTGAGCACCAATCACCGCAACCGGATCAGAAGATTTATTCAGGTAATCTTCATAATTACGAAAATAAACTTTCTTGGTATTATTATACACCACACAAGATGAAACTAAGTAGTTGAATCTAGCATTATCAGCTTGGCCTTCTGCTGTGTGTGTATCTAAATTGGTTCTAACAGAAATTAACTCTTTAAGCTCTTCTCTAAGATCTCTCATTTTTAAAGCCTGGGCTTTAGCGTTCTCAAGAGAAATACCTCCAGTAGCTAGGCTTTTTTCGTTATTGTTTAACTCTTCTTGAATAGCTAAAAAACGAGCTTGCTTTTCATCATCCCATAATCCTTGATCTTTAAGCAAATCATCTAATTTAGCACGAACTATAGACCCAGACTTTACAGCATCAGAAAATGCCTGATTGTAAACTTTCTGACCTTCTCTTTGTTGAGCTAAATTTGGAGACTGTACCAAAAATTCCTGATTTTTACCATTTACTGTCATTTTAAAAGTCTCAGCCATTATTCTTCTCCTCTGTTATAATAAATTTGTAAATTATACTTTTCTACATGATTCAAATAATCATTCAAATCCTGTACTCCATTTCTCATTTGGTCGTTTCCGTGATCCAATAATTCGTGTCTCAAATCCTCCCATTTATCTCTAAAAAAAACTTCTTGATCAGTATTAGGATCTTCATCATTATTCCATAAATATCCAAATTCTTTTTCAAATCTAGCTAAAGAACCTATCATGATTGTCTTAAATCTTTTTTCTAATTGTTCTATAATTAGTCTTCTACTATGTATTTTTCTCTGCATTGTTATTCACCTTTTTTCATAGCGTTTCTTTGTTTTAATTGACTTTCTAGCTTAGTACGAACATGTGGCATATCTTGCCATTGAACTGGTTCTTGACTGGTTTTAGCTATAGTTTTCAAATGATTAATTTCAGCCATTCCTTCTGCGTCATTCAGACCGTAAATACCTTTGGCTTCTTCTTGCGATTGAGTAACAATAAATATTTCTCCTGCATTTTTATATTTACCACCTATGGAATCCATTAATTTAGTTTTCTTACGTTCTTTTTCAGCTTTTCTTCTTGTGGCCAACATCCATCCATCTAAAGCATCGTCGTCAGCAATAACATTATCATCTGGAGCTTCAGGATGTTCATGAACCGAATCATACATTTTACTAAGGTTCACCAATAATCTTTGCTCATCATTCCATGCGTATGCGGGTGGTGCAAATATATTACCTTTGGCAGCATCCCAGTAAGATTTCCAAAGATCACTTCTAGCTACAATCCTTAAATCTTCCATACTTAAACCGTTCCTATTTACTTCTGTGATAATACTATCCAAAAACTCTGTATTAATACTAGTATCATCTTTACCTTTAAAAACCAACTCTTCATCTTTATACACCGTATTCAAAACTATATATTCATTTTTTGCTGAATTAGCATAGTATTCTAAAGTTAAGGTGTCCATCGATGTTTTTTTTGTTTCTAACTCACTAATCTTTATTCTACCAGTAGATAAGCTAGCTTTAATTTTTTTCCTCATAGTAGGATCGTCGTATTTTAGATACAACTCAATTTTCATATCGTCTAGCCTGTTGTTTAAAACTTTTAGGCTTTCTTCTTTGGTTGAATTCCAAATGCCATTAGTCTCTAATATTCTATCAGCTTGTTTTTTCTTAAGCCAGTATTTAGTATCAAATTTATTACTATTAAGTATATTATTATATATATAATGAGCTTTTTGTTTGATTTGAATATTGGGTGAAACAACTCTATAATCTGTATTATCAACAGATATATAGTAGTGTCCTGTAATAATCCTGTATATATTTCCTTCTATGTCCATTTTTGACTTTTAATTTAATTTATTAAAATTTAAATTACGTAACCGTCAAGCTGTTATATGATGTGTACGTGAATGTGATAGTAGCGTTCCCACCGCCAGTATCTCCACCTCCATACGCAACATTACTTAAACGAGCATTTTCAATCGCAAAACTATATCCACACAAAGCAATAGTAATATCTTCTTTATTGTCTGTAGGGCCATTACAGCCAGCAGCAGCAGCTATTGCGATACCATCTACACTGGTAGCACTAACTTCAAAATCAACTGTAATTTCAGAAGGCAAACTTGCAAAATTATGATAAGCTTTATATTCACCTAATCTAAATAAATTTTCTCTACTAATCGAAGCGCTAATACTAATATTGGTTAAATTACCAGCGTTTGTAACTGTAGCAGGAACACCGCTTTGATAACTATATCTGACTAAAGCTTTAGAGGTTGTGTCTTCTGAAGCGCTCACACTACAACCACCAACAGTCTTGCTAGTTCCTGAAAAACTAACTTCTTCTGTAAATATTCCATCTACAGGAAAGTTATATGTAACACCACTAATACCCATACCTGTACAATGAATAGAAGATGTTGAGGTTAATAGCTCCTCCTGATCATCTCCAATACCTAAGCAAACTGTTTTATTATTATCTCCAACATTATCAATAAAACTACCACTAAAAATAGTACCGCTACTATCGGTCAGAGCCCTAGTTACTGTAACTTCAACATTAGGAGATAGATTTAAAACATCTACAGCTTCTAATTGACCTAATTGAAATACTGGCTCAAGGTCAAAAGATGTAGTGATAGCAGCGCTTTGAGCACCGGCGACAAAACTTCCATCAACAGCCAAGGCGTGACAAGCATAAAAAATTCTATTCGCCATTTTTATTCTCCATTGAATTAAAAGCTGGGGGCAATATTACCCCCAGCATAGTATTCCCTACACTGCTTACTTAATGATTAAGCGTCTGTAATTTCAAGTTCATTATAAGTACTAAAAGAGTAAGTAATGGTTGCATTACCACCACCAGTATCTCCACCACTATAATTAACACTTGTTAACTTACATTTATCACCGAGATCAAACGTGTATGCGTCGTTACCATCTGTGCCACAAACTACAACAACAATTTCACGGTCATTACTAGCCAAACCGCTACAAGCTGTATCTGGTACATCGACTTCAACACCATCAAGATCTGTAGCGCTAACTTCGAACTCACAAGTAACTTCAAGTGGGAAATTAACGAAACGATGGAATGGTTTCAAAGAACCAAGTTTATACATACTTTCACGACCAAGATCAGCACTAATACTAATACTTGTGATATTTTTACCATCTACTTCTGTAGGTAAAACAGCGGCTGCGGCGCCAAAATTAATATTTTGACGTCTTAATACAGTTTTTTCTGTGGTAGCAGGAGCAGCAACACTACCTGTTAAAGCTTTAGCATTACCAACAAAAGTAACTTCTTCTGTCATATTACCATCAACTGGGAAAGTATAAGAAACAGAAGAAACAAACATACCGCTACAAGTAATAGCGCTTGTGCTACTTAAGGTAGAGCCAGTATCACTACCGATACCTACTACAACAACTGCTTCATCATTAGCGTTAGCGATCAAAGTACCACCACCAGTAGCAAGTTTCCAAACGGAAGATTCTCCATCAAGAATTTTAGATACTGTAATTTCTACTTCTGGATCTAACGATACATTATCATACAAGGCTAGTTGACCTAATTGAAAAACTTGCTCTAGGTTGAAATTGGTGGTAATACCGACGCTCTGAGCGCCTTGTACAACTGTACCACCAATTGATACGCCCTGAGATGCGTAAAATACTCTATTATTTGGCATGGTTTATTCTCCATTTGCATTTAAAACGGTTGGGAACACTACGAATAATTATACACCAATTATCCTATAGTATCAAATATTATTTCAGCAGTGATACGAATTTTGGCCTCTTCGAAAAAATACCTAGACTCTACTTCAGAAACAATAAAATCTTTCAAATGGCATGTTTTCCACCTATATTCATCTTCACACACAACTTCATTAGTTACGGGGTCGGGATCTGTGCAATCGTTAACTATTAAATTATATGGTTTTCTACTACCATTTAAAGACCCATTAAAATTAAAAGGTAAAATACCATCTTGAGCTAATTTTTGAGTATCATAAAGCCATATAACTTTATCTTCTTGTAATCTAATAATATCTATAATAGAATTTCTATGAGCTGAATTAGTGGCTATAACATGTAATATAATATCTTGATCAGCAATTAATGATTTATCGCCCAATTGATATGGTTTAGAAATTCCTCTAGGCACTGTTTCTATAATAACGCTAGGCATTTGAATTCTATTTTGATTAAAAATAGCATATTCTCCAGTATTTTGACTAAATTGGGTAGCATCATTAACTATATCAAATTGAAACTGCTTCCACCAAACTAAATTGCTACTAGCTTTATGAACTTGCACCCATCTATACGCATAATTCATCGTAACATTACTAGAAGTAGATATAGCTGTATTGAATATAACTCTACTATTAACATAATCTAAAATATAGTCACTAGAATTCACAGACGAACCATCAACATTAACCCCAGTAATAAGAGTTGGTGCATAATCGTCTAAATTATCATAAACCCAATCTTGATATATTGTTTGCCATACCTGACCATCAGAATAATTAGGATCAGATACATAACCTAATTTACTAGGATCATTATGGTACTCATTAGATGTTGAGCTAACATTAATAAATCCACCAATATTTAAAAAGCCCCAATCTAAAAAAGATTTAAGATTATTTTCTATATTGGAAATAAGGAGGTAATCATTAATTGAATTAACACCAGTAAACTTTTCACTACCTTTAGCCATTTTTTTTTACCTCAGTGCAGATTGTAATAAATTAGTAATTTCACTTTCAACACTATCTATTGATTCAGTAATCCAGTTTTTCTTAGCAACACCAGCAAAACCAGAAGGTACACTCCATCTAGAACCTCCTTTACCGATCATAATTCCATTTCCAGATCTAGAGTTAGGATGAGGTCCAAGTTTTACCTCATAATCTTTAATGATAGTTTTGTCGCCAAACAACAATAACCATCTTAACCATTCTAAAGATACACCTTTATCTGTTACCACCTCAGCTGCTGCGGACGATAAAACATCAGAATAATCTGATCTAATCATAGATAAAGAAAAAGACCCTATAATTTGTTGAGAACGAATAACTGGTTTATTGTATTCTAAATCTAAATATTTCCAAAACTCTAATATCTCATTAAGGCGATTCGTTGCGTTGTCTAGACCAAATTCTCCTTTTAGATCACCAGCAATTAAACTATTATAGGTTCTATGAGACTTTATAGCTGAAACTACTATATTAACAATTTCTTTTCTACATTTATTATAAGCCTTTTTAAAATGTTGATCGACTTCTTTAGATAAAGCTTTTAATATTCTATTAGAAATAGTGCTTGTAGACTCTAATATATTAATTGAATATTCCATATATAACTATCTCTTCCAATTAGTAAAGATATATCTATTATCTCCTAGCCCCACAGGGGTAGGTTCGTTAGCTCTAATAAAAATATTATTTGTTAAACTAGGTATGTCTGTATTAAAAATAATTTTAGAACATTTTTTAATTGAATCTAAATGACTAATAGAACAAATAGTTTGAGCATCAATATCAGGAATATTCACACTACCAACAAAATTCTTGCTATCTGTTAAAACAGCAAAATTTACAGCGCTCTCTGACGCAGAATTAGAAGTAATACCTTCACCTAAACAATACGGACAGGTTTGACCATTAACGAAAGAGATAGGTCCTGTTCCGTTATATATATTGGCTGATTTCTTAGAAATAGTATCATATACGCAATTAGGACATTGACTTAATTTGCTAGTTTCATATACTAAAGTACATGGTATAGTTAAACCTTTTTCGGCTAATACTATATCTATCATGCTATTATATAAAGTTTTAATATTTGTGAGATCCATTATGTATAAAATCCATCACGAGTACTTCGGGCTGGTAAATCTGAAACAGCAAGAAATCTAGGATCAAAATCATTCCCAACAAAAGGACTAAGAATCGCATCTATAGCTGTAGCATTTCCAATATTATGCTGCTGTTTTAAATGATCATACATTGCACAAGGTCCGACGTCTAAAACTGTCTTATAGCCAGCTAGGTGGCCTGAAACCTGTACCTGAGCAGGTCCTAGACCAGCTTTAATACCTTCTGTAGCTGCTTTAGTTCTAAATGTACTTTGATCTAAAAAGCATGATGCTCTTAATGATACAAAACTAACAAATGTATCATCTCTGGTAGCAACCGCACAAGGATCTGGAGTGATAGTATTATTAACAACATCAATAGTATAATCTTGATTTAAATTTAAATCCATAACCACATATCTAGCAGCCACTGTGCTTAATTGAATGATTCTGGAATCAGAATATGTTTCTTCAAAATCATTAATTAAAGCTCTTACTATAATTGGTATTTCAGTTTGCCAGGCCATAGAAGATCTCCTTGTGATAAATTTATGGTGATAATGTTATTATACCCCATTCTGGACCAGCATGTATATAAAAAAAATAGCCACCCCAAAAGAGAGGTGGCTACTTTATTAAGCAACATCATTTTTGATTATAGAGAACCTAAAAGTACTCTTCTGTTATCTAGAACAGCAAAACCCTGTTCTGCCCATCCGTAGAAGCCTGCTCTCTTCTGACGATGAAGGGTATCATCTTCGAAGATTTGAACTTCTTGGCGAACTGGCATAATAAAGGAATCTCTGCTTCTAAGATCCAAACCAACAACTACTTCAGCGTCAGCGGCTGGTAATGTACCAGAAAGTACATTGTTGTAGAATTCTTGATATTCCTGACCTTCGCCAAGCTCATCAAGATCATGAAGGTTTACACCAAATACTCTGTTAAGAGTACCGTCTTCAGCAGTGTAGATTTCACGACGAGTAATTTCGTCAACTTGATCAACACCCCAGTTACGAATGTCTTCCATAGCTTCTGGAGAAACATAAAGATCGGTAAGGATACCTCTGTTATTACTAGCAGAATTACCTCCACCATTACGACGCATAACTGTTTTTAACAAGCTTACAAGACGCTTGGTAAACTGACCAGCATCAGCATCACTGTCATAAACAACAATGTTTCTGTCAACACCAGCAGCAAGAACTGTGTGCCAACCATCATCATTCATCTTTTTGACAAACTGAGCTTCAAGAACTTCCATAGCACGACCAACGACATCCCAACGGGCGTCACGAGCATACTTAAGAAGATAATCAATGCTTGCACCGATGTCATAAGTTGGAACCATGACATAATCACCTTCAACATGACGTTCTGGAACGTAACCATGATTAGGAAGGGTGTAAGCAACAAAATCAGACTCTGTGCCTGGAGCAAGGAAATCTAATGGAAATTCTGGAGTAGCACCAGGAGCCAACTGAACTGGCTCAAAAATTCCATTTAAGACGTCTCCACTTAAGACAGCCTGACGCAAAGGTAATTCAAGAGCCTTTGCAAACTCTCTACTAGCAGCTAAAGATTGCTCTTTTTCTGCAGATCCTGACCTAATTAAAAGGTCAGTAAGCTCTGGACTTGGTTCAAATCTATTATTAGCCATTATTTTCGTCTCCTCTTTAATTAGGTAATGTTGATATCTACTTTAACGTAACCGTCGGCATCTTTACCACTTAAAAACGTACCAACTTTAACACTGTTGGTTGAAGTTGTGGTAAAATCACCCGACCCATCATAGTAGGCAGCATCACCAGCGGCTGGTGTGGAACTATCTACCATATTTGTTGTAACCTGACCTCTGCGAAGCAAAGCAACTTTACCACCAAGTTGAACTTCATCTTTGTGGTAGTTGATGTGCTGTCTTGTAAGATCAAGATTTACTACATCATTCATCAAGACGCCAGCTGGTGCTGTACCAGATGGACTGCCTGTTGGATAGATAACAGTAGCATCAGCATCATCCATAGATGAACCGACCCCGCCATTACCGCTGAATACAGCAACGCCACCGCGTGTAGCTGCTACATTCATAAAGAAAGAAACATCAGTTAAACTTTCGATACGATCTGGTTTTAAAGCCATTTTTACTCTCCTTTATTGGAATTGGAATTTTGTTTGCCTAATCTAGAATATACAAAATCTACTAATGATGCTCTAGTGCTATGAACTTCTGAGTCATCTTCACTGCCAACACTAAGATCAACGCCGTCTTCTTCGACCTCAACATTTTCTAAAACATCTTCGGCAACAGCTGACTCAGTCTCTTCATCTTCAACCTCAACCTCAACAGATTCAGTAGAAGCTTCTGTTTCTTCCGAAGTTTCAGCAACTTCTTCCGACTCTTCAGCTTTTACCTGAGCCCATTCTGGTATGTTAGAACTAACCAAAGCCTTGATAGTAGAAAAAGCTTCGTCGTCAAGTTCTTCGAACTTATCAACAGTGGCTGAAGCTACTTCAGAGGTCACACCAGTTTCAACGAGCTCTGCAATTCTGCTTTGAATTTTAGCCTGTTTTGCTAATTCAGCTTTTTCAGCTTCAAAAGTCGCAATAGCCTCTTTAGCTGAGGTTAATTCAGTTTGCAAAGCTTCAAGATCACAATCTTTAGCTTTAATGGATTCTTCATGAGCAGATGTGAGTTCTTTAAGCTCCGTAGCTTTAGCCTCACTCAATTCTGCAACATCGTATTCCATTTTATTTTTGTATTCTTCTAATAATTTGTCTTTTTCAGCAATAGAAATTGTAGCTTCTTCCATATCTTTGGTAGCTTTTTCCTTCCACATTGCCATTTCTTCTTCTTTGTTTTTCATGCCTTGTTCGAGGTCCATAACCTTGGCCTCCAACTCACTAACTTTGCTATATGCTTCTTTCAAAACTTCGCCGCAACCAGTCATGGCTTCGACTTTGTCTGATAAAGCTTCTACATCTTTTTCTAGACTCATTTTATTTTTCTCCAGGTTAAGGGACGCTTGAATATTAGATACACTATTATTGACCAAAGGGATATTTTGTTCAGTTTGTTCTTTTAATATTTTTTGTGCAGAGTCTTGGTCGAATATAATACTTTCAGGATTTGCTGGTTTATCTACAAAACCTTTACCGGAAAAATTGATATTTCTCAATACTCTACCAATCTTAAAATTATCATACTCACCAACACCACCATATGCTCTCAAATGTTTTGTTAAATATGCTGAATTATTATCTCTTTTTAACACTTTGTAATTTCCTGTAGACTTATCTAAAAGACCATAATCAAAGTTGTTAAAATAACACTCCATGCTTACATATTTTTTTCCACTTTTAATTTCCTGAATAAGATTTTCAGCTCTTTCTTTAAGATCAGGATTAGAAAAATTACGATAAATTACGGAGCCTGTGACGATATGAAATTTTTCAGGTAATGCTTCCAAACCTGTACTCTCTGGTAAAGTATTGCCATCTATATCTATAGGCCAATTGGAAACAATATGTCCCACAATTTGATCTTCGTCATGCTCTAAGTTAGTTGGTTTGTCTTCTGGTGTGGCCTTAGCTGCCCAGACCTCAGATTTATCAAAAATATCATCATTTTTATTCCAAGAAGATGACACTAAAATAGATTGTACATAATAAAGATCTTCATCATTTAATGCAGCAATAGTTTGATTATTATTGATGTTTGCTTTTGCTAGCTCGATATCTTTTCTTAGGCATGGTTGAGCTTCTGTTATGTATGCTAAAGATGCATTGGCCGATATAATTTCATCGACACCGTCATCGTATTCTTGCTGATATATTATCATAAAACACTCTCTTTATGGTGAATGGTTGAATAATAGACAGATTTAACAATCTTTTGCTCTTCAATAGTCAAAGAACGATCAAGATCATTACCAATAGCCTTCAACCAATATTCATACCCCATTATATGTTTTTTGGTATTATTATTGTGTACATTTTTTATATTAGCTGAAATTTTTTCCTCGTCAATATTAGAAAATGGATTTAATGCAAAGAGAGTTTGAGTTTTAACATACTCTAAGTTTTTGAACTCCTCACTAGATAAAGACCTCAGATTTTTCTTCTTGTAATAATCTAAAATTAAGGGGTTTACAATAGCGCTAATTTTATCTTGAGCGTCTTGAGCCCATATATCTAAAGTAGCTCCTGTTCGGGGTTTAAAGGTTTTGCTTTTTCGTTTCTTTGTGTCTTTTGACAACTTAGGTCTTCCCTCACCCGGAACACCTGGTAAAGATTCTGGCGAATCTTTTACCAACTTCGTTGTGGTTTCTGGTGAAGAAGGCTTTTCGTTCTTTAATTCATATAGATTCTTTTGACCTCTTTTTTTCGACTTTAGATCTAAACCAACCTCACTAGGTGTTGCCATGCCACTTTGCAAGACAATCTTTTTGAGACTGTTTTCAAAATCAGCTTCATGAAATGGGCCAGCTTTACTAGGTCTCTTAGCATTGTCTCTTTCTTTTTGTTCTCTAGCAATTCGGAGACTTTCCATATCAGCATCAAATCCAAACCTAGTTTGCACCAACTCCTCGCTAACCAGATTACGATCAGATAGCTGTATCAATAAAGCCTTTTCAGCATCTTCATTACTTAAATCCATTCTATCGAATTCAATTTTGGCTGGATATCTAAAACCCATAGCCTTTTGCACATTTTCAATCTCTTTTATCCAAAATTGCTTTAGAATCTGACGACCATATTCTAGTCTTTGGGTAAGTGTTTTAAGACTGATGAAATTATTAGTTGTCCCAGCAGCACCATAAGTACCTGTAAGAGTCGGGGGTATACCAAGACCAGCATAAACACTATTTAAATGAGGAGTGTATTTTGCTTCTCCTAAAAATTGATGTACATTAGTTTTTGATTCTATTAGCTCTATATCTGGACCCCAAATTAAATCCATTGTGCCTCCACCAACATTATTCTGTAAGATATTAGATAACTTAGCCGCAGCTGCTTTAGTAGGAGCAATTTTATGTTCGAGATTACCTAGTTTGAAAATTCTTATATTAGAAATAGCGCCATCTAGAGCTGCTAAATCTGCAAGCTTAAGTTTTTCGATAATATTAATATCATCCATGATAGCATAAATCATAGGATATGCCCAATTTTGCCAATCATCTTTTTTATAATGAAACACCAAAGTCTTGTCTGGACTAAGAGGGTATAATGTTTTATTTTTAGCTGCTAAAATTATATCTTCTGGTAATTCTGAAACTATTTGTTTCTCTACAGCATTTTTTGGACTGTTAATAGTTTTTCTTAATTGAGCTGGTAATGATATTGCATAACTTTTTTTACCAACAAAAGAAGACAGACTTTCTCCCATAATATCAACATAGAAAGGATCTATAAAAGTATATCTCCAAGGTATCTCTTTACGGTTAATAGTTTCCTGTTCTATACGAATATCTGCTTCCCCAGCAGCTTTATAAAGTTGATCCTCTGTCTTTTTACCTATTTTAGCTGTTTGTCTATTGATAACAACATTCCCAACTCTATACAAATTATTTAAAAATCTTTCGCTTCTTTCAGTACCTCCAATTTTATCAAACCAATTTGTGTAAAATCTTTCTATTCTTTTGTTTCTGTGAACAAGCCTGATACCTTGTGAGCTAAAATCACCCATCAAATCAATGACATTTTTAACTAAACCAACCCGTTGATAAATAGTATCCGCTGTTTTAATAATATTTTTTAGTCTAACAGGAACAGCTTCGTTAGGTCTAAAATAATCATAATCCGATCGACTTAGTCCTGGTCTACCGGAAAGGTTTTCTCCTAAATTAGAAAAGTCTCTACTATATCTAGCATAACCAGTAGTTTTGTGTATTCCTTCAAACTCAGTAATAGATTTCGATGATTCCCCTAGAGCTTGCTGTTTAGATTCTAAATCTTCTCCCCAAGTTACATATAGCTCTTCCTGTTCTGTTATGGCGTCTTCGATAGCATCACTTTTAGGATATTTTTTACTCATAATTTAATTGTATTTCCATTGCAATAGGATTGTATGCGTTTATATTTTTATAATACACTATTTTTTATAAATTCCAAGATAAATATCGTCATTACCGCCTTCGGTAAACCATCCGGGCCCTTTATATAAAGTTTTCTCGTCAGATCTATAGACTCCATCAACACCCCCGATAACCTCGAACTCAACTGGTGTGTCTGCTCTATTAATTGCTCTGGCTACTGAATTAGCCATAATTAAGGAGCTATAACGGTCTTTTCGTAGTTTACCTCGTTTGGCATGAACACCTTTAATATCTGGAGTATCCCATCTTTCTCTGGCACCAGGACTATTACTAGTTTGAGACATTACTATGGTAGTTAACTCATTTTTTAATTCTTCTATTTCTAAAATACATTCACTAAGAGTATCATATATAGGATCAATATCATCTCTTGTAATATCTTGAGATTCTTTTTCCATAGCTAAACCTAAAGTAAGATTATCGAACTGAGGAAATAATAAAACTTTATCTTCTAAGTCTTTTCTCAAACCATGATTAGCTTGGCTAGTCCAATCTGATCTAGCAAATTGTATTAACTGCAAAATATGCAATCCTGATTTAAAATCCGTATCCTTCGATTTTGCTTCAATAATTGGCCATATAGGTAGTTCATTGCTTTGTAATTTATTAGTATCATGTAGAGCTTCTTCAATAGCAACACCACCACCCTGAGCATCTAAGGCTATTCTTTCACACGGAAATACTTTCATTAAGTCTCGAATTTTTCTAGAGCAAAAACCATAAAAATCGTTCTCATTAACTAATCCTGTATTTTGTCTTTTCTTGAAATTTTTTCTATTTGTAGTCCACACATACACAACTCTAGAATGATTTGGTTGTAATTCTAATACTACTATACTAAAATTATCTTGCTCACTAGCTGGGTCAATACCATATACATATTTTTTATCTGGATCGCCTTTTATTTTAGCGTCGAAAATAATAGGTTCTTCATTAATCACAACAGGATTTTTATTACCAACAACACAACTCTCAATCAAACTTCTTTTGAAAAAACCACTACTATCTTTAGTAAAACATGCAGCATATTCCATATTATAAATACCGCTATGTATAGTCGCTTTAGCTCTAGCTACTTGCCTATCATCCATAAAACCTTTAGGTATAAGTTCGTATGGCATTCTAACAATACTATAATCTTGCCAGTTAAAGTTTTGTGGCACCTCGCCTTTAAAAATTTCTTGAAGTTTTGATTCTTCTCCTAAACTATGAATAATAGATCTATATCGCTCCCAATACTGAGCAAAGTGTTTAAAGCTGTAATCAGCAGTACCTGCTATTATAGCCTGATTACTTTTACGATGTTGTAAAGTTTCCATTTCTTCATTCCACATACCGAGCTCTTTCATAAGTTCTTTTTTAGCTTCTGCTTTGACGTTACCCATAGGATCTGCAGAAACAGCAGCAAAACCAGATACTACCGTTTCATATACATCTGGTGAAATAGATGCAAATTCATCAGCAATAATGATATGAGCTCTTAAACCTCTAATCTTACTACCATCACCCAAAGGAATAGCTATTGTCCAGCTATCTCCGTATCTCATAGTACATCTATCAACATCTCTTCTTGGACCATCATCATTACCATTGAAAATACTACGTATAATAGCAGATTTTCTCCATATGGTTTCCATATATTCAAAAATAACTTTACTCTGTCTAAAAGCAGCCCCGACGACAACTATTTTACTACCTGGAACAAATATACATTTTAAAGTACAATAAAGAGCTAATAAAAAAGATTTACCAAAACCACGACTAGCTATAAACATAGGAAATGGCCGATCCCAAAATTCTTGCAAAATAGCTGCTTGAATCGGATGTAATTCAATATTCATTAACAATTTGGCCGTCATGCTGAAATTGGCTGGATCTTTAATAATATTGATAAGATGTCTGTCAGGATTTTCTATTTCTTTTTTAGAACGACGTATCATTAGATTTTTATCAATCTTAATATCGTTAATGTTTCCTAAGTTAAGCCATGCATTGTCTAGGTAGTTATTATTAATATTATCCATGAGATTCATTCACTCTCTTAATAATTGAAAAGGCCATTTGGTTAGCGGCCTGAGGGTTGTCACAAAATACTACATTGATATTATGTTTAGTTTGAAGTTCTGTGATATACTTTAAGATAAAAGCAGGTCTTATTTTAATTTTATTCCACATATGTCTAGGTACTGATGATCCTTTGGGATAATTTAAAATATCTTGTAAACTAAACTCTAGCAATATAAACTTATATAAGTAATCTTGCATTCTAAGTATTTCAGCTTTAAATCTAGCTTCTGATATATTATTAGCTATTTCGCTAACGCTATTTTTTCTTTCTATACATAATAGATTCTCTAAGCCTTCAATGGAATAATCTCCAGTATCTAATTTTTTATTAATAGTTTCACAACCAGCAAAAGCCCAAGGCTTCTGTTCTCTGGTGTCTATAATAACATTAAAACTATATTTTTTCTCATTAGAAGTCATAACAAAAATCCACTAAGGATCCCACTCGTTCTTGTACCACCTGATCATCTATATTAAAACCTTTAATAATTTGAAAGTTTATGACACTCATATCTTTCTTAATATTCTTAAAGCCTCTCTTGATACTTACCCCGTACTGCAATAAATTGGTCAAAATATTATTGTTTTTAATTGAATTATGGTATAAAGTAATTAATAAACAGGAATACAATAAAAACTCTAAATTAAATTTATATTTAATATACTGATAAAAATAATAACTAATTACATCATCTACACGAGGGGTTTTAAAACTTATCCCATTATATGTGAAATCTACAGGTATATTATTATATATTGTGTTTTGCTTAATAGCGTAAGTTCTATGCATAATCTTATAATTATAAAGATTTAAATAATTAAATGTGATGAGATTTTCATGTCTTTGTATAGATTCAACATTACTTAATTTACTAACAAGATAAGATGATATATTTAAAAAGCTATAGTCATCAATAATAATAGAAGGGTCTGTTAGACGTTGTTTTTGTAAAAGAAATAACTCTTTAGAATATGTAAACAAATACAAAGCCAAGCCTTGTTCCATGTCTAAGGAGCAAACATATTCGTCTTTATTGTAATTGATAAAATATGAAGAAAGTAATAAATTATATATATAGGTTTTATTGACCATACAAAGTATTATATATGGGGAAATCCTGTAAAATTTGATCTTTCAAGTCTGAAATATCTAACTCCTTTTTATTTTGATTAACATTAATAGTAGGAAACCTTATAGGAATTCTATGCTTCATAAATAAATAATCTATAAGAGAGTCAGTATTATGTAAAGAAAAGAATTTTATATTAACAAAATCCCTCATATGTAAAAATATATTGTCTGTAAACATCTTATAATGTATAGTATTCCTCATATCTTCAACACAAGAAAACTTATGATATCTATTATTCTGCCTATTCATATCATAACAATATAAACTAATAAATAAATCTATAGGATTTCTTAATAAACATATAAATGTATATTCTTGAATATTTTGCTTTTTAACTTCTTGAATATATGTAATAGCTCCATGAAGATTAACATGTAAATAGTTAGGATGGTGATAGTCGAAATTTAAGTTATGTAAATTTTTATTACTAACAAAAATATCTTCTTTCTTCCAGCGTTTATGTAAGGGTCTAGTGATAGCCCTAACTAAAGATCTGCTACCGCACTTTGGTTTTTCTAAGAAACATAACCTGTGTTCATGTAAAATAATCATTTTTTATGCTCTCCTATTATCTTAAAGAAAAACATTTCATAATTTTCTTCATTATCTTTAATAAGATCATGATGCTGTTTACATAAAGTAATACCATTATCTAAATGGAATCTTAATCCTGGATAATCTGACCATTTTTTGATATGGTGGGCATTAAGCTTTCTCCTGCTAGAACAACCAGGCCACTGACAGCTATGCCTGTCTCTAGCAAAAATTTTCTTTATCCATTGTTTATATTGATTATCATAAAATCTACGCATCTTCCTGTTCTCTTTTAGCTGATTCGTGGTTAAGGATTGGTCTATCGTATTCTTCGTCTTGATATTGATGAGCGTCTTGTAATTGATTTTTAAATTGCTTAGTAGCTAATTTCATAATTTCTAACTGACGACCTTCGCTTTCTCTAATGCTTTCATCTTCTAGCATTCTAATAAGGCCCGTCCAGCTGCTTTTACCATCTTCAATACGTTTGATTCGCTGTTCTCTTGTTGCTTTAAGATCTTTACTAATTTTTTGTTGTTCCGAAAGGAGCTTAGTATATTCATTAGTGTAACTAGCAATACTATTTCTAGCAAAACTCAACTGTGTTTCAAGATTTGCTAGCTTAGCAGTGTCTCTATCCGCCTCTGGTATTTCATACTCAAAATCAACTTTTTTCTGTAGTTTTGTCGTTTCTGCTATATGTCTTTTTCTTTCCTTCATACTTCGATTGATAAGTATATCGATAGTAATAAACTGTTTGATCTGCAACTCTTCTGCTGGCAAAACATCTTCTCTAAATTGCTTTATTAAATTAACCCAAGTATTTTCAAAATAACTCAACTCACCAGTATCTATATCAAATTGCTTACACACCTCAGACCAAAAAGATTTGGATCTTAATTTTATCTTTAATATTTCTACTTCATCAAACTCTTCTTTAGGTTGTAAAAGATTGTTTTTTTCTATATATTTTTTAACTGGAGCAGTATTTCTATTTAAATGTTCAGCTATTTGTTCTATAGATACATCATGCACATTATCTTTTATATATTTTTCTTCTGATAATGATAACTGACCTCTTTTTTTACTCATTTTCATTATCCTTATTATCTTTATTCTTATTTTTGTCTATAAAGCGTCGTTTAATATAATTTTGTAATTTAACTTTATCATTTTTAGCAACCTTCATACCATGTTTTAATTTTAAGTATGTATTTCTATATTTGATAGGTAGTGTGTCTTCGATCTGATCAATAACCTCAGAATTCATAATATCTCTTAAGAAGTCTTTTTTATTTTGAGGATCTTTACCATCAATATAAGATGGCTGCATAATATTCTTTTTGCTATCGTTTCTTTTAAACCAAACTTTATAAGCATTACAATTTAATTTATCTTTAAATTGAGCGCAATCAGAAACCTCGTCATTAGGTTGGTATAAAGGACACGTTAAACAAGGCTTATCTGGTCTTTGGTAATTATCTCGTTTATAGTTGAAAAGGCGATTTCTAACATGTGTCCATAAAAAGTTTTCTAAAGGTCTAGAATGGTCGTACTTTTTAAGTCCTTCTAGAGCAAAAACAGCTGCCTGCTGTTTCATATCTTCTATATCATGGTAGCCGAATCTGAATTTATATACCAGTTTTTTGGTTATAATATCTAGGGTTTCTAGAAATTGTTCATCTGAAACCTTAGGTTGTTTCTGCTGCTTTTTTTTGCTCATTCAGTAATTCTTCAATACTTTTTGTTTCCTGTTCCTCATTTAAATCCTTATCTAAGCTAAGTTCCAATTCCTCAGATGCTACAACTTTAACCGAAGATCCAGCAATATTTGTATAAGTCTGATTTTTCATAATATTCTTTCTTTGCTAAACGTAGAAAACTCTCTATAATAGTATTGTAGTTAATACTTACACCAAAGTAAAGCGAGATATCTTTATGAATAGATTATATAGAAGATGGAGAGATGAAGATGTGGAATTTATTAAAAATAATTATATTAAAATGACCGACAATTCTATTGCTGTTACACTATCTAGAATCACAGGAGATAATATATCTACAGATATGATTAGAAGGCAAAGGCGTAAATATCGTTTGTCTAGACCCAAAGGCAGACCCTCTAATTAAGGTAGAAGGTCTACATCGAGTAAAGCTGATGCATAGCTAGGAACACAACTACATGTCTCATCATCAAAAGTTTCATCTGAAGCACAGATTGCTTTAGGCTGAGGACAAGCACAACCACAACCTACGTCATCTCTGACATGATTTTCAGGGCATGGTGTAGGACAAGGATCACAAGAACAAGTACCTGGGGAGAACTTCTCACCTTTAGCACAAGGAGTTTCAAGCTCAGCTAAAGCACAGAAGCAACTGCAATCTTCAGCTTTTAAATCCGGAGTATCTTCTGGGCAAGAATTACCACCATCAGGATCGTCTTTATCACATTTACACTCACATGTATCATCATCTCGATCTGGCAGGGCTGCATCTTCGCAAGTGTTCGTACATGGACCGCACGAGCAAGAGTCTGGATCTAATTCTGGGTTAGGGGCTGAGCAATCATCCTCGGTTTTTGTACATTTACAATCGCAGATTTCTGATATAAATGTCTTAGGAGCACAAGTGTCAGCATCCTTGGTGCATTTACATGCGCAAATAGCAGTATCAAATTCAGGAACATTTGGAGGACATTCTCCTTCCCAAGTATTGGCTGTCATAACGCCATCTTCATCAAATTCAGGTGTGTATTCACCAATTTGACCAGCTCTACCGGGATCACACTCACACGCACAAGCACCTACAGGTCCTGGTAATCTACCATGAACAGGATGAGGATCATTAGCAGGACATTCTTCAATACCTTCGTCAATATCACATCTACAACATGGTCCTTGTACAGCATCTGGTATTACATTAGGCTTATCTGAAGGACAATTGCATCCTCCGCAACATATAAGAACTGTCATAAGAGTTACTCCTCTTCCTTAATAGTGTGTGTGAATATACGATTGTTAGGTGTTGGACCAACTATCGCAGAAGGATTATAAAATCTACTAGCATCTGGAGTACTACTTCCATAAGATGGTAGCATCTGTAAATCAGCCTTAAGTTTTAAGTCGTAAGTTATATCAAAAGTGTTTGCAACATATTCATATAGTCTAGTAACATAATTAGGTTTATAAATATGTAAATCATAATCAGTAACGGCACCATAGCCAACACCCTTATTCATAACGTAGATAGAATCTAAAGAAAACTTATCTAAATTCTCAACAGCATAAACACCTGGATTATCCGTTTCATAATATAATGTATAGTCTATAAGATCTGAGTCTGCATCATAACCTGATAATGGTCTGATAGTACCCACACCACCTTCTGTAAAAGGAAATCCATCAGAACTATCTAAAGAAACACTATCTACAGCATAACTATTATTAACAGTAACAGTGGCTCCGCTACCAACAACACTTCTAGAAGGCGAATCGTAAGTAACAGTAGGCGCTGAGGTAAAACTAGAACCTTGAGTTACCATAACGATATCTCTAATAGCTCCTTGATTATCAACAGATGTCACTTTTATAGAACCTCCGTTACTCACTGAAAATGTATCACCAGCTTGATAACCAGAACCACCAGTAATAGTAAAACTGGTAGTTTTCATTTCTGCGTCTAATGATATATTATAATTAACAGTAATAGTAGGTTTAACAATATTTGATGCGTCTATATCATCCCAGTAACCTTCGAGCGGATATATTGTGTATGTTGTTCCTATTTTATAACCCGAGCTAGGATTAACATAGTTTTCATCTGATGGTTCAGCAGAAACTGCTGTTAATACTGATGCAATTCTTGGTCGTGAGTTGAAATTAGTACCATTTACTATATCATAACTATATCCTAATCTTTCGCTTAGCTCTGCTTTGGTCCCAGAAGAAACATTAGCTGTATTCATACCATCGGTGCTTGTATCAATACTTTCTGTGCTTAATAAATTTACACCTGAAGCATTAGTGGGAGTGTCAGCAACAATATCGTATTCAATAATTGTATTTCCTTTACCACCTACTCTTGAATAACAAGGAATAACAACATAAACACTAGAAGCAGAAAAACTTCCAGATTTATCTGAAGCTGTAACAAATTCTATACTTTCGTCATTAAATTTAGATACAGTAAACAACTCCGCTTCTCTAAAAGTCGGAGTAGCTACGCTAGTTCCGATTGGAATTCTAAGATATAAACCATAAGTAATATCTTTTCTTGTATCATCTACAGCAAAAGAAGAACTATCTACTCCGTAAGGATAAGATATTAATGAATATTCGTCATTGTAAATTTGATACATAGTTTTTGAGTCATTCATATATCAGATCCCCCTGTTTGAACTTTAAGATTGTATGGACCCAAAAAGAATCTTGGTCTAGGATGTTGTATAGGATATACAACTTTGGTTTTGTCTTTTAATTGAGGTTCTGTACCCCTAGTAATAGATCTTTCGTTAAAATCTCTATCTATTCTAGATTTAATTTTACTTCCATAACTAATATTCATATAAAACCTCTTTTTATCGTATTAAGTAGTATCTTTTATTATATTACACCAATTGCTACGGAATTAACTCTTCACTCAAAAGACTTAAAACATAATCTTTTGGAACACACGAACAACTATCTGGATCAAATTTCTCAGTAGCTTTATCACACGTAGGAGAAATAGTTTCTGAGGGACAGCGACAATAACATCCATCTCCTTTCACAAGAGGAGCTGAGCACTCAGCGTTACATACACATTTACAATTAGCAGGATCTAAAACATGATAATTTCCTGCTTGAGCTCCGGTACCAGTTTCTATGCTTTCACAATAGCCTGTCTCAGCTTTGCTACAAAAACACGAACAATCTTCTTTTTTTACATCTGGTTTGGCTGGTTCATCACATTCCACCTTATATGTATAACATTCACATCCACATCCCGCGTGGTTGAAATGAGGTGCTGCAGGATCTTGGCAAGGCTCATCTGGATTTGCTTCTATTAAATCACATTGACATTTACACTCTTCTTCATTAAAATCAGGCGTGAATCCTTCACATTCTTCTGGCTCTATATCACACTTACATTCACAGTCATATTTACCATTTACGACCCATTTAGGTTTTTTAGGATCTGGACAAGGAAAACTTGATTCGCAAACACAATCACATCCCTTGTCAATAAACATTTTACCACCACTATCTCCAGCGCAAGTATCTGTTATAGTTCCATCATCTTCTTCATCAAGATAAGAACACCAACATCTACAATTCAAACTATCAAACTCTGTATGAATTCCCGGATTTGCCGCACAAATCTCATCTGAAGCGCCTTTACATATGCAACTGCAATTATCAGGATCTGGATGTCTCTCAGGAAGTTTTTTACCATGAACATCTGTGCAACTAGCACCCTCCTGATCGTAGAGACAACCACAACAACCAGGACCGTGCGCAGTGCTCCAGGCTCCTGTTTTGGGTGCTTCAGGGCAAGTGCAATCATCAGTACAGCAACGGCTCATTTGGTAAGTCTCCTATAAATTTACACGAAAAAAACTGGATCATTATTAGGTATAGTATCATCAATATCTATATACGCATTAATAGTAATATAATCGTTAAAATTATATTGTTTATTATTATCAAATAACTTATAATCAGATTCACTGTTTAAATTATTACCTGCTTCTTTAATCTTACAATCTGCCAATATGAAATTATTTTTTATAGAAACACCAGATTCTCTATATGATTCAGTAATTAATACTAATATCGCTTGAACAGTTGGATCATATTCAACACTAGCTAAACTTGATTTTACCCTATTAATACCACCAGGATATGCTTCTCCACCATCATTAACTGTTACGCTACCTAATGTATAATTATCATTAATTGTGATTGTCGCTCCCGAACCATTAGAACCATTATAAGTTACAGATGGTGTGTTAGTAAAACCATTATCTGAAGATACTAATATTATTTTTGTAATTGCTCTACTATTATAAGCTACTTCTGTAATTTGTATAATACCACTGCTACCAGAAACACTATCTGTTACGGTAAAGGTTTCGCCTACTTGATAAGACTCGCCTCCGCTAATACTAACAGTACCACTATTCAAACTTAAATTACCAGTAATACTAGCATCAGATAAACCGCCTATGGTAGTTCTAGCATCATTATTTGATAAAGTAAATACAGTACCTAATTTGTAACCAGATCCACCACTATAAATATCGATACTATTGATTGTAGACATTAAAGAAATATCAAGAAAAATAGAATTCATAGAATCACTATCAATATAATGAAGATCTCTGGTATCGCTATAAAGATAGTCTTCCGTTAATGAATAAGAATTATTTCCTTGAAATAAACCTGATGCTACAACGCTAGAAAATTCTGGCCTATAAGTAGGAGAAGTAATATTAAATTCTATAATAGCGGGTTGATCATCTTCATAATCTATACTAGATTCTATTAATCCATATATTTTAGAACCAGAATACGTCACATCACTTGTTTCTATAGAAATAGAATCTTCATGTACTTGAAAATACATATCTGTTTTAGTTTCATTTCCTGGATTTTTAATTAATAAATTTATACCTTTATCTACAACCTTGCCTGAGGAAACAGTAAAAGTACTATCATCTGCTCCTTTAAAAGATAATCTAGTAGCAGTTTCATTTAAATTGATAGGTTGATAAATTGCCATAATTTTTATTTTCTCTGTTTTGTAAAGTAATATTAGTATTAAAAACAACCTACTGAGGCAGTGCAATTTACCGCAACAGAAATTCTACCACAATTAGGATCGGGCATTTCTGCTAAAGCAGCCTTATATGCTTTGATCGCATTTGCTCGGGCTGCACCAAAAGCAGCTACTGCTTGACCTGCCACAGCAGCCATAGCCGCTCCAGCAAGACCTGCTGTAGGATAACCATTATCTATAGCAGTACCTGTGGAATGAGCAGTGTCAGAAAAAACATTTTGCTCGTTACCTGTGCCTTTGCATAATGTTGCAGAACCTGGTCCTGACCCATTACCGAAAGGAATTCCACAAACGTGACAAGCTTCCATCTTGTATGCATATTGCGTACTTCCATCGTAGCAATTAGGAGGCATTGGTAGGTCTCGTCCTATAGGTTGAGCTGTTGATGTTCTATTACCATCTCCGTCTACTAATTCCATATTCATAGATGTTTTCTGTAATGTTACTGACTGAGGACCAGTCAAGTATGGAGCATGATAACTGAAAGTCTTTGTTATACTACCGCTATTACCACAATTGGTTTTGCCTCCAAAGATGCTACCAGGTTCTCTATAAACAACAGTAACACTTCCTGAAACTGTTAAACTACAAGTACCGGTTGTAAAAGTAGCATTTGAATTTCCTGAGCAAGCTGTCAGACCAGCTGCTTCGCTTTGAACTACTTGCGCGAATTGTTCGGCTGTGTAGGGGGTACAACCGGACCCGGTCCTACCGTATGCAAGAGGGCTCCATGATTTGCGAACGTAATTTTTTATTGATGTTGGAGGTGATTTTATAGATATGCCTTTAAGAACATCATCATCAAAAGTAACCTTAGTTACGGTTGTGACAGCACTGCCCTCAGATACAGCACAATCAGATACATCACAAGCAAAGTCATTATTCTTAAATGTTCCTAAAACTACTTCAGCCATATTTTTACCCTTGATGTTCAATGTCATATAAGATGCGTATGTTTTTTATATACACCAATATATAAATAAAAAGAGGCTGCATTTCTGCAACCTCTTCTCTTAGAGAAAGAAACAATAATTTAAAAAACTAATCTTCCTTATCCAAATCCTCATCATTCTCTGGTACTGGTTCATTGGCTATTAATTTCTTAGATTTCTTAACAGCCCTGTTTACCATTACCTTTCCTACCATCTTCACAAAAGGTAGACCTCTACGCTTCGCTTCTTCTTCTAACCACCCAACCACAGTATCAATATTTTCTAAACACCAATCTCCGCCCATCTCATTCATTTTTAACGCATGTCTACGACAAGAGCAACTATCGCTCATGTGAATACCTAAAGTTTTAATCATTTTAGATAATTGAGTTCCTGGGCCATGTGGATCTTCTTCCATAGTTCTAGGAAAAGTACTTCTTAAAAAGACATCTGGATAAGGACCTAAAGCTTCTTTAAGACGAGTTTCTAATTGTGCTTTAGTCCAATCTCCTAAGTCATCATAAGCTTTTGCCGAATAAAGATTAATCGGATTAGGAATATCTTTAATAAATACTTGTATAGTTTTTGCTTTAGGAGTATCTTGAAAAGTTAAGTCCAATTCTTCGAATTCTAGTGGATCAGGATTAACGACTTGTCCAGCATTGGTAGAAAAAGGAGGGGGTTGGATAACGATTTTTTTCTCTAATTTCATATTATTTCCTTTTTTCCTATAGGTAATAAAAAACGATTCGTTAATAATATTATAAGCTATAACGCCTTATATGTCAAGCTTTTAAATCGCACCATATTATATATTATAGTACATTACGATTCTTTGTGATTAAACTACAAAAGATACTATAAAGATATATTTTTATTTTTGCAGAATAAAAGGGGTATAATGACACAATTAACACTAAAATACGCAATTACCAAAAAAGAAATTGAGGAATTTGAAGAATTATATTTAATTAGTTTGGAAAAAATTTCTGGAACCTACGGCTTGGTATTTCAGAAACAATCTGAGGATGACGTCAAAATATATGTTGGTAGTAGTGCAAATATAGTCTCAAGATGCAAAACACATAAGTTTCATCTAGAAAATAAGAAGCATTATTCTAAGAAAGTTCAAGAGTGTTTTGATAGCCCAGAGTATGAGATGAAGTATGTAATCTTAGAAAGATGCGACGAAAGTTTAATTTTACAGAAGGAAACGGAATATCAGTATAGGTGGAAAGAAGAATGTTTGTTAAATAATTGGAGAGCTGTCAATGCAGAAGATATAACTAAGTTTTTAGATAAAGCAAGAAAAAGTAAAACATATAATAACTATGTGATAAAAAGTGATAAAATTTATAATGGAACTTCTTGTAAAGAACCTATGATTAAATCAAATGCTAGTGGTGATGGTTATTGTAAATTGGTAATACATATAGGCAAGGAAAATAAAAGTATTCTGTTACATAGACTAGCTTATTGGGATGAGTATGGAGAATATCCAGAATTAATTAGACATATGTGCGATAATAAACGTTGTTATAATCCTAAGCATTTAAAACCTGGTAGTCATAGACAGAATGGTATTGATAAAAGAGGGGATTTTCCAGAACAGTTTGAAAAGATTTGGTTGAAGTTTAAAGGAGATGGGGCAGAAATTACTAAGTTTTATGGATGGAAAAGCAATTGTGAAGTTAATGGAGAAATAAGTGTGGCTACTGGAGTATATAGATGGGAAAAAGAATTAAACCTAAGAGAAAAGTATCCTGATATAATAAAAAATAATACAACAATTAAGAAAAGACTATCTTTGTGGAATCAAGAAGGTGTGGCTGAATTTTTGCAGGAATGTCAGGATAAGTATGGTAATAAAAAGAATAAAAAAATAGCAGAGGCTTTTAGTGAAAAATATAATTTAGATATTAGTTCTAAAGATATTAGTAATATTAAATCGAAATTACAGAAGTATGTCTGGAAGGGTCAGAAAGATAGAAGAGATAAAAGAATAAATAAACCTATTAGAAATAAAGGTAGGAATAGTGGTGTTTATCAAGTGATTGCGAGTAATTATGAAAAGATGTCAGACGAACAACTAGCGGAATATATAAATAAAGAATGTGGGAAAGTATATAAAATGGGGGTTGTGCGATCTATGAGATATGATATGGGTTTATATAAACCAAAAGCATTACAGAGTCATTTAGAAAATAATTTACGCAGAAAAGATGGTCGAACATTATTGGGAATAGAAGCAGAAAAAATGATCGAGTATTTATATAAGGAATATTCAGATGAAGAACTGGCAGAAGTATGTATAAAAGAGTACGGGATATCTGAAGTGTTTACGGCAAAGTCAGTAATGGAATTTAGAAAGATGCTAAAGGTATAAAGGGACTTAGGGTCTAAGCGAAAGGTTTAGCTATTACATTTTATATTTTATAGCCCTTATTATGTTTGGATGACCCCCGGCTTATTGATACTGATTCTCATTATCATAACAAAACAAAAAAACCCCCCATGCTGACTGTAACGTACGTATGAATCATGTTCACAATAATGTGACACGTATTTAACGGGTTTTACGTACTATTCACAATAACATGACAAATCATGTTACAAGAATGTGAATTATGCCATAATGACAATCTAAAAAGTATACAAGTATAGGCAAAAAAATTTTATCCGAATGGCATGATACTTGCACTATATATAAACTATAAAGAGGAAAAAAATTCTTCTTGCAAATTAAAGTTTAGTATGTTAAAATTCCGATATACTAAAAAGAACATTAAACAAAGGATAAAAAAAATGTTAAACACTTCAAAAAATTTCGAAATAGTTTACTCCTCTGATTGCTGTGGTGCTTCGGTTCACTCCGATGCCGATCTTTGCCCAACGTGCCTTGAGCATTGCGAAGTTATCGAAGATAGAATCGATTATGATGATTCTGAAGCGGTACACTTTCAGGCTGGTCTCGATTTTTACGGGGCCGCATAAAGCGGATTGCATAGACGGAAAAATTTTGGTACACTTTGAAAAAATATTAAAAGGTGCTATATGTTTAGTGAGCAAGAAAAATTAGAAATCACTATTGACGGTCTGCGAAATGGTGATATATTTATGAATGAAGACGGAATACCAGTCGATGAATACGGCGACCCTATATTTGAGGATGATGCAAAAAATGAATGAATACAAATCAACATCTTTATATGAGTACCTTTACAAAGTACTTGACAAATTTGACACGCCTAAATTACAATGCTATTTGGTGGCTTGTCAAGAATGTCGACCAGAAGATTACGAGGGAATTAGAGTAGCACAGAATATACTTTACTGTAGGAATTTTTATAATGAGTAGTACAGAAAAATTAATGAAAAAGTATCAAATCTTATCAGACGCTTGGGACGAATGTGAAAATATTTGGCAGGGAATTGCTATCCCTTGTCAGAAGTCTGCTGCTGATGGAGGTACTATTGATGGTGAAAAGGTAGTCAAGTTTAGTCGTAAACATTTCAGAAAACGACATACAAAGGCAAACCCTCGCGTAGTTGGTGGTGTGGATCATATGTCTAAACCTATAGGTAAACCGGGAAGTGCTGAACGTGTCGAGGCATTAAAGAGTCAGTATGAATTTTTACAGGATCGTGAGGAATCACCCTTTATAGAAGAATAAATATGGTAGATTATTAGATTTTTGGCACAAAGAGTGCCGCCGGGTTTGGTTAAAAAAATAATAAATAAATAAATAAAATTTCTGTTAAGTTTCTACTGTATGTTGTCGATATATAAAGTATAGGAAAGAATAACCCACGGAGAAAAACAATGTTGACAATCTACACTATATTTGGAATCATGGTAGGGTTCGAAGGGTATGATAATGGTAAGGTATATTTTGGGGTGTATACCCCTAATTGTGAGTACGGATATGTTATGACTGCTGATGAAATTTATCTTGATACAATCTACGAAAAAAAATAAAGATTGTACTTGACAATAAATATAGTATGTATATACTTGACATATAACACTTACCACGGAGAACTGATATGTTTAACATCGATATGCAACTTTTAATTGCTGCCCTGGAATCGGAAGGTTGTGTTGAGCCTTGTGACGAGAACAACTCACACCCTCTTGATTGGTGTGACGTAACTGGTGTGGACTTGTTTGAAGAAATATATTGGACACCCGAAGAGGCTTATTAAAATCACGTAACGAGCCGGGCCGCGTTACGATAAAAAACTTACAGCAAACGATGTGCCAAACAAAAAAAATTTTTGGCATGATATTTGCACACAGAAAAATAATAAAAATATTTCTAAATTAATGCTTGACAAATTCCGATATAGTATATATACTTAGGATATAACAAGTAACAGATTAGAAAGAAAAGAAAATGAAAACATTTGATAAAAAACAAGTTGAAGAATTATTCCAAGTAACTACAATGTATATCACAGATTGCTGTGGTGAGTATGTTTCAGACAACTGCTCAGACATCTGCCCAGCGTGTGGAGAGCATACAGAAATTATCACAGAAGAATACGAGGTTAGTCGATGAGTAACAATAATTGCATCATGCCAGAAGTTAGAAAAAATGTTTGGGTTGTCTATGATACCCAAGGAAATAGAATCGGAGAAGTTGGGGCGATGTCAGAAACTGAGGCTAGACAAAAGGTAGCCCAACATGTTATGATACCTTTCAGACTTTCACACATTGAGGAATAAAATGAAAACTTGCAAAGTAAACCCACTGAAGCTAAACGAAACACGGTTCGAAGCAGCCGCACACAAAGAAGGTCGATATGTTAAGCGTTACTATTTCTCTAATGGTCTTGGTGCTAGTGTCGCATGTCACAGTGGTACTTATGGCGGTCACGCTGGATACTTTGAGGTCGCTATTCTCAAGTATCCTCTCGGAACCGATCCAGAGATAACAAGCGAACTGATTTACGACACGCAGATCAATAAAGACCTTGGCTGTGTAGATGTGATTGGATGGCGTGACTTTTTCGAGGTAGCGGATATACTACAGCAGATAAGAAACTATAACACAGGGGAGTATGCTTACAATGAGTAATAGAAAAATAATTACAGTCGAAGCCGGAAGTGTATGGGAAAGAAAAAAGGGACACGGATGGCTTCGGAAGGTTGTAAGTATGTACACTTATGAAGGAATCGAATGGTGCAAGTACAGGCAGGACTATGGTGATGGATGGGAAACGGAAAATACCGAAACGGTAGGAGGTATATTAACATTTGATACTAACATGCACGCATGTACAGTAGATGCGATGAAACGATGGGGATATAAAGTAACGTGAAGAAATTAGGCACAGGGAGTGCGGGCTGAAAATATTTAAATTTTATCTATTGACAACTAAAGTTGTACCATGTATAATGTCGATATAACAATAAGGAGTTAAAGATGAAAAAAGGATTTGACGCTGATGGAATGTGTGTTATACTTTTCTTAGTGGTTGCTGTTTCAATGATTTTACTTGAGAGGTTCTCATGAGTTACAACGGATATAAAAACTATGAAACGTGGAATGTTTGCTTGTGGATTTCGAATGATGAAGGGCTCTACAATCTCAGCATGTCTTGTGCTAATTATGATGAGTTTGTTGGTACTATGCGGGAATTGGATTCACTGGAAACTCCTGACCATGTAGCATGGAACGATAGCAACTTAGATATAGACGAGATAGACGCCGCATGTTTTGCTGAAGATGTAGAAGACGACGAGGTAGAAGAAGATGATGCAGCCGTGGCTTGACTTGGTTCCATTCATTCGGCAATACGGTCCTATCGTTTCGATGGGGTACGTATTGTTGTTTGCTTATATGTTTACTAAAATGGTTTTTAAAATAAAATAACATAATTAGGCCCGCCGGATTTTGTTAGAAAATTCAATATAAAAATATCACCCTTCGTCTCAGCTAAGCCTTCGGCGTCACTTGTCATAGCACGACAGCCAGCGAATTCCAAAAAAAGTAAAGATTATGCTTGACAACGCCGATAATAACTGTATACTTGGAATATCACTAACCCATTGGAGACTTGATTATGACACCTGCTGAAAACATTTATCGTTCAGATGAAGACGTTGTTGATGGTCTTGACACCCACGACATGATGGAGGATGATCAGTACGACATCTATGATAGGGATGATGACGGACAGCCTACCCTACAGGAAGAATACCACGACTTATACAGTGGTGACGATTATATTGGGGATATGTATATGAACACTATTGACTATCCAGAGGATTGGGGTTAAACTACTACTATGAAATACTACTTTGATGAGTTTGCAACGGAAGATATTCAGATGTGGGTTCGTTGGGCAGGAGATGAGATTCCCAAAGCAAAGTTGAGAGGAGACTTGGACGATGTAAACGATTGGGAAAGTATTGTTCGATCAGGTGCTAAGGAATTACTAAAAAGATATAGGGATGAAAAATGAATAACGCTATGGATCCAAATTTTCGGTATTACGACTGCAAAAATATTGTTGACGAAATTACTGGAGAGGAGCAAGATAATTTGACGATAATGGTAGCAGTACCTAAAATTGATCTAAGTACACCAGAGGATCGACATGAAAATTTAGTTGCAATTTCAGGTATTGTAGAGCAACAGTATCGTAGGGGTGTTGAAAGTTTTACTTTTGAGGAGTACACAGGATGATAATAAACATGATTCAACTTGACCCTGCTAGTTTGACGATAGGATATGTATGCGGCACGTTGTTGTGCTGGTATCTCAGAGATATGTTAGACGCTAAGGAGAGCGAATATGAACGAGAAGCAAAGGAAAGCGATAAAGATAATGATAGTAGCGATGGTTTTGGGAGTTATGTCGATGCTTATCGTGTCGCTACAGGAAGGAAAAGGTGAAATTGCTCAGTTCAATGTAACCACTGATAATCAGTAGAACAAAAACAAACCGCCTGTAAGACCTATCCTGATATTGTTTCATGGGGCGAGGCGGTTTTTTCTACCAAACCCGGCCGGGCTGATTATCTAAAGTTTTTAGCTTGACAAGCCGATAATATTATGGTAGGATGGTAGTACACGAAAGGACAACACTATGAAAACTGTAAGCAACTTACTCTCAGCTTATTTAACTAATAGCCCTAATAGCTGTCATGAATTACTCAAACAGTGCCACAATATCGGAGCCAGCTTAAATGATTCTGGTCACAGATTTATGAAGGCTAAACTGATTGATAAAAAATATTCAAAAGTCTTTCCGTATCTGGAATATGTAGATGAGGTCGGATATGATTGGACTTTTTGTAAACAGCGAGTATCTGGTAAATCTCAGCAAAAAATGTTTCAGAAACGTACTGGTAAAACCAATGCTATAACGATTGCTAACAAATTAGGTAAAAACTACACTATGGAAAAAATGTTTGATTATATCATACTCACCCAAACTTCTGCACCATATTCGATTGCTGTAGGTAGTTATGAAAATATTTATCAGTATTTTGAGCATAGCGGCGATAAGATTACAGCATCTATTCCACATGAAAAGTTAGATTTTATTGTTAATCCATCAGAGGGTATTGACTTTCCAGAAGAGGCAACATATGATTATGGTAGATTAATGGATACAATTTTAGATAGGATGCTAGAACGTAATTTAATGCAGGATGATCAGGTTGTGCTATCTATTTAGAAAAAGGAAAGTAAAATGATAAATTTAGTATTGTCTTTATGTATGACTTTCGGGCCTTATACTGAAGATATAAAAGATCTATGTGTGGATAGTTATAGTGATGTTATAATGGTTTATGATCTGTATGATCTACATAGAGAAAATATGGAGCGTTATCTACCAGCATTTGCAAAAGATGAGACTATTGTATTTTATTGGTATATAAAAGACTATTGTTTAATCACGCATGTGGGCGATGATGATTTAGCAAAGAGTCTCACAGAAATAGATGATAGCAATAATATATGGTCTTTGAAATACAAGTACGATTTATTAACAGCAGGATGGTTAAAATATATGACTGCTTATAATCCACACGAACCATTTGATGTTACGAGACCATCACCAATTGATCCATAAAATCATCAAACCAGCCCGCACGCGATATGCCAAAAATTATTTTCTTTTTTTTGTATTGACAACTAAAGTTGAGCCTGTATAATTGACGATATAACAAGTAAGGAGAAAATACTTATGACACACGCAGAAGCAACACAATTAGTTTTGGGCAAGAATAACAGAATGCAACGCAAGGTGGGAAACAATACTACAGCAAGAATTTTACCGAGTGGTAGCGTAGCGATTCAACATTTCAGTACAGATATTGTAGTGATTCATGATGATGATTCTGCTACACTGAGGCATGGTGGATGGAAAAGTCCAACCACAAAAAAACGAATCAACAAATATAGTCCAGTGTCCGTATTCCAGAAAAATTGGGAATGGTTCACTAGTCACGGAACACCTTTTCAGGAAGGTATGAGAGTTTATGCTTGACATGGTGTTGAGCATATGGTAAAATGGTTTTAGGTTTTTTCACACTTTGGAGGAAAAAAAATGGATAATTTGATTTTGATGGCAAGTGTCATTGGTGGAATCGCTGTAGCACTTGTTTTGTTCGGAGTTTACTCTGTTTACGGTGGTCGTCAGGCTAGTCTCTGCGATGCTAAGGTCGGTGAAGTTTATAACTTTGAATACATGCAGCCACTGCATGGTGATCCTAAGCGAGTATTGGCTAAGGTTGTCGAAGAGCCTCATAAGTTTTCTAACAGTGCTATCGAGAAGATGAATCGATCTTCTACTTATCGTAGGAACGATCCAGACTTCAAGCGTACTCATCACATTGTAACATGTGAAACTCATGATGGTGCTATTAGACAGTTCTACTGTGAGCGTGTAAAGAATTGCCGGAAGCCATTGTTTGGCTGGGCAGTAGCATAACGACTCTCTTCGTGGTGTGTTCCGGTACCTGCCCTAAGTTGTTGCTCTGCAATGATTTAGGAGCAGGCCGGAATCAACACAAAAATATTAAATTTCAGCCCGCACGCGATATGCCAAAAATTATTTTTATTTTTTCTATAGTTTTTAGTTGACACCAGACGATACTATGATATACTTGAGAGATAACCACAGGAGACAACGACATGCTAAAATTCTCAACAGCGAATACAAAACTCAAGAAACTATACAAACTCGCAACAACTGTGCTCAAGCGGTGGTTGGGTCATAAGATAGGACGGTCTACTGCCAAAGTTTATTCTTTCGATATATTATCGGGAGTAGACTGTCCTTTCGCCTATAACTGCAAGTCTCAAGCCGAAGAGCAGGCAGACGGTAGTCGCAGAATCAAGGACGGCCCTCATACCAAATTCCGTTGCTTCTCTGCTAGTCAAGAAGTATTATTCACCAACACCTACAAAAGTCGCAAACGCAATCACGACGCTATACATAGTCTGGAGACAAGTGACGCTATGGCAGACGGATTGTGTGCAGCGTTACCCAAGGATGCTCGAATCATTCGTATTCATGTGTCTGGTGATATGTTTAGTCACAAGTATTTCATGGCATGGATCAAAGTCGCAGAGCGTAACCCCGATGTTTTATTTTACGCCTACACAAAGTCTCTGACCTATTGGGTTCGTAGTCGTGACCTTGTACCGACTAATCTGGTTCTGACTGCATCGTACGGTGGTCGTGATGATCATCTAATCGCAGAACACGGTTTACGATCTGCAAAGGTAGTATTCTCAAAACAAGAAGCCGCCGATTTAGGTTTGGAGATTGATAATGACGACAGCCATGCCTGCGATCCAACCAAAGCAAATCAGGATTTTGCCCTACTAATTCATGGAGTCCAGCCCAAGGGTAGCGAAGCAGCAAACGCACTAAAAATTCTAAAAAAAGAGGAGGTAGCAGCATGAGTAAGTATTATATTTCGACCGGAACACTACAATTAATTTATTCAACAAGTCAACAACCCTATGACGCCTGTAGAACAGTTATACACGAAATGAATGAACATGATGTATTAGACGAATATATGTATATTGACCAGCGTGGAATGAGAGATTATACAAACGCCGACCAACTCACTTTCGTTGTTCCCACCAAAGATATTCTAAGAAAAGAAGGGTATCCGGTCTGATGTAAAAAAAACACAAAACCAGGCCGCACGGACTGTGCCATAATTATTTTTGTATTATTCTAAAGAATACTATTGACAATGACGATAAATATAGTATACTTACAATACATGGCACGGAAGAGTTACCCAAGTATTCAAGCCCAAGATTGTGATACGATAAGGCTTTATCGTCAAACATTCGGAGATACTTGTAGGGTGCAAGTCCCTAGTGCGATGGCCGTACATTAAGACGGATAAGGCGTATACCACCTTGGTAACCTGATAGGTATACGGGAAAGAATTGCCCTAGTACGGGTAATACCTAAGTCCTACTACATAAACAACTGGTGACCTCTGAGGAGCGTACTCCACTGGGAACGGGGGAGTTCTATACCTTCCGGCTAGGCCGGGGAAGATTGGACCAACATCGTATAGACGCCAGCTTGTTTTACCTAATCCTATAGGATTGGTGGCGATGGTGATAGTCAGCGAAAAACTAAAGTATTGACAATAGTCTGTCGATAATGTATACTAGGGGAAAGGAGATAATTATGTATTTTCAGTATGACACCAATAGTTCTGTAATGCCAATACCCTACAAAACTATAGAAACAAGAGTTAATAGTGATAACAAGAAGCAAAAAATTATAGAGATGCTAGATCATTTTTCTAGTATGGGTGTGGAAGAAATTACGTTGTCAGATATGTCTAAATTTATGGGTACTACCATTAGGCAGGCTAGGTGGTTTGAAGATAAAGATAGGAATAAACTATATCCTGACAATGCTTATACTAGTCGTGGTGCTCCGTTTCCATCTACTTGGAATGTCCAAATATGGAAAGATTGGCTAAAGGTATTGACATAATAATGTCGATATGATATACTAGAGGAAAGGAGACAATTATGGTTGGTTTTGAATACAAAGTACGGTTTCACTTGCAACGTGGTCAGCACTATATGCACTGGCAGATCAAGGCATATGATGGCACACTCTCGTATATTGATCCACAAAAGTATCAGATTGAGATGAGAGGCTGCACACTAATCAATAAGAAAAATGCTGCCAAGAAAGTTCATGCGGCAGGCAAGAAGGATGTTTGTGGTTGGGTAGAGTGTGAGAATTTTGATATACTAGAAAAAGACAGTTTACCTATTGACAACTTAGAAAGATTGTTGTATAATCCAATAGTCGAGCCAAGTTGGAGACGACAAGAGGACGATGGTGATTTTGACTGGGACAACTATCACTTTGATATGTTGGTAACAGATGGTAACAGAGTGCATATTGTAGAGGAGAGATGTTATGCCTAACTGGTGCATGAATAAATTGACTGTAATACACGAAGACAAGTCTATGATAGACAAGTTAGAAAAAGCCTATCGGAATGATTGGACTATCGAGACTTTCTACCCTACTCCAAGAGATCCCGGTGATCCAACCATGATGATGGGTGAAGGTAAAGCGATGAGTAAAGACGATAACCCAAATAACAACTGGTATCTATGGAGACTAGCAAATTGGGGTACAAAATGGGACGTTGGGTGTCAAGATGGATATGGTCTGGAGCCAACTAGGGTAGACAATGAACTTAGTATGACGTTCGATAGTGCATGGAATCCTCCGCTGGGATTTTATGAGAGGCTGGTAGCCTTGGGATTTGATGTACAAGCGTCATATTTTGAGCCAGGGATGAGTTTTGCCGGAATATGGCATAATGGTGAGGATAATTTTTATGAGGGTCACTGGAACGATTTTCCAGAGTCTTTGAGAGATGAGTTCAGTATGCACGAATACTATGATACTATGGAGGAAACGTAATACAAAACATATAGTAAGGGTAGCACCCTTGCTATAGGACGGTGACTGAAAGTGTGCTGGCCCGCATGAGGGTACAACAGTACGCGAATCCTTACCAACGGGCAAGTGCTTGAGGTTTGGGCTAGCGGTGCGAAGTAGGGAACTATGACATATCATGCCCTGAAAAGTTGGAGGTAGAAAAAGAAGTCCTCCCCGTCCAATAATATAAGCCGCTTAACGGGCTGGTACAACTCTAGAGACTTGGTAGTTGCAAGACTATTTGAGAGCGTTGAGGAAACAGCCTGTGGCGGTTTTTTTATGTAAAATCAGCCCGGCCGGATTTTGCGTATAATTTCAATATCAGAGTTATTGCTTAATATAATCACATTCAAGCCATTATTTTCTCAAGTTTATGCTATTGACAAGACGATACTATATGATAGAATGATAGCATAAGTGACAAGCACCGTGCAAGTTACTAAAATTGGTTTTATCTTGGAGAATTTATTATGAAGGCTTTTTCTTTTAATGTGACGATTGCTTCTGAGACTCTCGATACAGAAGTTATTGAAGATACCATTCGTCAAGCACTTACTGACGGACTACCTGAAGACACTCTTGCTTTGTGCAAGGCTGACGGTGTTAAGGAATATTCTGAGCAGGGTTGGAAGGTTGCTCGAAACCGTAAGTTCGGTATCGGCGTGAAGGAAGCAGGCGATGCTCACAAGGCTACCTCTTCCAAGTCAGAATTGGTAGTGTCAAAAGACACTAGCGATGCTATCCTTCCGGGAGTATAATAAGAGGGTCAGGGCCGCAGCGTCAATGGGGATAACCAAGACTGCGGCTCTGGCTTTTATTATTGGCCCCGTAGTTCAACGGATAGAACAGTGGTCTTCTAAACCTCAAATGTGAGTTCGATTCTCGCCGGGGCTATTAACTTATTTGGAGAAAATTTTGGATAAAAAAGAACAAATAACAACAATTTTAGACTACCTGAACCAGAGGCTAAGTGTGATGAATGAGGCCGAAACAAATAAGGTAAAGAAAATCCTTGAGGATGACGATATTACTCTTAAGGAGGTGGTGGAATGGTATATCGACTATGTTTGGTCTCACTCTTAATTTGTTGTACAGGATGTGTAACTACTAGCAAATGTTCACTTACCTGTAATAAAACTATAGACTTGACGGGTCAGCCCGATAATGGTAGAATGAATGTTGGAGTTAGGGTAGAGTTCTTTAGAGATTGGACAAGATGATGAACGAGTTGTGTGAACAAATGCAGGAAGACATTAGGGCTATTCTTGATGGTCGTAGTGATGCTTCTACTATTGATATGATTTGTGATTTACTTGTGGAGAAACTTACTAATGAGTAATAAAAAAATTATTATAACATTTAATGGTTGGGTTGAGGCTGATCCTGAAAGTATTAGATTCCAATGGATTGGTGATTATATTGAAAATGAATCACATAAACATATTATCAATGGAACAGAATATTTAGAATTAGAAGAAAACGAACGAGACGATTATATCTTAGAGGATTTAGGAGTAGCATACAGAGACTCTTTCGATGGTGCATTAGATGAGTGTGATGTGAATGTAGAAGAAGATCCTGATAATGTTGCTAAAGAATTTCTTCAAGACTTATTAAGGGATAAACTATGAGTAAGTATGGATCAGTAAAAGTTTCAACTAAAAAATCTTGGGAGATGTCTCGTGGACACAACATTCATCGTTCTGGCTCTGGTAATCATGATAACCGGCCTCGTAGAGTTCGCACCCGGATGGATATTCGGAGAAGAGCAATAACAGAATACTCATAAGGGACGGAAGGTAAGCCGGTTGCATCCGACACTCTTATAAGGTGTTCATAGGTAGGTTCGACTCCTGCCCGTCCTACTCAGCCCCTATAACTCAATCGGTAGAGTAGCGGTCTTTTAAACCGTATGTTGTAGGTTCGAGTCCTACTGGGGGTACTTGACAAGCGATGTGGCATATGTTAAAATATGCTATTACTAAATGTTTCACGATAGGAGAATTATATATGGATAATCATAAATGGGAATATATTGATGATCTTACTGATAATAGCGTTGATTATAGTGAATTCATGACAGAAGGAACATACTTAGATGATGAATATGAAAATGCTGAAACAGATGTAACGTGCAACTACCTCTACCAAGAACCTATTGAACTTATTGATGAGATATAGTATTGATCTCCTTTCGACTAATGCGGTGTGGTGGGACACACATATAAATCTAGTTATCAATTTAGTCTGTTCGAATCAGGCCATTAGTCTTTTTTAATTATGAATATTTTAATGCAAGAACTTGACGAGTTCAGACGTAATGATGATGGCAGTATTATACAAGGAGCATCTCATACTAGCCGTATCTTAAATCATAAATATCGTAATAAAATAATTATGACTACCTATTCTTATTTGAATAAATTAAATATTGGATACGATGCTATAGCATGTTGTGGTACGAGTGGTTTAATGGTTGTGCCACAGATTGCTGAATTGCTCAAAAAAAATATAATTGTTATTCGTAAGAAAAAAGATGGATATAGTGACTTTATAGTAGAAGGCCCAAGTAGTAAACGATATATTATTATTGATGATTTAATATGCTCTGGGGATACTGTTAAACATATCATTCGAAGTATTAAGAATGAAACTCCAATCTCTAAATGTATTGGCGTGTACTCTTATATGAAAGATCAATGTGCTTATAGGAAAATGCCTGAATTATGTGAAAAAGATTTAGGCATTCCTTATATTTAAATAAAATCAGGCCGGGCTGATTATGTTATTTTTTTCTCAATTATGCTAAAGATTAACTGTTGACAGTGACGATATATATGATATACTTAGAGCATACAGGACATTACTCTTACGAAAGGAACTAAAATGCCTGCTAATGTTGAATCTATGTTTTACACCGGAGCAGAACCTTGGCATGGCCTTGGTGAAAAGTTGGAAGATGCTCCAACAATCTCAGAAGCAATCGAGGCTAGTGGTCTTGATTGGGAAGTGGGTACAAAAGATCTTGTAACCAAAGATGGTTATGATGTACCTGCTAGAGCAACTTATCGTAAAAGCGATAATAGTATTCTAGGTGTGGTAGGCCCAAGATACGTACCGCTCCAGAATCGTGATGCCTTCAACTGGTTTCAGCCATTCATCGACGCTGGTGAATGTAGCCTGCATACTGGAGGAAGTCTAAGTGACGGGCAAAAAGTATGGGCTTTGGCTCAACTCAATCGTGATCCTAGCGAAATTGTTAAGGGTGATGAGGTTCAGAAGTTTATCCTTCTATCCAACAGTCACGATGGTACAACTGCTATTCGCGTAGGATACACTCCTATTCGTGTTGTTTGTGTGAATACCTTGGCATTTGCTCACCAAAGTGGCGTAAGCAAACTACTGCGTATCAGACATACAAAAAGTGCAGCAGCAAACCTAGATAACGTCCGAGATATCATGGACAATATCAACGGACAATTTGAGGCTAGTGCTGAACAGTTCCGATTTCTTGCTAGTCGTAATTTCAATCAGGCTGATGTTCGTAAGTATGTGAAGGTTCTGCTGAATATTGATAAAAAGGCTGAAGAGGATATCAAGACTCGTACCAAAAATATTATGGACGACATTCTTGCTACCATCGAAGGCCCGAAACAATCAATGCCGGGAGTATCTGGTACTTGGTGGGCTGCCTATAACGGCTTCAATGAGTATCTTAATTACACAAAGGGTCGTAATACCAACAACCGCATGGAAAGTCTGTGGTTCGGTCAAAACGGCTCTGATAATATCAGGGCGTTGAATCTCGCAACCGAGTATGCCAACGCTCTATAATCGCTCTCCTTTCGTGGTGCGTGTCGAAAAGAGTCGGCCTGAGAAATCGGGTCGGCTCTTTTTTGTCAAAACCCGGCCGCGCAAAATACGACAATTTTATTGTGTATAGTAAAATAATAATAGATTCTAATTAGTTGTAAGTCTATATCTGACAAGGACTTACGGAGATTTCCTAATGGACAAAGGCGTGATGATCCGATATAATGGTAGAGTGTAAGTTGTTTGCTGGTAAGGACTTACGAGAGATTTATAATATAAATATAAAAATATTCCAATCTGGAGTTCTATTGTATCATCTAAACCGATAGGTTTGGTTTGAATGGTTATAGTCAGTGAATTTCTATGGTCTTTGATTTATACAGAAGGATAGTTGATAATATAATTATTGAATAATAACTAGAAAGGACTACTATATATCATTGAGATGTTACGGGGTATTTATATATGAGTTTGATTATTAATTAGAATAGGAGTTGTTTAAATGATTAATGAGAAAGAAGTTCAAGAATCACTGAGTAAATTGATGCAAGAAGACATGGACTATAGAAACTCTTTGTCTAAGGAAGATTATATTAAATATATGAAAGAAGGTCAAGATTATTTGGAAAATGGTATATTTGAAGATTTAGCAAAAATGGTTGATAAAGAATTTCCTAATATATCTGATGAAGATAGGGTTAAGAAATTAAATGAGTACTTACAGATTATAGGTATTACAGAAAATAAAGATAATACTTAATAATAACCTTTTTCCTACTAAACTCAACCCTTTTCCCTTTATAACGAAATTTTATATGATAACAATACTCATCCTATTTGCACTAGCCGACCTATATTGTGAAAGTAAACAAGTTAATGAATTTAGTATTAGATAGTAATATCCTCCCGGCCTGTATAAATATAACATAATAATTAGATTAGTCAAGATAAAAAAACCGAATAAATAAATATAATTAAAGGAGTGAATTATGCAAGTAAATCCCGTATCAATAGAAACAGATGGAATAGTTTGTGATCTATTACTCCAGAAAAAAGGGAAACCAAGAAATTTGGTTATGTGTAGAGCATCGAACCTTTGGGACAATAGATGGCGAATTAATGTTTATACGAAATATATGAAGAATGATTTAGAAGGTCAAGTAATATCATATAGTTGCTTTGCCAAATTATCTGACGATAAACAATTAGAAATAGTTCATGAGTCAGGAAAAATAAATATATAATTATTGTCTTACCTTAACTACTAACTTTGCACCAGATAATCATAGTCAGTGAATTTTAACAACTTATGAAAAATCATATTAACCTACCGTAACTTGCTGCGATAAAAAACGAACCCTACTATTAGGTAGTTGGAAATAAAGGTCGTGGAGTAAGTTGAGTGTTAGGTCAAATATTATTAAGCGTATTAACTATTCTATTTGGAATGGGAACAATTTCTATTTTTTGTTCTTTAATTTTTGAGAATGATCATCCTGCAATAACATATAAACCCAAGGTAAAGGAAAGAGGTGTCGATAAGGAATTAGAAGCATATATATCAGAAGATAATAAGGATCAAGGAAATCAAGATAATAATTTAAGTGATTCATTTACTGTAACTATGGAAGAGTATAATTTATAATTTTTAATAAAAACTAAATGATAGTATTTTTGTCTTATCTTAACTATTAGGATTGCGCCAATGATTGATAGTCAGTGAGTTTTAGAGGTTTGTCAAATCTAAACTAAAAAGGTTGAATGTTATATGGTTAATATTAGTCTGAGAGATAATGTGTCTTGTGAGAAAGTTTGTAAAAGTATAGAGAAAGAAGTTAATGCATGGAAAAAAGAGAATGGTAATAATTTAGATGATTGTTTACTATCTATTGATATAATAAAAATTTCACATACAGTATCAGTACCAAAGGATCAAGTATCTATAGAAATGAAGGGTCAAGTATCAAAATAAAAAATATTGATTATAATAGAGTTTTAATAACATTTTCCCTACTACTAAAGAATATATAACTATTAGGAATTATCATCATGTTTCTTGAATTTTTTCATATTTTAGACATCTTTTATGTCCGTTTTTAGGGTTTATCTTTCCTGTATTAATAATAATGAACTGGTTTTTATCGTTTTTTAGACCAATTTTGTCATAAATATAACCTTAATTTACTTATTAAATATAACTGACTTGTAAAATAAGGGTTTTCTAAGGGAAAAAAGAGCATAAAAAAACTAAAGTCCAGACGCTCTAAATTCCGATATTGACTCTATGGTTACTTATGGTATAATGTCTATTAGTACTAGTAGTAGTTTATGTAATAGGTATAGGAAAAAATGTATAAAAGCATACTTCTCACAGATAGCGAAATCAAACTATTACGCAAGGTTTTACACACTCATTTACATACAAATCCAATAGATATAAAGCATCAAGAAATAAAGAATCTGCATATAATTGATAGAACCTTATTGGGTACGATTCCCACCAAAAATAAGAATCAAATGACCTAAATGGGTTAATCACCCACAAATCAAAAAGAAATGAAATAGAAATCAAATGGAAATAGTCGGAAGAGTATTACATATCGTGGCTATTGTGGCTACAGCGTGGTTTTTTATAGCATCTTACAGAGAATGGAAAGTAGATAAAAGGAGAAAGAAAGTATGATTAATAAGTATATTAATTTTGTAGAAGAATGGTGTGAAATATTGGAGTCTAAATTTAAGGCTAAATATCCTACAAACCCTCCTGTCAAGTATGACTTTAAAGTAAATAAAAAGTATACTAAAATTATCAGAGTAGATGCTGGCGGTGGTAGTAGTGTTCATGCTTTTGTGGATAATAATAATTTGGATATACTAAAAGCGGCTACATGGAACTCTCCAGCAAAAGGTGCTAGATATAATCTGGCAGAGAATTTTGATAGAATTTTAGAGGTTTGCGATCCTCATGGGGGTTATTTATACAGTGGAAGGAAGGTGGCGGTATGAAATACTTTAATGAATTATTTGATATTACAGACCAAGATTATCTTATGTTGTACGACGCTCTATTGGAAAAACGTGCAAGGATGAGAAAAGACCAAGAAAAAGGTTTCCCTGATATGGGTAAAGATTATAATATGGAAGATATTAATAGATTGTCTAGGGAAATGTGGGAAGTCTTTAATTTAGAGGATAGATTTAGCAAAGAGAGGGTGTCAGTATGACAGATGAATTACGACAAAATATAGAAAAGTTTATTCTGGCCTATGAGAATCAAATTAATGATATAGATAATATGGATGTGGCAACTACAGATATATTTTTAGAGGGTGCTATTGATCTACTAACAGAAGTTGTAAAAAAGGACAATTAAGATGCTTGTAGAATTAGATAAACATGATATTACCATGATTGTGGACTCATTGGAGCATATGGGCGAAGTTATGAAAAAACTGGAAAAGAGTACAGGGTATCAACCTTATACTGTTGATCAGATAAATAATATGGTTAATTTTCTTGATGGGTTTTATAATATTAGAGATTTAAAATAGGATAATATGTGACTAATCAATTAAGGCTAAGGATTGAAAAATTCATTATCGACTATGAGAATCAATTAACCCATATAGATAATATCGAACCCAAAATTATGGGTGTTTTACTAGAAAATGCTGTAGTTTTACTAGGTGATACCATAGATGAAAATTCTTGTAAAGATATTGATTGACAACAGACGATAAGTATGATATACTAATAAAAACCGACCTTTTCAGAAAGAAACAACAATGCAATTTCAAAATGTTAACGAATACAGTAGTGCTGTTGCTGATTATTTGGTGGATGAATACGGAGATATGACACAGGAATTACAAATTTCTGATGAAGACGCAAATAATGCAGGTGCTATTATAAATTACTGCTATGAATCAGGAGAAAGCATTAATAACGCTGCACATCATCTTATAGGTTTTTTAAGAAAAAAGAGGAAATAATGCTTAAACAAGACTTGGTTTATGAATTTGATGTTTATAAATTCAGGGTAAGTGAAGAGTGTGGACATCATGTGTTAGATATTACTAATGTTATCAGTTCGGATTATATTAGAATGAGGGTAACAACAAATGAATTGCAGGATTTGTCTAATAAAATTAATGAATATTTAAAATGATAGCATTTAATGAAAGAAATGATGTTATGCATGTAGTTTGCAGGCATTGTAATGTAGAATATGCTATAACTTTAGATGAGCGAGATTTTGACGCTTGGCAAAAAGGAGATTGCTACATACAAAATTGTTTAGATTATTTAACAGTAGCAGAAAGAGAATTGCTAATTAGCGGAACTTGTGATAATTGTTGGAAAAAAATGTATGGTGAAGAATTAGATGATTGACAATTATGAAGCATAATGACACTTATACTAATAAAGTCGCTGATTACATAAAACAAGAATATGGAGAGGATTTATTTACTATTTTGTTAAGAGAAGATGTTGCTGATACTGCTATAATGGCATTAATTATACATGAACAGGCAGGAATACCAGTACAGGATACTGCTGCAACTATTGCTAAATACTTAAAAAGTGTGAGAGGAAATGTAATGAATGAAGTAGAATTTAAAACATTTGATAGTTGGTGGGTTGAGGTAGCAGAACCAAGAATGAACCATTATATTGATGGTTATTTAGACGAGAATCCTGATTATACAGAAGATGACGTTGAGGATTATACAGACAGTGGTTGTGTTCATCGAATGATACATGAAGGTGAAACTAGCAATATGCTTTGGGAGATTTGTCAAGAGGTATTCGATAAAGGGTACAATGGTGAAGATTGGCAATTAGGTATGTCTGATAGTTTATTCTGTGAATTAGATGATATTATACAGTTGAGTTATGAGGCAGGTCAAAGATACGGGTCAGAAGCATGAAGTATCTTATTGAGGAAAATGACATGGATATTGTTCTTGACGCACTAGATTCTCTACATGAAGATATGCGATGGAACAATCAGAATGAGGATAATGTTGCTCCTTATTCTTACAATTTAAAAGAGGTAGAAAGATTATATTATAGATTTACTAAGGAGGTTGATGAATAATGGGAAGTGATATTTATACAGAAAGTGCTGTTGCTGTTGAGTTTGTAGATTTTCTTCGTAGAAATGAAATTAAAAAGAAAGCAGTTAGGCAAATTATTGCAAATGTTCTATATCAAGAAAAATATATTGATGAAGAAGTATTTGCTACTATGATTAAAAACAGAGATGGATTTATCGACACATTTATTAATGCGCTCAGTATGGAACAGGGTGAATATTCATCTGGTTATGAAAATGATAGAGAGCATAATCAGTTTATGCTCAGAACATTTTGCCAGCATACAGGAATTGATGCTGATGATTTACCTGATTGGAATTTGAGAATATTTGATAGTAATAGAGAATCAGGTTACGATATAATGACAGGTGTTTTGTACATCATGTTTGAGCCTTATGGTCTTTTTGAAACTAAAATGACAAAACTGGGCAAGGAACTTGCTAAAACATTACAGATGGAATTTATTACTGAGACCACTTGGACTGTTCATTCTTACTAGGGAAAATTATGTCTATAGAAATAAGTCCAGCAGAAGCATGGAAGATTTTAGATGCTGTTTTAGCATATAAAAAAGATTATGAATTATCAACCCAAGTAAAAAAGACTCTTACTAATATAGAAAAGAAAATGAAAAAAATTGTTCATAGTGAGTAAATAGGTGTATTGTTATATATGGCCGATAAAAGTTAGGAGGTCATTATGAGTGATAATACCAAGTTTAGAGTTACTCAGGATTCTGAAACTAAAAAAACAATATTAGAAGTTTGGAGAAAGTTTGGAGAAAACAAAGACGATTGGGTATTGTATGAAAAGTTGGAAGATATATCAGTATCAGAATTAAAAGAATTAAGAAATTTTTTAATTAATCTTTTCATAAAATCGAAAAAGGAAAAGTAAATGGATTTTGATGCGATGTGGCATATCCACAACACGTTTAAAATTACCCAAGAAATTAACCCCAGAAACAATGAAACTCCAGCATTAGGCCCAATATTTATATCCTTAGTTACTGGTTTAAAAGCCAAAAATATTCTTGAACTAGGCTGTAGAGATGGTGGTAGTACATTACCCCTAGTGCTTGGTGCAGAAATTACTGATGGCGAGGTATGCTCTGTAGATAAAAATATCCCTCAATTTCGTCATATTGGAGGGCGTTTACCTAATAACTTATTACTTTATTGGATTTTTCATCAAAAAGATAGTTTAAAATTTTTAGAAGAATCAGTTGAAAATAAAGATATTTACGATATCGTACTTGTAGATGACTGGCACAGTTCAGATCATGTATTTAAAGAATTATGTTTAATAGATCAAATTATTAATAATAAATCTTTAGTTTTGCTACACGATACTATGCATACTAATAATCAACCGGAATACAACCGAAACAATTATCCTCCCAACCATGAATTTGGAGGTAATGGTGTTTACGGTGGTTTATTGAAATTTATGGAGATATATGGAGATTCTTACGAATATAGTACATTACCAATTAGTCATGGTTTAACTATATTAAGGAAGATATAATGAACTGTGCTTTTTTGTTTAGTGGTCAAATGAGAGGCTTTGCATATGCACTACCAGAAATACACAACAAACTTTTTTCACAGTTTGATGGATTTGATACATATTTCTACATACCTGATGAGGATTTAACCGAAATAAACGTATCCTCTCTTCAAAAATTAAAACCAAACGTCTTATGTTTTGAAAAAGACTCTATGAAAAATTCAGAAACTAAAGATATAAGTCACAAAAATGGCATAACTTTTAGCAAACCCAAGATAGAAAAAAACGAATATATTTTAAAAAACAGAATGGAACATTATATACTACAATGGTATGGTGTTTATCGCTGTTTTCAATTATTTCAAGAGTATGTTAAAATTAATAATATTAAATATGATTTAGTATGTAGATTAAGATGTGATCATATACCGTGGGAAAATTTTCCGATTGATAAAATAAATAAAGACACGTTAAATATTCCTCTATGTCATAATAAAACTAATATTAAAGATTATTTAGGAGGTGTGTATGACAGGTTTGCTATTGGCCCAATAGAAACAATTAAAATATATTGTGAAAAGTATTTAAGTATTTTAAAAGACAACATTGGTAATGGTAACTCAGAGTTAAGGCTTTTAGAGCATTTAAAACAAAACAATATTGATAGAAGTAAAATTAATAGATTGTGTTATTTGCACGATAGACTAAACAACGATGGAACAGTACAATCTGATAGATAAATGATTTATATTTATAAAGATAATTTTGCTTCCAGAGGTTTGTTTGCATATTTTTGGACTGTCGTAGATGCTTTTAAATATTTAAAAAATTCAGAAGATGCTTTATATATTTCTTTAATTAATACCACGCCTTATTACGACACTAATTATAATAAAACCAACAATGTTTGGGAATATTATTTTCAACAACCTTTTTTAGATGTAGATATATCTTCCGAGACAACCTCCGATATTATAGTTAATCAAAATTTCGTCAATAACCTAATGTTCACTGTAAAAAATGGTAGATATGTTTTAGATAAAGATCAAGATGTTATACATTTTGCCAAGACAATAATTGACAAATATATTAAAATCCAGCCTCATATACAACACAAATTAGATATTTTACATCAAACATTATTCAGTCAATACAAAGTAATTGGTATACATATTAGAAATGGGGAACATTACGCCAATAATAACAGAGGACATGGTAGACATCAACAATATTTGATGGACAACGAATACTATGTTAAAACTATTAAATCTTACATAGACGATTACGATAAAGTTTATGTAATGTCTAATGATAAAGAACCCAGAGATTATATTAGAAAATATTTCGGTAATAGTATTATATTCTATGATCATCCATATATATCGGATAAAAATAATATTGATACTACTTGGCTTTTTAATAACAATAATTATGATAAAGGTGAAGCGGCTGTTTTAGAGGCTTTGCTGATGAGTAAATGTCATCATAAATTATTGGTTAATAGTAATTTAGGATTCTTTAGTGCTTTATACTCTAATAGTCCTTATACCATGATAGATAAACATATAAGGTATGTAGCATAATGACAAGTTTAATTATAGGATCATCTGGTCAAATAGGCAACCATCTAACTTCTTTCTTAAAAAACAAACAAGAAAAAGTTTTAGAATTTGATATTAGTATTACTCACAACCATGATTTACGAATACCAAATAATACAATCTTAGAAGACTACATATGTAAAAGTGATTTTATATATTTTTTAGCGTTTGATGTTGGTGGTTCAAGATATTTAAAAGAATATCAAAATGATCCAAAATTTGTTTCCAATAATATGAGAATCATAGAAAATACTATGAGTCTTATAGGAAGACATGCGAAACCTTTTATATTTGCTTCCTCTCAAATGTCCAACATGGAACAATCGACCTATGGCGCATTAAAAAACATAGGGGAAATTTATACAAAATTATTGGGTGGTTTAGTTGTTAAGTTTTGGAATGTTTACGGAATAGAAAAAGATGCAAACAAATTCCATGTAATAACAGACTTTATATTAAAAGCAATTAATAATGGCGTTATTGATATGTTAACAGATGGTGAGGAATCTAGGCAGTTTTTACACGCAGATGATTGTAGTAATTGTTTAAGTATACTGGCTGAACAGTTTCATAGTCTAGACAAGACTAAGCCCTATCATATAACTAGTTTTGAATGGGTGAAAATAATAGATATTGCTAAACTGATTAGCAATAAAACAAATTGTGATATAGTAAAGGACACGCAAACAGATGAAGTACAATTTAATAAACTAAATCCTCCAGATGAATACATAATGAACTTCTGGCATCCTCAAATCACTATAAAAAAAGGTATTGACGACATATTAAAATACTATACGAATAATTAAATATAAAGGTGTATACAAACTGTATTATTTTTACATTGTAGAACCGGATTATTAATTATGTTACCTAAAACAGTAGATTTCAAAATACAAGAAAATATACATAAGGATATACACTCTATTCAATTTTACAGAGTTTATAAAACAGAAGAAGGCGAAGAAAAAACTGGATATATTGACAGTTTCAGTCCGATGAGTAAAATAGAACTTCATGCCTTAAAAAATTTCCTTCAGGAGTATTTGCATAAAAATGACTGGTATTAATATTCAGTGTCCTTGGGCAGAAAATTTAATTATTGGAAATAAATGTGTGGAAACGAGAAGTTACCCCCTGCCAGAGAAATATGAGGGCGAAGAACTAGCCTTAATAGAAACTCCCGGCAAGACAGGGAATTTCAAGGCTAGGATCATTGGTATAGTTACTTTCTCTCATAGTTTTCAATATAAAGATGAAAATGAGTGGCGTGATGATTATAACCGTCATCTTGTACCAGATAATGATATGTCGTATAAATGGGACGATAAAAACAAATATGGGTGGGTTGTTAGTGATGTGGTTAAATTCCCTAAGCCTCAACCAGCACCACAAAACAAAGGAATAATTTTTACAAAGAATTGTCTGTAATAAAAATATAAGGATGTAATATGTATATTGTTGTTACTAGCAACATGAGTAAATACGCTATTGAATTAAAAAATTTTCGTATTGGTGATAGAGATGATAGAATATTCGGGCCTTTTGAAGAAAAATACATGGCAGAAGAATGGGTGGATAATCATTGTGGCAGTAAGTACTGGACAATTATTAAATTAAATGACAAATGCATTAACTAGAGAATTATTATTATCGAGAAAAGAGTGTTGTGGTAGTGGATGCAGGAATTGTCCATATATACCTAAACATAAGAAAGGTAGTATAAAAACATAGTACGGTGTATTTCAATATACCAATTTAGGAGGTATCACACATGAGGTCGTCCTGTATTATCTTTGTGTTATTATCTGGATCATTATTTGCCCAAGACAACGGTATAAAGTTTTTTGAACAAAATATTAAGCCAGTTTTGACCACTCAATGTTATTCTTGTCACTCTTCCAATTCTAAAGATGTAAAGGGTGGATTGTCTGTAGATACTAGGCAAGGCATATTAAACGGTGGTGATTCTGGCCCATCAGTTGTTCCCGGTAAGATAGATGAGAGTTTGTTATTAGATTATATTGAGTCTGGTGATATGCCTCCAGATAATCCTCTCAGCGAAGAAGTTGTCAATAATTTTAGACAATGGATTAAAATGGGTATGCCTGACCCAAGATATAAGCATGAGAATAGGGCAGTAGAATTAAAGCAGGCTAGAAATTTCTGGGCATTTAAAAAGGTTGCGAGACCTCCTGTAGCCAAATACGATGATGGTACAGAGATAGATGCTATATTAAATTTAGAAATAGAAAAGAACAAACTAAAACCAGTAGAGGCAGCAGACGATTATACTATTGTTCGCAGACTTTATTTTGACCTGATTGGTTTGCCACCAAGTATTGAACAAATAAAAGGCTATACTGATGATACTTCAGAAGATAAGTATGAAAAGTTAGTTGATAGTTTATTGCAAGATGAGGGGTTTGGAGAGAAATGGGGACGACACTGGCTTGATGTGGCAAGGTACGCAGAATCATCTGGGCAAGATAGGAATTTAATTAGTCCTTATGCTTGGAGATATAGAGATTATGTTATAGATAGTTTTAATCAAGACAAACCATACGATCAATTTATCAAAGAACAAATCGCTGGTGATCTACTACCACATAAAAGTTATGAAGAATATAACAATAACAGGATCGCTACAGGATTTTTAACTATAGGTACTAAAAATATACAGGCACAAACCAAACAGTTTGAGGCAGATCGTAATGACGATCAGATAGATGTAATCACTAGGGGTTTTCTAGGTATGACTTTAAGTTGTGCTAGATGCCATGATCATAAGTTTGATCCATTTTCTCAGCAAGACTATTATGGTGTTGCTGGGGTGTTTAATAATACAGAAAATATGGATGGTTTGTATCGGGGAAATAATAATACTGGATATCTTGGAAACTATGATTATCTTGTGACAAAAGAAACAGAAGATTTATATAAGAAGAAAAAAATAGAGGAATGGTTTTTATTATGTGATATTAAAAATTTACAGACACAAATAGATTCTATTAAAACATGGAATAAAAGAGCAACAGAACAACAATTAGATAAAGAATTAGGAAAAAGAGAAAAACAACTAACAGAAAAGATGAATAAACTAAAAGAGATTACTGGCAAGGAAGAATTTCCTACGCTAGAATATCTTGAGCCGGTTATGTCTGTTAAAGATAAAGAAAAAATGAGCGAGGTTAAGTTAGCGATCAGAGGAGAGGTAAATAATCTGGGTGATGAAGTACCTAGAAGATTACCAGAAATATTTAGCGATAGACCTAATCTTAATTTTGATAATACCAGTGGACGATATGAGTTTGCGGAATGGATAACGCATAAAACTAATCCATTAACTTATAGGGTTCATGTTAATAGGGTATGGAGACATTTGTTTGGTAAAGGTATACTGGATAGTTTTGATAATTTTGGTATACTTGGTGGAGAGCCTACTAATCTTAAACTTATGAACTATTTATCCACTAAATTTATTACTGGTAGACTATCAAATAAAAGACTTATAAAAACTATTGTAATGAGCAATGCTTATAGGCGTAGTAGTAAGTTTGATAAAAATAATTATGAGATTGATCCTGACAATATTTATTTCTGGAGAATGAATGAGAAAAGATTAGAGGCTGAACAAATTAGGGATTCATTATTATTTGTATCAGGTAAACTAGACGGGTCGCATAAAAATGTAAGTGATTTTCAAACAGGTATAAAAAATCCTAGTAAAGAATTAAGAAAGTATATTGGAGAAACAAGAGCAAGATCAATTTATATTCCATCGTTAAGAGATAATAAGATTGAGGTGCTGGATATATTTGATAGACCAGATAATAGTTTGCTTAATGCAGAGAGAAGCGTTACGACAGTTTCTACACAAGCGTTATTTCTAATGAATAATCCTAAGATTATAGCATTGGCACAAGAAGAAGCCAAAGTATTGATTGAACATAATAAAAAGATGGGTAAAACCATGCCCAGTATATTATATCGCAACAACATAAATAAAATATTTCTAAAGTTTTTAGGTCGTCCACCGACAGAGCAAGAGAATAAAAAATCTATAGAGTTTATTAAACAAGATAGCGATCTTGCCAAACTTATTCAAATAATAATCTGTACAGGAGAATTTAGAAATATTAAATGAAGTATATTAAAACAAAATTTATGATAACTTCATCACAAAAAAATAAATATTTGTGGTTCAGGGTTGCGAAAGCAGCAACAACAACGATTCTTTCCCACTTATGCCAACATACTAAAATAAGTTTTTGTAATAGAATTAATATATATCAGAACGATGAAAATGTTTGGCAGGAATATCTGCTATGGAAAAACCGAATGTATTCTGATAATTATTTTAAATTTGCTTTTGTTAGAAACCCTTGGGATAGATTAGTTAGTTGTTATTTTAATAAAATGGAGGATGGTTATGAGAACTTCAATAAGAATAACTTTAAAACATTTGATAAGTTTATACATTATATAAGAAATGTAAAGACTAAGACATGCGATAGACATTATAGGTTACAAACAGAATTGTATCCTATTGATCAAATAGATTTTGTAGGTCGTTTTGAAAATTTTGCAAATGATCTTGGTTTTGTGTGTGATGCAATAGGTATGCCCAAACGTAAGAAATTTAAAACAATGCACAAATCCAAACACAGACCATATCAAGAATATTATAATGAGGAAACTCAACAAATAGTTAAAGACAAATATGAACAAGATATAGAATTATTAAACTATAAATTCGGAGAGTAAATATGTTAAATAGAAGAAGTTTATTACAAGCCAGTAGTTTTGGTTTCGGTATGTTAGCATTAAAAGGATTAATGGCAGAAGAGGCTATGAAAAGTAATAAGAGAGTTATATTCATGTATATGAATGGTGGTATGACTCATACTGATACTTTTGATCATAAGCCTTTAATGGTAGAAAAAGCAGGTATAGATGATCCTGTAAGTAAAGGTAGAAAGATTATGAAACCGGGAGTGCCTTTAACTCCAGCAGGAGATAGCGGCATAGAAATTAGCGAGAACTTCCCACACTTGCGTAAACATGCAGATGATTTATGTCTGTTGAATGGTATGAAGAGTAAAACAGGTAATCATAATCAAGCAAGAAGTTTATTACATACCGGGAATTTTCAATTCAGTAGACCTAGTATGGGTAGTTGGTTATTGTATGGATTAGGCACAGAGAATAAAGAGTTGCCGGGGTTTATAACTATAGATGCTAACATTGGGCCTGATAATTATGGTAGTTCATTCTTACCAGCAGTATATCAAGGCACTGCTATTAATGCTGGTAGTAAAAGTGCTATACCTAATCTTGTAAATACATCTACAACTAAAGACAGACAAAGAAAAGATTTAGATTTATTAAGAGACTTTAACCAGATGCACCTAAAAGATGGTGCAGAAAATGGTAGACTAGAAGGATTGATTGAGAGTTATGAGTTGGCTTTTAGGATGCAGACAAGTGTTCCTAATACTATTGATATATCAAAAGAATCGCAACAAACCTTACAGAAGTATGGTATCAATGATAAAGCCACTGCTAAATTTGGCAAACAGTGTTTATTAGCAAAGAAATTTAGTGAAGCAGGAGTTAGATTCGTAGAGATTGGTCATGGTGGATGGGATATGCACCAGAACATTAATGATAATTTAAAAAAGAATACTTCTGCTATTGATAAACCTATCGCTGCTTTGATCCAAGACTTAAAAGATTCTGGATTATTTGAAGATACAATTATATTATTTGGAAGTGAGTTTGGCAGAACTCCCGGTATAAAAGAAGGAGCAACAGGTAGAGATCATAATAATAGTGGATTTTCTATGTGGATGGCAGGTGGTGGTGTTAAAGGTGGTATGAGATATGGTTCTACTGATGATTTTGGGCATAAAGCAGTGGATGGTATGGACATGCATGATTTACATGCTACTATATTACATCTAATGGGTATTGACCATAGTAAATTAACATATAGATATAGTGGTAGAGACTTTAGACTAACTGATGTATTTGGTAACATTCAACACGATATTATAGCATAATGGCAAACAAAAAACCAAGAAAAAAGATTCCTAAAGAATTAGCAATAATTCAAGCAGATAATTGTACTGGTTGTGAGGCTTGTTTAGAAGTATGTCCTGTTGATTGTATATTCCAGATAAAACAGGGAGTAACTCAATGGTGTGAGATTGATTTGTCTACTTGTATAGGTTGCGAACAATGTATTCATGTTCCCGGCGGTAAAGGTAAGAAATATGATCTTAAAGTCTGTCCTTGGGATGCTATCGAGATGGTTCCTACCGAAGAAATAGCACAGGCACAGGCTGATATGGGTGGGCCAAAAGAATATATTGATGCAAATTGGGATAGGCTAGTAGATATTGCACAAAATATAGCAGATTTAAAAGGTAAAAAAAATGGTGTATAACCATTTCTAATAAAGGAGATATTATGAGAACTAACAAATTTCTAGAGGCGTTAAAAACAGTAGCAGATAAACCTGGGCCAAAAGACCCACGAAGAACTCCTGCTCCTAAAAAAGATCAGAAAAAAGGTAGTAAGAAAAATAAACCTGATAGTGCCAAAGACGACAAAAGCAAGATTACGTTTAGTAAAAAGACTATAGATAAATTAAAGAATAAAGTTAGTGAACATAATGAAAAAATTAAAAAGAAGGGTAAAGGGAGTAAGGCTACATTAGGTATGTTAAAAGCAGTATACAGAAGAGGCGCTGGAGCGTATTCAACTTCTCACGCCCCTAAAATGAGTAGAGATGGTTGGGCTATGGCAAGAGTAAATGCTTTTCTTACAATACTCAGAACGGGAAGGCCATCAAATTCTGGCTATAAGCAAGACAATGACTTACTACCAAAAGGACATCCACGAAGCACCAAATAAAACTTCTGTGGATAAAATATTTTTAATAAACCATCCTAAACTTATTGATAGGTTATATTTTCAAAAAAAACAATTTGAGAAATTTAAATTAAAATATCAAATTATTAATTCTATAAAATGTAATCATTTTACAAACTTTTATAATACGAATATCAAATCTTTATTTTTAACTCATTTAGAGATTCTTAAAAGTATTACAGATATAGATGAACTGTGCTTAATTTTAGAAGACGATGCCGAAATTTATGATATTGACGAAGTAAATAAGTATATAGATTATATACTGAAAAACAATTTGTCTCTGAATTGGGATATGATATATTTTGATAAGCCTGTTTATTTTAATAAAGAAAGCCAAAATGCAAAATTAATCTCCGAAACTAAATTAGTTGATAATTATATTTATAAACCGGAGTGGCAATTACAAACACATGCATATATTATGAATCCAAAAATTATTAAAGATGTGGTTCAAACGCTAATAGACCATATAAATAATATGGAGAGTGGTGCGATCAAAAAAGATCAAGGTCTTAAAAGACTAAGCCATATAGACCAAGTATATAAATATTACATTCATCCGAGACTAAATATATATACGCCTATAACCGACTTAATTGGTCAATGTGAAAATTTTGAGTCAACTTTAAATTATAAAAAAAATTCAAGTTGCCAGTTGACAAAAGACGAATAGAGTTATATAATGGACAATATCACTATTTTGTTGTTGTTTACTTTGGTCTATCTACTACTTTGGATAACGGATTTTAATGATGGAAACTTTGATTGATCCTAAAGATATTACTAACTACAATCGTACCGATTCAGAATTGCAATCTTTCTGGATATTCTGCATCCTCGTTGCCGGTAAGAATAGCGACACAACTGCTAGATTAGTTACTAAACTACTCAAAGACAGAGGAGATATGACTCCATTTGAGTTTATTAAAAGCCTCAAGTTATCAGAACTTCATAATTATTTGAAGGCACATAAGACAGGACAGTATGATAGGATACGCAAGGCTTTATATTTCTCATCTAAATTAAACTTGAGAACTTGCACAAGAGAAGACTTGATGGATGTTTATGGTGTTGGGCCAAAGACTGCCAGATTCTTTTTGCTTCATACTAGAGAATTTTGTGATGAAGTTGTATTAGATACTCATATACTTAGGTGGATGAGAGAAAGGTGTGATGTTAAAGAAGCACCAAAGAATACTCCACAAAATCCAGAAAAATACGCTCAGTACGCAGGATTGTGCAAATATCTAATGGAGCAACATTATACAGGCTTGACATTGGCTCAAGCAGACCTTATGATATGGACAGACATGAGTGGGAGATTAGATTGAATCATAAAGAATACAAAGAAGAAACTAGACAAAGGTATGGAGAACCTATAGAATATGTTTTGTCTCGTTTAAAACAAGGTAAAGAAATTGATTTGTTTGATATCATAAATGCAAAATGTGAATTAAAAGAATTAATAAAAAAAAGTAACAATAATCCACAAGATATAAAACACACAATAAATAGAAGTACAATGATGATTTTAACGCCAATTTATAAATGGATTTTATGGTTAGTAATAACAATGTTGATAGGTATAATTTTCTATACATTTAGATCCAAATTTTAAAACAATTAATTTTGTGAATCACAATACGTTTTGTGATTATTTTACTTTTAATTTCAGGAGGAAATATGAAGATTTTTATTGCAGTATTATTGGCTGGTTTAACTTTGCCTGCTTTTGCCGGGGAAGCACCAGTAGTATCTGAACCTCAAACTACAGTATCGGCAGATTGTGATTGCAGTCCTTGTGAATGTAGCACATGCAACTGTAGGGTGCGTAGAGGCTTGTTTGGCAGGAGACTTTTTATTCGTTCTACAGATTGTGCTTGCAATAAAACTGGCAGCACATACTCAAGAACCAGAACAGTTACAGATGGGTGCTGTAATGTTCTTCGTTCAAGAACTTTTAGTAGAACTATTTGCAACGGCAACACTTGTAATTGCAAGTAATTTTATGGGGGGTGAGATAACATCAAACCCCCTTTCATTTCATGGAGGAAATAATTATGCAAAAAATAGTATTATGTTTAATTGCTGTAACTTTATTAACAAATGTTTGTGAGGCTAGAAGAAATAGAAAGAAAACTAACACAACTTATAAGTATACATACTCTACGACAGTAGATAATACCTCCGCACAAGGAGTTGCTAACACAATGGCATCGAGAAATTGTGTTGCTCATTTTGGTGGACATAGTAATAATTACGAGGGTTGTGGTAGCGGTTGGAGTCAAAACGAAGCATATAACAACTGTTGCTACAGTAATAGCGGAATGTTTGTTATTGATGTCGGTTACGCTCAAGGTAAATCTGGTATGTGGTATTGTTGCAAAAGATACTCAAGGCATTGACAAACAATATTGTTTAGGCTATACTATAGTTGTGGTTTATTGTTTTAACAAACGGAAAGAATGAGGATTATGAGTAATAAAAATTATTTTCTTGTAGCAGCATTTGCTAGTTTTGTTCTTAGCGTTTCTCTTTGGTTTCTTGGAGACCAAGCAGTTGCAAAAGAGCAAGGAATTTTTGTAGGACTATGGGTTCCTAGCATTTTGACTTTAGGAACATATTTTGGTAAATGTAATAAGTAAGGAATAATTATGGATAACTTTACCTTATTTGTATGTGGTATTGTAATTACGCTCATCTCTGGTATGGGTGTGATTACTTCAGAAGTTTTTCTAGGATATTATAAATATTTTGAAAAAGAAAAATTAAGGCAGTTACAAAAAGCAAGACTACAATTAGAAAAAGAAAAAGAAGTTTTGCAAAATGCTAAAGTTTAAATATGAGAGGGGAGATAATATCAAACCTCTACATATTTTCAGTAAATTTTTACCTAATTTAAAGGCGGTAGAAATGATAATAGAACAATGTACAGGAATATTGATGAAGATGAACGTCTATTGATAATGGCGAGAAGATATTGGGATGAAGAGGATCAATTAACAGAAAAGCAATTATATTGGGTGTTAAAGAATGAAGGATACTCAAAGACTGAAATTGACAATGCGATCAGTGATTATTGGTCTATTCATATACAGTCTAATATTCTTCTCCATTATTGGATTGCACCAATTATTTTAACAGTGATGATGGTCGTTTTAGTTTTATATGTTCAGAGTTTATTAAAATGAAAAGAAAACATTGTAAATTGGACGATACATGCAAGATGAGTTTTGAGTTAGAAGAACTCGATGGTAAAACATTTATGATCATAAAAGATACAAAATGTACCCACGAACAAACTGCATATAAAGGATTTGCTAATGTTAATTCGTATGTAGATAAATATAGACTTCTTAAACTTGCAGACTTCATATATGATTATTGTAATAACAAATGAAAAGCATAATTTATTTTTTATTATCTGTACCTAGATGTTTATTTTTATTATTATTTAGAAAGACTAAGTAATGTGGAAGATTTGGTGCAAAGCATTGGGTGAAAAATCTGGTACGACCGATAGACAAAGCGATGGTATTGCTTTTATTAGGTCTGCGCTTGTATTACAGGCTATCCTTACCAATCTATTTATAGTTGTTAACATTCTAAAAAGTTGGTATCAATAAATTCGTAATGATCTAAAGATTGTTCTTGACAATGACGATATTTATGTTATACTAAGATTAGAGAGATTGAAATTTTATATACTTTTTAAAGAGGGATTTATGACTGCTACTGTTACCGATTTCACCAGCGAGGTGTTTGCTTTTATCGAAGTGACCTATGGGAAAAAAGTTATCAAGCAAGTAAAAAATAAAGATAACATTGAGATCATTAAGAATATCACAGATGATTCTATATCAAAAGAATATACTGTAGATAAAACAGCACATAAAATTATGGCTATGTTAAGGATTATACCATCGTGAAAAAGAAATCCAGAAGAGAATTAAGAGAAGCAAAAATAAGAGCGATGCAACAAATGTTCTATGAGGATGTATGTATTTACATAACGGAAGAATATAGTCCTAGAATATATAGGTTATTTTCCGAGAGTCCTATGGCTGGAAGTATAGTTGATCTTGTTAATGAGTATTTTTGGGGAGGTAATACTGTTCAGTTTACTGCTGGTCAAATAGCAGATTTGTTAAAAAGTAAATATACTAAAAAAAAGAAAAATGATTGATCCAGTACTTGAAGAAAAAATAACACAAATAATAAAGTTGTGTAACCAAAAAATAAAAGATCAACACACTCACGAATCTAACGCTGGGTACTATAATGATTATGATGATGGTAGAATCGTAGGTCAAGCAGCATTAGCCCGTAGAATTTTACATATCATAAAATTAAATTAATAAATGACAGTATTATTAATTTTCATGGCATTAATTATGGTAATAGAGACAATATTACATAACTATTTTAATAATAACAACAAATAGGTGTAAAAATAAGTATTATGCTATTAATATCCTACCTTAAAAATATAGGTTTTTTTATGATACTTATAACTGTTTGTCGAACTTTATTTTATCAGTTCTTTTTATTATTTGTTGGATTATCTGTAGGCTTTTTGTTAAACGCAGAATATCTGGGGTGGAAATACCCTATTGTTCACAATTCATTTTATAATACATTCTTTCCTATCGACTTTGAAGACGAGGGTGTTTTACAGTGGCTTTACAGTCGAGGGCAATTTAAGATATTCGCTTTTAATGCTTATCCTAAAGACTTCAAAGTAATTGAAGAGGCTATAGCAGCAGAAGAATGGTACTGGTGTAAATATAGTTATACGGATAAGAATGGAAATACAAAAATAAATATAGACCACACTAGAATTAGATGGAAACCTTGGGAATATTATTATGAAGATGAGGCTTTTGATCCTTGGGATGTGGAAGAAATGAAAAAGTATATTGAAGAAGGTTCATTAAATAGCCGAGAAACAGATAGGGCTTGGAGACTCAGGGATGAGATGAAGGGCATAGAAAGTAATCATATTAAATTTTAAAAAGAAAGAGGAGTGTTATGAGGACATTTTTATTTTTAGTAGTTGCATTATGGGCATCTATCGGATATACTGGTGAGTGGGTGGCGAGTGTACCAGTTGCACCCGCACCACCACCTATGGTTATAACAACCCCCGTTCCTGCGGTAACTTATACAGTACCGCAACCTACAGTATTGTATGGATGGGTTCCTTATTACTATAATGTTCCAGTTGTGACAGAAAGACGTTGTTGGTTTTTAAGAAGAGAAAAACAAATTACTTACCAACCACAAGTACAATGGTATTATCAACCTTTGTATATTAGATAATGGATATAATAAATATTATGGAGGAAATTATGACAGAGGGAGATGAATCTTCTGATACGGTAGACATACCCGTAGAACAACAACAATTTACTTTTACTTATGTGCATTCGGAGGATACAGATGAATAGATTTGTTAAAGCGTTAGAGTCAAAATATCAGGCTAAAATTGATGAGGCAATAGCAACTATAGATTTATATATTACTAAATCTGTAGGTGTTGGAGAACATCCAGATATTTTATCAGTTTTAGATGAGTATATAAATATATTAGAATCTAATACCTCCAAATTAGACATTATTCAAAAAGTATTTAAAGACCATAATCAAAATAGTGATAATTAAGAAGACTTATCTCAGAATACTAGACGGTGTATAAAGCAATAGGATAACAATTAAATTATTTAAAGGAATATATTATATACATATGGAGTTTAAAGGGTTTTTAGGATGTCAATAAGTAAAGAAAAAAGACAAGCAATTAAAAAAGAGGCAAAGTATTTAGAACAGAAGCATTGTATAAGGAAGACTCTAGAAGATGTTGGTTATGAAAATATGTTTAGGTATATGATAGAAGATTTAGATCATATTGAAGATATCAGCAATACCCAAAGTATGTATCTATTTCAATTAATATCTGCTTTACAAAACGCATTAGAAATTTATCCAAGGGTCTCGGATGCCTGAAGAATACAAGCAAATGAGTAAGAAAGACAAGTTACCCTTAAAGTATGCTTGTTTTCAGCCAGAAGTAAGACAACACATATCTCAAGTTCTTGATGGTATGGGCAACTCTAATGAAATTAGAGGACACATTGATGATCTTTATAAATTAGTAGAACATCAAATGATGCAACAAATGAGACAAGAAAAGCAAATGATTGCAATTAAACACATTGAAGCATGGAAAAGATATGATAAGGATATAAAGGAGTATAACCCTGAAACTAGAAGTTATAAGAAATGAACGATGTACTGAGGAATTATCTTAATTCTGATTTAAAATATAATTGTATAAAACAAAAAACTAAAAATAAAATATTTCATACAGAAAAACCCCATTCTGTACAACAACACATAAATGAACTGTATATATTAATAGAGTATTTACAAAATAAAGATTTGAAAATGGATGAGGTTGAATTAGATGAATTGGACTAATATTAAAAAATGGGCTAAAGATAAAGGGTATAAGGTTAATAGAGAAAAATCTGGAGATGAAGGCAATCCTTATAATTACGAATGGTATCTTATAGATAATCCTGAAAGAAAAGGCGCTATTAATAGTTTAAGTAAACTGGCTATGAATATTTATAATGATATAACTAATAACAAGCATATAAAGCATCAAGAAAGATATAGGCAACAGCAATTACAACAGGAAATTGATTATGTCTACAAAGCATGGTGAAGATAATAAAATTAAAAAACAATCTATTACTGTTAGTACTATTATAGGAAAAGCAATAGAAGCGGTGGTTGCATATATTGTTTTATGGTTCTTTGAGCCAGTGTGGAAGAAACTGGTCAAATGGTGGGAAAATAAAAAGGATAAAGAAGATAAATGAGTGATATCAAATTAATCAGCGTAACTCCAGAAGCAGAAAAAAATATAGCCTATTGTGCTAGAGTGTCTAACCCAAACAATCAAGATAATGACAATATATCCGGTTTGCTTAATTACTGCATTAAACATAAGCACTGGTCTATATTTGAAATGGCATTTATGACTATTGAAATTAATACTAATAGGGGTATAGCAGCACAAATATTAAGGCACAGAAGTTTTACATTTCAAGAATTTAGTCAAAGATATGCTGATACAACGCATCTTGCAGAAGAAATACCTGTATTTAATTTAAGAAGTCAGGATAATAAAAATAGACAAAATAGTATTGATGATGTAGATCAAGACATAGTATTTAAATGGAATAGACAAATAAGAGAGCATTTTGCTAGAGCAAAAGGACTGTATGATGAAATGATTAAAGATGGGATAGCAAAAGAATGTGCTAGATTCGTACTGCCTTTAGCGACTCCTACAAGGTTATATATGAGTGGCAGTATTCGTAATTGGATTCATTATATAGAACTTAGAGAAAAAAACGGAACACAAAAAGAACACATGGATATTGCCTTGGAGTGTAAAAAAATATTCTGTAAACAATTTCCAATTATATCTGAAGCATTATCATGGATAGACCCTCAATCAACCAATTAATGAAAAGTAGTATAAATTTTTGGAAAAATAAACACAAACATCCTTTATATAGTTATGATAATGTAAACAAGAATACAAAGAAAAATTATTTCCGGCGATAGAAGAATTTTTTTTAATAATGAATATTGCTATCATAAAAATATGATTGAATTAAAAGATAAAAGAGGTTTATTTAAAAAACCCAGACAAGTTATAAATAAAATTAATTTCATAATTGACAACAGAAATATATACCCTTCATACGAAGGGTGTTTTAATAAAAGTTTAGATTACATACTAGATATAAATCAAAGATTACACATTGGTCTTAGTCATTATTATTTAATTAAAAACGCACCTACGGTTTTAGGCGCAGGTTCTTTAAAAATTAATAAAAGTGGTAAGGTATATTATATTGATAATAAATCTGGACACTATCAGCCTACAAAAGAACAGTTTAATCAAAGTATTATTTTATTAAATGAGAATATAGATTTAACTTTATGCGATACCTCAATGCTCTCATGGAAAAATGAAGAAGATAGAGAATTATATTACAAAGGGTGTCTGGAGAATAAAGACAATGATTCAAGTTTTTCCAAATATTTGAAACCATATTCTCTTGCTCAATTTAAAAAAGTAACTTCGATTAATAATTTTAATAGCGAAAGATATCTAAAATTAAATCCAGATATAGAAAGAGTTAGCAAAGCAATGTTCCCAAACGATTTAGAGAAACAAATATTGTATGCTAAATCCCATTTCTATCTACATGGACAATACGAAGATGGTCGATTCGTATAAAGTACAGTTGACAAATTGCCGATATTATGTATAATAACTGCATGGAGGTAAGATATGAGATTTGGTTTATGTTGTATTTCTTTAGATTTACAAGAACTTGATAAAACTCTCAAGTTTCAAACGATGACTTATAAAAGATTTAGCCAATTAGATCGTAGTGAAGCATTGTCTATATTGGGTGATCGAATACTTAACAACATGAAAGTTACTGATGCAACAATACAACATTGCGCCAACAATAATTATTGCTATAGGATCAGTAGTAATCTTTTTCCTCTCATTACTTATGCTAATGCCGATATTAATCTGGATCAACTTCCAAACTACCAGCAAATAGAAGAATCCTTTGATAAAATTGCTTACACTATTCAGCAAACTAATGTTAGGGTTTCTTGTCATCCAAGCGAGTTTAATGTCTTAGCATCGACAAATACCGAGGCAGTAGATAAGACAATTACTGAATTAAATTTTTACAGTAGTTTTCTTGACAGAATAGGTTGTTCTACCGATTATAATTGTCCAATGAATTTACACATCAATAATCGACAAGGAAGTAACGATGAAGTTGTGGGAAGATTTATACAAAATTTTAATAGACTTGACGATAATTGTCGTAGCCGTCTGGTTATTGAAAACGACGATAAACTTAATTGCTGGTCTGTAAAACAATTAATAGAAGACTTTTATCCTAAAACTAATATACCAATTACATTCGATTATTTACACCATCACTGCCATCCAGATGGCTGGACAGAGCAACAAGCATTAGAAGAGTGTTATCTTACATGGCATGAATATAGACCACTATTTCATTACAGCGAAAATATACCAGATCACCCAAACCCTCGCAAACACGCAGATTATGCAGAACATACCTTTAATACATATGGATTGGATTTTGATATAGATATGGAAATAAAAATGAAAGATAAAGCAATATCAAAGTATATAGAAGGTGTATTAGTATTATGAGTAGTTGGTTAATAGCGTTAACTGGCTGTATATATTTATATGTTAGTTTAGAACAATTATATAAAGGAAATCCGGGGATGTTTATAGCGTACTTAGGTTATGCTTTTTCTAATATAGGTCTATATTTACTGGCTTCAAAATAAAAAGGAGTTCCAATATGAAAGAACCAAAAAGAATACCTCTTGATCCAACAACACCTAAAATACCAGATGTAAAAAGGATACCTATGCCAAGCATTGAAAAAGAATTACATGATATTATAGAAAACTCAAAAGAATATTTAAAACAAACACCTAAAAAACAAGAATAATACTTACTCTACTAAATCTTGTTGAGATATTTTTTCTATAGTTGCTTTTGTTTTTTGTATCCATTCAAGATAATCACTAATTCTTGTGTGACCAGATTCATCACCATAATCAGAATTACCATTTCCGTCTTTAGCAAATACACATGAATTAATGCCCGCTAATTTATTGTCTATAAATAAACCACCACCGCTATCACCGGGAGTTATTAAAAATTCTAAAGTAGTTTTTTGATCTGTAGTAGAGCATAATAATACGTTATCTCTTATTGAGTTAATAACATTTGAGCCAGCCCTTTTCTTGTTATCAAATTTTTTACTATCATAACCAGTAATAAAAGTTCCTGCGTAACCATACCCTGCTATACTACACACCTGATTTAACTCGTCTTTTTTCTTATATAAGTCTGGATAAAAATCTAATTTGATAGGAGTTGCTAATTTAATTAAAGATATATCATTTGAACCAAATTCTTTGGGCTTAAAATTTATATGTGTCGCAACTATACTAGCGACATGAGGTTTACCATCGTGTATCACAGTAAAAGTTATACCATTGGCAACAACATGAGCCGCTGTAATAACGTAATAAGGATCAATCACAACACAAGAACCGCTATAAGAACTATTTAATTCATCATTCATATGTCCTATTAATTTTAAAACACATTCATGTTTTTTACCATAGTCAAGATACTGCTCATCTGAGTTATCTGGGTCTATCGTTCCTGCTAAAGTAATAGTAGAAGAAAATAGTAGCATTATTAAGAATAGTATTTTCATGCCACACCTTTATTGTTTTATATATTATAGTTCTATTAAGAATACACCAATTAAGTAAAAAAACTCAAGATATGTCTTGACATTGACGATAAGTATGTTATACTGTTATTATCAGTTTATTTCACAGGAGAACGATCAATGCCTAAAGGTAAAAAGACTTGCGAAAAATGTGGACATCAGTGTGGCCCAAGAGCATATATGTGTCCAGAATGTCAACATCCTTTTGTTTTTGCGGTTCAAAGCAAAGAGAAAAAAACTACAAAAATGATTAGGAAATTTGATTGGAGAGAGTTAGAAAAGGGAGATACTATTAAAGCCACAGGAGGCCCATATTCTGTGGTAGACGGTGAATTTATTCCTATGGGATGTAGAGGTAGGTTTACTGTCATAAGCGTTGATAAGAACGGGGTTATAGCCTATGGATCAAAAGAGGGCGGCTTTTGTCACATTTGGATGGGAGAAGACTCTCAATGTGCTTTAACTAAAATTTGGAGAACTAAGCACAGGTTAGTAAAATTAAAGAAAAAGAATCTCCAACAGGTGTAATTATAGATAGTTATATTATACATTGGAGATTATAAATGGCAAAAATACACAAAGACAAAGATAGCATAAGAACTATCGAAACTCCATCTCCGTATGGAAGTCACTCTAGTATGGTTGTTAATTTAGACGCTGAAGCAAGAGGACACAATGTTCCATCAGATAAAGTTATTTGTAAAGATGAAAGAGGATATTACATAACTTATAAAAACAGACTAGATAGTGGATTAGCCGACCCCTGCCGCTATGCTTGTCCATTGTGTAGATTTAGTGATCTTAATATAGTATTTACTGATATGCAAATTGTAAACAAGAGTTCAGTGTTTGCAGATGCTATAGCAATTTTAAAATAAGGTTGACAAAAACACAAGTTATCAATATCATAAAACAGGAATATTGTTTTGGTTGTGGCGACAATGCAATATTATTTATTTTAAATACGCCATTAAAGTTTAGAGGTAAAAATGACTAAACAGGATCGTGTTATTAACTATCTAGTTAAGGGTAGAACTTTGAGCCAACATAGCGCAGCAAGTATGTTTGATGTTGGCAATCTAAGGGCAACTATTAGCGATATTAAACCTATGCTAAAATCAGAGGGTTATCTGGTCACTAAGTCTACAGGTAGGAATGGTGAAACAAGATATGGTGTAACTACTACCAAAAAGCGTAAACAAAAAAGCACTAGGCGTTAAGCCGAATAATTAGCGTCCCTATTAAAGCCAAGGGTGTATCATCAAAAATCTATACTGATACAGATGGTTAGGCTTGCTATCACGCTATTTATTTTTATATAAAGGTCTACTATGAATAGAATACATCCCGCTACATGGATTTTATGGGGATTATTAATGATTAGTATAGCGACAAATTGGCTGCAACATTCTCAGATAAAAAAACTTGAAAAAGAGTTGCAACCTGTTATAATTAGACAGAACATTGAGGTTTTCACTAAACCACCAGAAGGCATTAGATTTATATAAGGGGGCGTACTGGTATCGACAGATAAATAGAAGTATAGATTGCATCGACTGGTTGATCTAAAGGCCAGTTTAAAAATAGATCACATTTTAATTGCCGATACTTCTGTATTAGCACTCGCCGCTTAGGTGGGAGGGGTTACATAAACCTTTTTACCCAATTATGTTGACTCCGATAATCGGATAGGGAATTATACCTGAATTAAATATAAAGATAAGTGTAATCACTTTGCCGTTGGAAAGACAAACAGTTTTGTCTGTAGTATTAATAACAACAGACTAACGATGTAGAAGTTTATATGGAATTTATACTGGACAGGGGTTCGACTCCCCTCGCCTCCACTTATGAAAACTAAAGCAGTCTTACTATCGTTCTTCTTGCTTTTAAATGCCGTTGAAATAGTTCGGCATAATCAGGTATTCAGATTTTTAATAGACGGCAGACCGAAGCAGATAACATACTTTCATAGTACGTTCATGTTTACCCATATTGAAATCGAAGTTACTGAACCAGAGATAAGAAAAGATTGTGCCGCTTTTCAATGTATGAATATATATATATTTTTTGAAAATTTCCATTTACACAATACAATTCATTGGAGATATATTAAGTTTGTAAAAACATAAGGTGTATAGTAATAGTGTTACAACACACTATAACTTGGAGAAACATCTGATGTTTAAAAAATCTAAACAGCATTTGAGAGATAATGATATGACATATTTACAGCATCTCAGATTTGCTTCAGTCTATGGTTTTAAATGTATAATTGCTGGGTGTTTATTAATTTTCCATTCAATTATCCCCGCATGTTTTTCTAAAGCCGGTGCTAATCTAACAAACAAATTAAATACAGTTTTTACAGATCAAAACGAGTGGTTAAAAGTAAAAGATAAGATTGAAAAATTTAATAATATATATAAATCATAAGTCAAAAACGTGAATAATGCCAGATTCTAGATTATATAAACCTTGCTTGGGACATAAACACAATTCAGAGTATTATAATAAAGCATTGAGAGATAAAGTATACGAAAAATATAAACAAGATTTTGAAAGGTTCGGATATGATCCTAAGTAAAACATATGCTATATTGTTTATAGCAATACAAAAAACAGGAACAACCAGTATAGAAAAAGCATTACGAGAGTATTTATATCCGCATGTTGTATCTAGTACAGTTAAAATCAAAAAAAGACCAAACTTTAGGTATAAACATAATTCAGCAGAAATACTTGCTGATTGTCCAGAAATAAATTCTATTTGGGATAAGTTATTTAAATTCTCTTTTGTTAGAAATCCTTGGGATTTATGTGTTTCTCATTATTTTTACAGACAGAGGGAGGGACATGAAGAAACAATCGACACTCCTTTTAGAGAATGGTTGATGAATGATAAAAAACGAGAACCTATTATGTGGCAAGCATCTACACAATATGACTGTTTAACTGTGAATGGTGATTTAGCAGTAGATTTTGTAGGAAAGTTTGAAAATTTACAAAATGATTTCAATAAAGTTTGTAAGCATATGAATATAACCTCAATACAACTAGATAATTGTAATAGTACTAAGCATCAACACTACTCAACATATTATGATAAAGAAACTAAAGAACACGTTTTTAATCTGTTCAAAAAAGACATAAAGGCTTTTAATTATGGGTTTTAATTTTGTGTTTATTATACCTTCTTATAACAATAAAGATTGGTATGAGTACAATATTAAGTCAATAGCAAAACAAAAATACGATAATTGGAGAGTAATATATATAGATGATCACTCTACTGATAATACATTGAAATTAGTAAAAGACTATGTGAAAAATTTAGGCTTAACTAAAAAATTTACTTATCTACAAAACCCAAAAAAAATAGGGCCAGCAGGATCAAGATATCAAGGGTATATGAATACTAATGATGATGAAATATGCTGTATGCTAGATGGAGATGATTGGTTGTACGGAGATAGTGTTTTAAATATTTTAAACACTGAATATGATGCTGGATATAATTGCACTTATGGTTCGTATCTCAGCACGGGTACTAATATGTCTAGACCTAGAAAAGATTTTCGTAATATTGTTCATCGTCAAAAATCTTATAGAAATACTATGTCAAACTCGGCATCTCATTTAAGAACTATGAAGAGTCAATTAATCAATAGTATAAATCCATCCCATTATTTACAAATAGATAATCAATGGATACAAGTAGGAACAGATATGGCTGAAATGTTTTATGTTTTAGAACAAGAAAACAGCAGACCTAAATATATTGATAAACCAATTTATGTTTACAATACAAATAATTCTATACGGTATAATACTTCATACTATCATTATGTTGATAATATTAATGGTGTAAATGATGCTATATGTAACTCAGAAATGAGAGTCTATAGGGAAAAAGTGAATGATTTTATCAAAAATGCTAGGTAGCATAATCATATTATCAATGAGCAAAAGTATTCATAGAAGAAAATTTATGAATTTTAAGATGAAAAATATAGGATTAAATAATTACTTATACTTCAATGCAATAGATGGTAAGAAATGTAAATCGTATAACGATTATGAAAATTACTGTAGAAAAAACCATCAGAAAATTTTAACTGGAGATAAAGGCGCTTTTGGATGTCTATTAAGTTACCAGATGTTATTTAATCACTTACTAACAGAAGAAATAAATTCTTGTTTAGTAATAGAAGATGATGTGTATTTTCATAAAAAGTTTAAAGAAAATTTAAACAATCTATATTTAGAGAATATATTTGATCAGTATGATTTAATTTATTTTGGTTACAATAATTACTCTCTATCTACAGTTCAACAAACAGCGATCCAAACCAATCAAAAGAATATACCAGTATCCGAAAACAGAAAATTTATTACTTGTGGAACATATGCTATTTGGTATTCATTGAAAGCAATACACAAACTGTCAGACAAATTAAACAATTTAGATTATAGTGAAATAGTACCAATAGATCATATTGTTTGGAAGGAAGCATCTAAACTTAAATCCACTATATTAAATCCACCTCTTTGTATTAGTGAGATTAGAGATAGTGATATAAGAATGCCTAGAAATATGCATGGTTTTTGGAAGAAAAAGGGATTTGATCTTCAAGATTACATGAATATTGATCAATATGAAAATTTTATGTAAAGATTTAACAAATATTAGTTATTAATTGATAGGATATCATAATGAGTAAAGACACAGAATTAAAAATTCTAAAACTAGAATTAAAACAACAAGAAATTTTGGAGAAAAATTTAGCAAAAAAAATACAAAGATATGAACATGCTAATAAATTAGTAAGAAATACTATAGCACAACAGGATATAGACGACCTAAAAACAGAGCAAGAAACTGCCCAACTTCAAAAAGAAATTTTGTCATCAAAAATAGAATCTATACAAGAGTTATTTACTGGTGATTCCACTAAAGATTGTGATTGACAATTACCGATGAATAGTATATACTGCAAGTAACAGGAATCACAGGACACAGGATATTATAATGAACAGTACAGAATACGTTATGTCTATGATCAACGAACTGCGTAACAACAGTGGTACTATAGCCAAGCAGGAAATCATTGCCAAGTATTGTAAAGCAGGTAAAGAGGAGGATAACGGAGATCAACTTCATGCTAGAAACGTATTGAATCTAGCACACAATGATTATCTTATGTATGGCTTAACAAGTAGTCAAGTTAAGAAAAGATCAGACCTGTTTTTCGGAGATTGTGAACCGGGATATGGCTTGTGTCAACTGTTCAGTGATTTGAATATTAGAAGATTTACAGGACATGATGCTATTAGAATTGTAAATGCTTATATTAATAAGCATCCAGAACAAGAAGAACTTGTTTATTGTATTTTAGACAAAGACCTTAAAACTAAAGTTGGCGTAAAACTTATCAATAAAGTTATACCCGATTTTATTCCAGAGTTCAGTGTCGCTCTTGCAGAAAAGTATGAACCTAAATTAGTGGAGTGGGAAGATGAGTGGTTTGTTTCAAGGAAACTGGATGGTGTTAGATGTCTCGCTATTGTTGATCATTTTGGCAACACTACCTTCTATTCCCGCACAGGAAAAGAGTTCCTTACTCTTGGCGTGGTCGCTGATAGTATTAGTGCTTTGGGACTTACTGACATAGTGTTTGATGGCGAACTATGTTTAGTTGATAAAGATGGTAATGAAGACTTTCAGGGTATTATGAAACAACTTCGCAAGAAAGATCACACTATCGAGAATCCTTCTTATAAAATCTTTGACATGATGACACAAGATGAGTTTAAAGCAAAGAAAAGTGAACACAATCTTTACCAGAGATATAAAGAATTATTATTTACTATGGAAGACAACGAGTGTCCCTGTCTATCTGTGTTAGAAATGGAGATAGTAAATGATGACGACCATTTCCAGCAGTGGGTATCTAAAGCAGATGTTAACGAATGGGAAGGTGTCATGCTACGCAAAAATGTTCAGTATAAAGGTAAGCGTAGTAAAGACTTACTTAAAGTAAAAACTTTCCATGATGCTGAGTATGAAGTGTTAGATACTGAAATAGGTATGTTTCCTCTAACAATAAATGGTAAAGAAACTGAAGAAGAGATGCTTTCTTGTGTATATATCAAACATAAAGATAATACAGTTAGAGTGGGTAGTGGATTCTCTATAGATCAGAGACAAGACTTTTATAAAAATCCTGATGCTATTGTGGGCAAGATTATAACAGTACAATACTTTGAAGAAACTAAAAATCAAGAAGGAGGTATTAGTCTTAGATTTCCAACATTTAAAATACTACATGGGGATATGAGAACAGTATGATCATATCGCATACCAAAAAATTCATATATTTTAAAATTGGTAAAACTGCTGGAACATCCACAGAAATGTTTTTTGAACAATTTTGTGATAAAAATATAGATATAGTAGGATGGAGAGGAAACCCCCCAATCCCTGAAGGCACAACATTTTGGAACCATATGAAACCCTGTCACGTTAAACCTTATGTGACTGAAGAGCAATGGGAATCATATTTCAAATTTGCTAATATTAGAAATACTTGGGACAGAATGGTTTCTAAATTTTTTTGGATGAAAAAAAGAAATACAATAGATAGTGATTCTACTTTTTATGATTTTGTAAATAGTAAGTTTCCAATAGAAAATTTGTATAAACATTATCAATGTAAGCAAAATATAATGAATGCTTTTATAAGTTTTGAAAATCTTAAAGAAGATATCCAATATGTTTGTGATAAACTTAATATTAAAGAAGATATTACTAACCTCCCGCATGTTCATCAATCAGATCATAAAAATTACCGAGAGTACTATACTGAAGAAACAAAGAATATTGTTCTAAATAGATACAAAGAGGAGATAAATTTTTTTAAATATGATTTCTAAACCAAAAAAAATACTAATATTAGCAAGTATGCGAAGCGGTAGTTCATTTTTACTCACACAATTATGCAATGGATTATCAAATGTTTATAATCTGGCTGAGTTTTTTAATAGATCTAAATTCCATATAGATAAACACTTAGAAGATATAAAAAAATATATAAAACAAAATAAAATAGAAAAATTATATCTATATAAGGATTTTCTAGAAAATGTATCTAGTATGCAATACAATCCCGCCTATTTAGATATAGGTGTGATAAATCATAGGCACTTATCTGTAAAACTGGATGAGTTAGCAGATAAATACGAATATGTGTGCATGAAGTTATTATATGGTCAGAGCAAAGAAATTAATAAAATAATAGAAATGGTAGACTTTGTTATATTTTTAAATAGAAAAGATGTTTTAGCACAGTTTATTAGTTTAAATAAAGCACATAAAACAGGCTTGTGGAATGTCAATAGAAATACGTTAAAAAAGAATCCAACAATATTAAATAATAATCAAGAAGTTAAAATTTTATGGAATAAAGAATATTTCATATCTTATGCTGAAACACATAAGAATATATTGAAAGAATACTTGGAGATATATAAACAATGCACAAAACCTAAAATTTGGCTATCTTATGAAGATATAGTTAACCAGAGTACCGACGAACTATATAAACTATTGTATGAAACAATCGGTATAAAGTTAGAAACAAATCATAGAAAATTAAGAACAACATTAAAACAATCTAAAGACAATATGCAAATTGAAGATAATTTTATCAACAAAGAAGATTTCTTAAAAGATAGTTTGTCCATACAAAAATACATTTCATATGAGTAAAAATAATTGGACGGTAATAGCCTGCTCAAATCACAAAAATGAATATTTACATTTAAAATATTTAAAAGAATCCAATCCAGATGCTCAGATTATTAAATTAGATTTTACAAATCCAAATCCTCTTGCGGGTTTTCAATGCGATATGATAGTTAGAGATTGGTTCTTATCAAAGCCTTCTAGGATAAATAATATAAAATATAATAATGTTGCTTTAGTAGAATATGATGTATTAATAACTCAACGATTACCTGATATTAAACTAAACAACGAACTATTATGTCATAAAAAAATGATACCCGAAACATCTGCAATATGGAGAAATTGGCCCCATATATTAAGATTAGAAGAATGGAAAAAATATGCGGTTGGATGTATGCCTTTTTCTTTATATTTCATGTCTAAAAACTGTTTAGATATTTTAATAAATAAAAAATATGATCAAATATACAAAGAGAGAATGTGTTGCGAGGTAAGACTTCCTAGTATACTTAATCGTAATAAAATTAAAATCGAAAGTCACCCATCACTAAGAAATATTAAATTCATAGAAAATAATAAATCTTTAGAATTTAATATAAACACTCCCGGTTTGTATCATCCTGTAAAATATTCAACTGAAAAGTTTACAAATTTAAGGACATAAACAATAAAATATAAAAGACTCAAGTAATTGAGTTGACAAGACGATAACAGTAATGTAGAATGGATAGTATCACATTTGGAAACTATTTGGAGACTGTTATGGTAATTGCATTAGAAACTAAACCTGAGAAAAAAACTACATACTGTCGCTCTAAAGCAGACGACTTTTTTAAGACATTCCCTGTAGAAAAAGTAGAAGCATATAAGGAGTATTGGGAAAGTGTACGACCACAGAATCATGGCGATATTTTTAGGCGTTATCTGTTTGCTTACTGTTCTGTTCATACAAGTTGGCAGGGGAATTGTCGTGGCTATGAAGCCATCAAGCAGTATGAAGAATGGATCGACGACAAAGAAAAACTCCTATCTAAATTAGCCAATTCAGGAGTAGGTCTGCACAACAATCGTACAAAATACATCTGGGATTTTGCAACACAGTTCTGGGCTAAACCTACTGACTTTTATTTGACAACAAAAAAGTATCATGTTAAAAAACGTGATGAAATTGTAAATCGAGTGACTGGTTTAGGTATGGCTAAAGTATCTTTTGCTCTAGAAATGATTCATCCAAACTTCGCCAGAGTTTTATGTGGTGATGTACATCAATTAAGACTTTACGACATGGAGCATTTATCTTATAATAAGAGTAAGCAAGGAACGCAAAAGTACAAGCGCATGGAGCAACACTGGAGCGTAAATTGCGGGAAAATAAAAGTGCCTTCTTATATTGCTAGATGTGTTTACTGGGATGCTCTACAAGATAAAGAAGATAGTAGATACTGGAGTTATGTATTAGAAGCATGATTAAAAAATTTACAGTTTGTGCAGAAAGAAATTGTGGAACTAACTATATAGAAAGACTCATACCTAAAGTATTTGATTTAAAATATACTTTTGACTTTGGGCCAAAACACTTTATGGGTTGGCATGATCAAGGCATGAAAGATTCTAATGATACATTGTTTTTATGTGTAGTAAGAAATCCTTATGATTGGTTATCTGCTTTATTTGAAAGCAAACATCATGTGCCTTTTCATATGAAGACATTTGAAAGTTTTTTGTTATCAGAATGGTATTCTATACATCATGGAAATAGACATCCCGATTATGGTAAAGAAAGAACTGATGATAGATATTGGAAAGATAATTCTAGACATAAAAACATTTTCCAAATGAGAGAAAGAAAATTATTATATCTGCACGATACTGTGCCGTCAATGAACAATAATCATTACCATATAAGGTATGAAGATTTATGTAATAATTTGGAAGGTGTTATTGCAAGTATTTCCGAAGTGTTTTCTATAAAAATAAAAAATAAAAATTTTGAAAAAACAAAACACAAACAACCATACAATATAGAAAATAGACATAAAGATATTATAAATAAAAATATTAATTGGGATGTCGAGTCTTTATTTAATTACCAAAAAAATCAAAGGAGATATTAATGTCTAACGGAAAAGGAGATAGAAATAGACCTTTAGGTATTGATTTCAAAACTTGGTCACAAAACTATGAAAGAATTTTTGGCGATCAAGAGCAAAACGATCAAGAAAATGATACAGAAAATGAAGAGCAATAACTATGTAGCATTGTGTCTGTTTTGTAGAGATAGACCTGAATATGTGAAAGAGTGGGTGGAATATCATTTACATATTGGCATAGATAAGATATGCATATATGATAATTGCGAATATGATAAACAGATACTTTATGACTCATTGGTTTTGTATATAAAAAAAGGATTAGTGAGTATTATTTCTTGGCGTAAAGATAATCAAGATGGTAAACAGTTAAGAGCGTATAAAAATTGTTTAAAAAGATTACATGGATACAGGTGGGTGGGTTTCGTTGATAGTGATGAATTTGTTGTGTTATTGGAAGAATCTAAAAATATTAAAGATTATCTTTGTAGGTATGAAGACGTTGATGGTATAGGTTTATATTGGCTAATGTTTGGTTCTAATAATCATAAATATAGACAAGAATCTGTTATCCAAGCGTATACTCAATGCTGCCCAAATAATCCTGCTAATCTACATATAAAATCTTTTGTGTATCCTATGAGGGTGCTTGACATATGTAGTCCTCATGGTTGTACTACACAAAGAGGAACTGTTAATGTAGATAAGCAAAGACTTATAAATTTTTACGGCCATACTCTTAAAGACGAAAATAAAACAGAACCAATCATTGACAGAGTGATGCGAATTAATCATTATTATACTAGAAGTTATCAAGATTTTTTTGAAGATAAAATGTCTAGGTCTGGAGGATGTAATACTAAAAGGGTGTATAAAAAAAAGGACTACAAAAGTGTTCAAGCAGAAAAAGTATTTAATGACGATATAATTAAACTATATAGCAGAATTAAAGGAGAATAAGATGCAACATGGATTAATGGATGTTTTAAGTGTTATATGGATAAAATACATAATAGATATTGCTATAATATATACCTTATTTAGTATAGTTAGAGATAAAAAAGATTAATTGGTGTATTATTGTTTGTGAATACAAATACTCGACTTCCCTTTTGAGGTAAATATTATGAAAAAAATTAAGAAGTCCGAGGAAGCGGTTAAGGATATAATAGTAATAAAAGGTCAAATTACTTCTATCGAAAATAAGATAGAAAACTTTCTAAAAGATAACGCCCAGACCTTAATAGATATTGATGAAAAATTATTTAAAGGCGATGTATAATGAAATCATTATTTAAAGATAAAGAGAATGGTATGATATTTGGCGTTTGTTCCGGTATTTCTAACGCCACAGGCATTGATGTTAGTATTATTAGATTGTCTGTAGTTTTTGGAACTATTGCTTCTGGTTCTATTTTACTATGGATATATTTACTTTTAGGAATATTGCTTCCCAAGAAGAAGTGATGTTGCAAATATGAGTAGATCATTTTTATATATTATCCTTTTAGTCTTAGTAAGTGTGATTGCTTTTAGAAGTGGCGTTACACAAGAGAATCCAAAACCCGATACTAATATAGTTGATATAGATAATCAACCTGTTGTTGTTCCTACATTAGATACTAATTTTGTATACGACGATTTGAAAAAAGCCAAAGCGATAGCATCCACGCATAAAAGAAAAGTGATTGTAATATTTGGTGCTGAATGGTGTCCTTACTGTAAAGATTTGAAAAGAGCATCTAAAAAGATTAAGCAGTTTAAGGATTATATTATTTGTTTTTTAGACACAGATAATAAGGATAATAATAGTAATGATATTAATAAATATAGACCTAGAAGTTTACCTACATCTATACTAATTGATTTAAAAGGAAATGAACTCTCAAGGAAAATAGGATATAAAGATAAGGATTACTCAAAATGGTTAGATTCTTTACAGCAATATTAACTATATGGTGTTATTATGCGTTATCCATTTCATCATTTCAATATTGTCTCGGTAATGAGACTGTTGAAGTTAAAACTTTTTCAGAAATGGAACCGAGATCAACGCCGATAGTTTTAGATATTTTTGAATTAGAAGATAAAAAACATTTAGAAAAAAATTCTATCTATAATCAAGTTATAACTTGTTTTGCTAAACCATTTGGAAACAAACATGGTAGAAGCACCAACGCTCACGAAACAGTTCATGGTATCAATAACGCAATCAGTAATACAAGAAAAGGTTATAGGGCTTTCTATTCAGGGTGTTGTAGATGCGTATGGCTTAAAGAGCCAAATCATCTTAAAATGGAAGATATAATTCCTTACATACCTAATACTCTCAGAGGTTATAGATATACATTGTATTTTGTTAAGCAATTAAAGTCTTGGAACAATGTTTGTTTGTATCCAGTTGATGAGTGGAGTGCATATATCAGTGGTGCTGAGTGTGCAGTAGATGATCACATGAATAATATGTTAACTCAAAAAAATTACGATAGTGTGTCTGGTGCGTTAGAGTTTAGTATATATTGTACTGCTTTAGCAAAAGCGATAAAAGAAAAACAACCAGATTATTGGCAAAATTATCCACAATTTAGAAATACTATTCAGTTTTTTTTAATCCGTTCCGAAAAAGTTTTTTTTGAAGGCAGAACCATATTCCCTTCTAGTGGACAAGATTCTCTATTAAATAATTTGCAGAACAACAAAGATGCTAAATTAATAAGAGATTTTCTTATAGAGGAATTTGATGGAGTATTTATTCAATGAAGTTAATATTTCCAAATATGTTTACATTAATAGAAATGCATAATAAAGCAAGGGGAGATAATTGGTGGAAATTAAAACCATTAGAACCTGATAATAAATTAATGATGTATGCTCAAGATTGGGCTTTATATATGTCTCAAAAAGAGAGGATGTATCATAGTAAAATTAAAAACATAATGAATTTAGGTTTTAATTCTGCTGGAGAAAATATAGCCTATGGTCAAAAAAATGAAACAACCGTAATGAAAACATGGTTGAATAGTGCTGGGCATCGGGCTAATATAATGAGTAGCACTTTTACTCATATAGGATGCGGTTTCGGGTATTCTGATGACGACATATTATTCTGGTGTGTATGTTTCGGTAAAAAAAAATAAAGATATGGTATTGACAGTGACGATAACATAATGTATAATAGGAACAAGAAACTTTTGGACATGGAGATTTAAAATGACTAAAGTAATTATGACAACGAAACAGAAAAGGATTCGTTGTAGTGACGAAAAATTTTTAGAAGCAATATTTTCTAGTAAAACTTATGCAGAGATCGCTGAGAAGACAGGTCAAAAAGTCGCTAGCACTATGGCTAGATATGCTAGAGTTAAAAGAAGTTTATCTGAAAAAGGTGTTAGTATCCCAGATATGCAAAGAAAAAAAACAGAAAAGAATATTGATAACGTGAAGAATATGATTGAGATTGTTAGTAGATTAAAGGAAGCGTCGAATAGAACTTAATAAAATACTATTCGGGGTTGTAGTCCAAAGGCAGAGACAACGGACTTAAAATCCGTACAGTGCGGGTTCGACTCCCGCCAACCCTACTAAGGGCTAGTTATGAATAAAACATATGGTGATCTTTATTTATTTATAGAAAAAAAATTTGCCAGTAGGACTAAAAGAGAAAATATTCATGGATTTATTTATACGAAAAGATTCTTAGAAAAACATCAAATCTCTAATCCATCAAGAATTATTCAAATTTTATCTGATTTTGGTGCTGCGAGTGATTTGGAGGTTTTATGGAATGTTGCGGATAAAATACCAGATAACACTAGTATAGAAAAAGATATAGAGACCCCAATAGAGTATGCTATTAGAAATAATTATTACTGCAAATGGCACGAGGGCATGTGGGTTAGGTGTAAGAAAGAAGATAAAGGATCAATGCCTGATATCAGCACCGCTTATAAGAGAATGAAAATTTTTAGAACTGACGATGAATTATATTAATAATTACAGGAACAATAAGATGGAACGATCAAACAGACTATGTAATGCTTTTGCGTTAAACACAAACAGTAAATCTGTTATAAAAGGTTTTGAAATAATTACTTGCAGAGAAGTGAGTGATTATAGCGGAGGCACTATTATAGAACAGTTAAAAACAGCGGAAGACTTCTTAGGTTCTAATGAATTTGGTTTAGATGATCCATTTTACAGAGTGTTTGCTGTCTATAAAAACGATTATCATAGAGGAAGAAGGGCTATAGGTGACTACTGGCAGATTAAAGAGGCTACCAGTTTGATAGAAGAATTGACTGGTAATTCTGTACATATCTACTCGTATTGATTTTAACACAATTCTAACAATGCCGGACTCACCATAGTATCTTAATATGGGTATAATGAGATATCAGAACTTACTGTAAGTTTCTTACCAAAGTATCCATTGACAAAAGGGCAAATATAAATGTTTAACTTTTTCAAACGAAGTAAAAAAACTAAAAACAATAAAGGTTTTACTCTCATCGAATTACTGGTAGTTATTGCAATCATCGGCGTTTTAGTAGGATTGCTATTACCCGCTGTTCAGTCTGCCAGAGAGTCTGCAAGACGAGCATCATGCTCAAATAATCTAAAACAACAAGGTCTTGCTATGCACATGAGTTTAGACCAGAAGAGATATTTCCCTGCTGCTGCATGGACTATCGAAGCAAAGAATTTGTCCGAGACTCCTAGTTCGCTAGGTAATCCTTCACGAACAGAACATAGTTGGAGAGCATTTGTTCTTGCAAATTTAGAACAGGGTAACGTAGCAAACATTTATGACTTCAATAAACATTGGTGGCAAAATACTGCTGCTATTGCTACAGAAGCATCTGTATTTAAATGTCCAACCGCACTTCCTCCTAATGGTGGGTACGCCAGTGTTGATGGGCCTAGTAGAGATAGCGATAGTGCTGCACCGAGTTTAGACCCGAATATACTTGGTTATACAGACTATGAGGTGTTTACTGGAGTAAAAGATAAGATTTTTCCTGCTGGTAGCGATCCTTACGCAAGTAAAACTAATGATGATGGTTGCTTGATTAAAGATAAAGTAACTAAAGAGCAAGAAATTGTTGATGGTTTTTCTAATACTCTTATGATTGTAGAGTGTTCAAGTAGACCTGATATATATAAGGCTAGTAATGGTAAAACTGCTATTGGTGGTACTAACCAGTGTATTGGTTGGGCAGATTCATTAGGGCCATTTAAATTACATGGTGTTGATGCTAATGGTGATAAATGTAAAAATTGTTCTGGTAATGTACCATTCAATGTTATTAATGATGGTGAAGCATATAGTATGCACCCCGGCGTAATGAATTGCGTATATGCAGATGGTTCTACTAGAACTATTAATGATAACGTAGATTTAAGAGCATTTGCTGCTGCAATTACTCGTAATGGAAGAGAAGTAGGAAGTATTGATTAAAGATAAAAGTTTGTGGATTATTATTGGGTTGTGCTTTTTATATCTGGTGATGCTTCTCTCCGTTCCAAGGGGAGAAGTATCTAGTGAAGAAAAAGTAAAACAATGGAAACCTAGAGATTTTTATTTGGTCTACAAAATGTGGACTGATGAAGAATATAGGAATGTAAATGGTAAATAACGATTATTTGGTTGATACATCTTATATGGATGATTCTGGTAGTTACTGTGATTTCCTCCCTATTAAGGGAGAGGATAATTTGGGGTTTAAAAGTTTTAAATTAAAAACCAGAGCAAAAGAAACTTATAAAATACAGAAAAAATTAGCCAAGTTTAATTTGGCCCCACAAGCCATTACAAAGGTCTGTAAAATACCATACTCCTACGACCCTAATATTTTAAAATACTGGACTCCAGAAGAAACTGTAACCTCTTGGGGGTATGTTACAGAAAAAGCGAGGCTATTAGATATAGACGAAAAACCCTATGATAGACTAGAATATCTTGTAAGTATAATCAAAGAACAAACAGGACTTAAATTTTGGGATTGTCATTGGACAAATGTTGGCTATATTAATAATAGATTAGTTTGTATAGATACAGGAACAGAAAGTTTTACTCCATATTGTAATGCTTGGGGTTTTCTTGAACCGGGGCCAAAGTGTCCATATTGTAATGATTATCAGTGTTATTGTTCTAGTACTTATGAGGATGAATTATGCCATATATAAATGAAAGCGCAAGATTAGAGTTGGATGACTGTATAGACAATATGGTTGAGTGCTTAACGCACAACAATGAAGTAACCAATGAGGAATTTACCCTATTATTAGGCGAAATTAACTACTCTTTTAGTAGGATACTTGCTAAAAGTATGGGCAATATATCTTACAGTAAGATTGCTATGATTACTGGTGTATTAGAAAATATAAAGCAAGAGTTTTATCGTCGTATTGCCACCTCATATGAAGATAAAAAAATTATAGAAAATGGTGATATTAAAGAGTATAAGCCTCTATAATGAATACTGAATTTCAAAAAATTATTAAAATGCTGACAGAAACCAATAAAACTTTATCAACTATTGATAAAGAAAATAGGGATATAAAAAAGATACTTAAAAATTTAGAAAAACAAATTAAAAGTATATCCGATAGACTTGCAGAATTTGAAATAATTATGGATGCTGCTGAAATATTAGAAGACCAAGTAATCGAAGAGGAAAATATCTATAACACAGATTGGACTCCTTATGAGGATGAAGATTATCATCCAGAAGATTATGAGGATTACGATGATGAAGATGATACACCTCATGGATATTGAGGATTGGTTTGAAATAGAAGATGAGGAATTAGAATATCCTTTACTGCCGTGTGTGGATAACATTTGGACAGAATAAATTAACGCTTGACAACCTATGTATCCGATAGTATACTTAGGCTATCACAAGAAATTAACTTTTGGAGACTATCACAGATGAAACTCGCAGATCGTACAGTTGAAATTCACTCAAACGGTGTTGATGCAAGCAATCAGTTTAGTATTGCTCAAACAAGTAAAATGTTCAAGATTTTATCAGACTCATTGTATTCTGATAAAGTAATGGCAGTTATTCGTGAACTGTCTACAAATGCTAACGATGCTCATGTTGCATCAGGGAATAGAAATCCTTTCAAGGTTAGTTTGCCTACGCAAGCCAACCCTAACTTTACGGTGAGAGATTATGGTACAGGACTTTCTCAAGAAGACATGGAAGAACTCTATACAACTTATGGGGCTAGTAACAAGAATGACAGTAACGATTTTACTGGTTGTCTTGGTCTTGGTTCTAAGAGTCCATTTGCTTACACTAAGAGTTTTAGCACAACTTCTTTCTTCAATGGCAAAGCGTACAACTACATAGCGGCTATGGATGAAGGTGGAGTACCTAGTCTAAGTTTGTTTGGGGTCACTCATACTGATGAACCTAACGGTCTTGAAATTAGTTTTGCAGTCAAACAAAGTGATTTCCAAGAGTTTACTAATAAGTCTAAGAGAATCTTTCATTACTTTAAGACTAAGCCAATGATGGAGGGTGGTACTTGTAATCTTCTTCAGAACCATGCGTATTGTCACCATAATGTTATTATAGAAGGGAAGAACTGGCGTGTTGGTAGAATCTCTGATAATGATGACAAATATCCTAGCACATATAATAGTCCCGGTGCTGGTATTGTCGCTATCATGGGTAATATTGCGTACCCAGTAGATTCCGATAAAATTATCGGCAAAGAAGAACAAGAGCAAAAGAGTGATGCTATCCAGCGATGGAACAGAGCATTTAAGAAAGCAGATGTAGATAATTGGACTAACTTAGTCAAAGAGATTCTAAACTCTGGCATGTATCTTGAAATTACCTGCGATATTGGTGAACTAGAGATGGATGTTAGTAGAGAAGGTCTACAGTATACCAAGGGTGTTATTAAAACTCTTAGAGAAAAGACTCAAGATATTTATTTGCAACTCAAGAGCAATATGTCAACCAAAGTTGAAGAGTGTACTAATCTTATAGATGCTTACCAGACATATTATAAGTTGGCTGATATTGCTGGTGGATATACTGCTGGTGCAGAGTGGGTCGATCCAGAAGGTAAAAAACATGATTTGTCTGCTGGTGAAGATTTAGATTATAAATTAGGTAAGCATAAACAGTTGTATGTTATTAATTATCGTACTGCTAGTCATCGTTCCAAGAGAATGCTATATCTAACAGATAAAATCCATCATGAAAGTCTACAGGGTAGATCGTCTAATTATTGGGATAATAAGCGTAAGAGTAATCCTCTAGCCTTCTTTGTCTGCGATACTAGAAGTCCTGAAACTGCCAAGAAGATTGCTATTAGATATTGTAATCAGAATGATTGTATGGCATATCTTATGGTAGACACTCAAAACCCAGCAGAAGATTCTGGCGAAGGTTTTACTAAACTTATCAAAGATATTGGTGGAGAAGAGAATGTCAAGAATATCTCTGAGTACCGTAGTCTGCTGCAATCTAGCACCAAGGGAAGAACTGGTACTGGTGCTGGTATGATTAGTAAAGACGAAATCTTTCTACTAAAAAGTTCTAAAGATTATCAGCCGGATGAGTGTTCTGATCTTAGCGGTAATAATCTTAATGACTCTAATATGCTTAGTGAATTAAGTGATAGTCTGGTAGAAGAACTAGAAGATGCTGACCAAGTAATCTATGTTCCTATTACTAGATATGCTTCTGTTAGCCCTTATCCCGCCATTCATAGTATTTATAGTCTAGCAGGTAAAGATAACGTCTTAGGGGCTTTGCTATTCAAGAAATATAATATTTATGCTATCAAGCAAGGCTCTGTATCTAAACTACAAAAGCAAGGTATCAATCTAGTTTGCTTTAACAAATGGTTTAAGAGTAAGGCTGCAAAAATGTCTAAGAAATTAAGAGAAGAAGTAGGTAAGTATGATGCAGTCATAAACTACTGTGACAAAGAGTATTCTACTTCAGATTTTAAGAAGCAAAGAAGTTGGAGTAGTCAGCCTGAGCGTTCAGATAGAGTTGTAATGGCTAATCTTTTAAATATCTATGGTCTTGACTACAAAGACTATATTAAAAACGAGACAGTCACCAAGGCTATGGATCAATGGCTGCTTATGTACTACTTTGCTCAGGTTGCAAATAGTGAATACTTTAATCTTAGGGTATTTAGTAGGCAAAGACTTGAACAGCATGTAAATAATATAGCAGGTGAATACAACATCGTAGAAGATGCAAAAGATATTCACACTAAAATTCTTAAACTAGACAATATGCTTTGTGAATTTAAGAAACTATATGGTTACGAAGAATTGCCATCTGGTAAGAAATCACGCAGTCAGGAGATCATCAAGACCCTGCCTAAGATGGATGCTCTTAGAAAAATTCTTAAAGGTGCTATTGACAGTTCACCGATACTAAAGTATATTGTTAGTGGTAACGATGAGTTGGATATTGAGAAGATCAAGAATGATTCTCCTACAGATATTCACAACAATGGTTACTATGGTCGAGATAAATGGTTTGACAATGTTGAACTCAGCGAACTGAGAACAGCAGTAGGAAATTTGGTTTAGGTTTTATTCACAGGAGTTTTAAATTATGAGTGTTCCTTTTATGTGGGTTGACGGTAACTTAACGGTGATCTTAAAGAATAAGGCTCACCAAGTAATTCCAGATCATACTAATTACAAGTTAATTCTGGAAGCACTTCCAACAGCAACAGAAGATGAGTTGCTAGAACTGGTAGATATTGAAAAAGCGATTACTACCTTTAGTGACGGACAAGTATCAATCGTAAATGGCAAGGTGATGTTTGAGGGTGAAGAAGTTCACGGCAGCATCAGCAAGAGAATTATAGAGTTTATGAGTAAGGGATTACCCTTTGAGCCTCTTGTAAAGTTCTTGGAAAATCTTATGGAGAATCCAAGTATGCAGAGCCAGCAAGAACTGTATGACTTCTTGGAGCATGAAAATCTTCCTATCACTGAAGATGGGTGCTTCCTTGCATACAAGGCAGTCAATAGTGACTTTAAAGACAAGTGGAAAGGAACATTCGACAATAAGGTTGGTCAGGTCTGCGAAATGCGTCGAGCAAAGGTAGACGACAATAGAGGTAGAGGATGTTCTGCTGGACTTCATGCTGGGGCATTAAATTATGTTGCAAATTATGGCAATGTGGATGCTGGTGATAATATTGTGATTGTTAAAATCAATCCTGAAGATGTTGTTAGTGTTCCTAGCGATTGCAACTGTGAAAAACTTCGCACTTGTAAATATGAAGTAGTCGGTCTTTATCAGGGAGAACTACCGAAGCCTCTTTATAAGGCTGAATTTGAGGCAGACTCTTATGTTGATGAAGATGAATACTCAACAGTTTATGATGAGTACGACGAAGATTACTGGGATCAGTTTGAAGACGAAGACGACGAAGAATTTTAATAGCCTGTGATTTCCTGTGATTGGATGGGTGAGCAATTTGGGCTAAGGTGGTTCGACTCCACCACACCCTCTTTATATTATGATATGAATTTAAGTTTCATTCATAAAACTACGGGGTATAGTAAGATATCCATCATAATAAATAATTCTTTTTTAAAGTAAAAGGCAAATTATGCATCACGAACCAGAACATGAAGATTATGATGATGATGAATACAAATATTATCCTGATGGCGGGCAATTTAATGAATATAATGAACATGGATATCCCAAAGAATTTCAAATAGATTGGGCCGCTTGGGAAGAATGGCTTAAAGATGCTATGTCGGATATAATAAAAGAGAAAGACGATGTATGGTTAGTTGGTAATAACCTGCAAAACAAAGGTTCTTTAAGCGATAAATGCTTTGTATATCTAGGTAATAATAATTATGATGAAGCAATTTGGAAAATTAAATATTTTATCAATGATAAGATAGATCAGCAATATAAAAAACATATTCAATCACACGCATCTTATTTTGTTCAACAGCCAGAGTACTATAAAGGTCTGTACGATAATTTAAATTAAAGGTAGATATTATGGATCAAGACTGGTTAGAAATAGAGAATTTAGATAAATTGATAGACTTTAGCAGGCGACTCATCTATTCCAATTTTGATCCTAATAAAAGAGATCAAGAAGATCAAACCTTTTTTCAAAACCTATCAAAGTTCAATAACATAGAACTAGCAGAGATGAATGATATTTTACCTCACAAAGAAATTAAAATAATTTTTAATGAATTTATCATAAGAAAAAGACATAAAAAAACAAAACAGATCAGATTATTCATACGGGATGAGGATTACGAAAACATCTTGGAAGCAATAAATTCTAGGTTTGTATCAAATATTGTTCAGCGTATGGTTGGAAAAGGATTATTGGAAACTGCTTTTGATGCAGAACGTAATGACTTTATATTTTGGGTAAATAAAAATGAAAAAGATCAAGAAAATACTTAAAGCAAAACCTAGTAGCCACGATATTTACTATGAGTATATATGTCCTAACTGTGGTTTTAATCATTGGCTTAGTTCTGTTGAGGCTTCAACAAAAAACTACAAGATAGTATGTGATTGTAAATCTATCATTGTTCCAAAACCTATTAAAAATATTGAGATTATATATAAAGAAGGTAAAATTGACTTTTTCTCAAAAGAAAATGAGGAAAATGATTCTGCAAGCAATCAGGAGCAAAGACCTCAAACTTCTACAGAACCTAAGAAAATAAAGATTGATAAGAAAGTTCTCAAACAATGTACGGCTATTTTAGAACAATACGGTTTCGAGAAAAAAGAAGCATCAGAAATGATTAAAGAAATTTTTGATGAAACTAAACATCAGGATGTTAAAATATTGGTAAAATTAGCAATACAAAAGATTGGAGTAAATGCAGATGGGCAATGCGTATAGACCTTGTTCTTTTAAAGACGTTATAGGTCAGGATGATGTGGTATCTCGCCTGAGAATCCTCTGTGCTGGTAGTAAAAAAAATGATGGCGTTATGCCACACATATTAATAGACGGGCCTCCCGGCCTCGGTAAGACGACCTTATCTAATGCTATTGCTAACGAAATGGGTGTCAGTATTTATACAGTAAACGCTGCTATGATTCGTAGCCCTAAGAATATCATACCCTATCTTATAGGTATGACAACTAAATCTGTATTATTTATAGACGAGATACACAGATTACCTAAGTTAGTAGAAGAATTTTTGTATCCTGTGATGGAAGATTTTCGTATAGATATGCTTGTAGAAAATAAACCAGACTCTATTGATGTTCCAGTGTTTACTTTAATTGGGGCAACTACTAGTGGAGGTAGTTTAAGTCAGCCTTTTTATGATCGCTTCACAATTAAAGAGCATCTTTCTTTTTATAGTCTAGATGTCTTAGCAGAACTAGCAAGGTCGAATGCTGATAGAACAGGTATATCTTTAAGCAAAGAGCAGGCTTTTGAAATAGCAAAAAGAAGCAAAGGTACTCCTAGAATATTAAATGCAAGACTACAGTGGTATAAAAGTTATACAGAATACTATCCAGAAAAAAATGATATTGATGAAGTGTTTTCTAGCCAAGGTATAGATTGCAATGGTTTCGATGAAAATGATATTACATATATTAAGATATTAAAGAAAAATAGAACAATTCCTTTAGGTATAAAAAGTATTTCTAGCATGACAGGTATAGCACAAGAGACTATAGAGAATAGTATAGAGCCTTATATGATAAGAATGGGATATATACACAGAACACAAAAAGGTAGAATTATATCTAGAAAAGCCCCAGTATGAAAAACTGCTTATATTATTCAATGTTTATAGATAATGAATGGGATATGAAATATTATTCTATGGCATACTATTCTTTAAAGACTTTATCAGAAGTTTATGATAATTCTTTCGATGTTTTAGTTTTTTATTATCTTTATGATAATATTGATATAAATCATTTTAAATTAAATGATAAATATAATATATCTACAGATTTTGATTTTGTTAAGTGTGTGAAAACAGACTACACTAATAAGTATAAGGTCGTTCGCAAAAGACCTTACAAGCATGACTCATATATGTCTAAATGGTATCATTTACAAAAAGCGTTGCAGATGGGTTATGATAAAATTTTCTTCCTAGATTGCGACTCTATGTTTGTAAGAAATCCATCTGATTTTTTTAATAAATATGAAAACGGTAAGTTATGGACTTTATCATGTATTGATCCTGTTAATGATATATTATATCCTGATATTAAAAATATGAACAGTGGGCAATTTATAATTGACTCAAAATCTATTAGAAATAAAAAAAGTCTGTATAATAATATAGTCAAAAAGCGTATGTATCTCTCGAAGAAAGGTCGTAAACTTTTAGAAGCAAAAAAAATTGACGAAACAATGCTTGAGGGTTATGAGTATTTTAATGAACAGTATTGTGGTCAGTTTACTTTAATGGACATGGGATTAAAATATGAGGAACTGAATTATGAAGAGATAACCCATCCAGCAGACCCAGTGATATATAGAATTAATGGAAAGGATATTAATACAGAGGAGTGGCCTCGATATACAATTAATCTTAAAGATACTGGATCGTATATCTCTGACATACAAGAAAAAATATATGTTATACATTATTCTTCTGGTAAATCTATTTTTTGGGTTCCCTACGAGATGCAAACAAATCAAATGAGAATTGAATATTCTTATTTCTTTAAAAAAGAATTTGAAGAAATTGATAAGACAAAAGAAGATGAAGAAATTGATAAGACAAAAGAAGATGTAAAAATTACTAATAAAGTGTCTGATAGTTGGGGGTTGTTATTTACATGAGTGATTTAATACCAAAAGATAATATATGTCTAATAGCACACGATGATAAATGGCAAAAGCAAGAGTATGTTAATATGCTTTTTAGTAGCCTAAAAGGACAAATAAAAAGAGATTGGTTTGTTCAACATGCTTACTTTTGTTTACCTTTAGTTATGGGTAATCAGCATGGTTTCATTATGAAAAGTCTTTACGATATTACAGTTAACTGGAATGGGGGAAACAGTCCGAATGATGTTAAGGTTACTCATCATAATGATACAGAACATGCCGAGTTGAATGCTTTGCAGTCTATAAAAAGTCATTTCGGTATGGGTACAATAACAATACAAACAACATTTTCTCTACGTACTCCAGATGGTATTAATTTAATGACAATAAATCCGCCTAATCATTATATAGACGGTATTTATCATATGACAGGAGTTATTGAATCTGATAATTTAAGGCGTGATTTTACTTTTAATCTAAGGATAACAAGACCAAATTATAATATAAAGATTAAAAAAGGAGATATTTTAGGTTGTTTTATTCCTTACCCAAGACATTTCATAGATAACTTTACTCTCACCAATGTGATTGACATTTTATCTGAAGACGATATAACAAAAGAGAGAGAATGCGCTAAACAACATGGTCTGGAAAGAGCAGGTGCAGATCAACAAAAAAGACATAGAAATGGTAGAAGGTATTTTAACGGCGAAGATGTATATGGAAATAAATTTCAAGATCACCAAATTTCATTAGATTAAAAGGAAGCACATGGATAAATTCCCCAATACATTTAAAAATATTGATAGTCAAGATGAACTACAGACCGTGCGAAATTATTTAGATACTCATACCGATAAGTGGGGAGAAGTCAGCCAAAACAACTATTGGCAAGGTAGGACATTGTTTCATGACTCTATAGAAGATGGTAGAGTAAGAAATATAATCATAGATGTATTGTCTAAAGGCGTTGCTCATATGAAAGAGTCTATGAATATTGAAAAACCAATATATTGTGAGCATTTATCTATTGCTCGATGGCCTGTGGGTTACGAATTACAACCACATGCCGATGCAGAAAATCCTCCCGGTAGTCCAAAACATAATTTCCCTTGGAGAGATTTTGCGTTAGTTACTTTTTTGAATGACGACTTTGAAGGTGGTACTTTATTTTTCCCCGATCATAATTTAAAAATTGAACCTAAGCCTGGATATTCTATATACTTTCCGGGAACTTTAAAATATTTACATGGAGTAACAAAAATAACTTCTGGTGTTAGATATACTATTGCTTCTTTTTTAACCTATGATGAAAAATATAGTCATATAAAAATTAATGAAATATCAGTTTAAACTAGCGGTACTAGCCTCTGCTAAAAAACAAAAATATGTTGAAAGATTAAAAGATTTTATTTATAAGTATGGTTTTAAATTTACTAATAAAGATACTATAAATATTAAAATTGTATTTTTAGCTGAAAATGAAGAGGCTCCTGATTTCATATCAAACAATCCGCTTTTTGAATGGGTTGATGTAAAAGAAAAATTATCTACTAGGTTTATAAAGTATATAGAACAAAGTAAAGTGGACTATGAGTGGATAATGCAAGTAGATGATGACTCTAGTACAGACATAGACAGAAGTTATGAACTTTTAAATGATTTTTATGATTATGTTGATCCTATTATGTTCTTATGTTCTAGAACCCCAGATATGGACTATCATCAACAACTTATACTTAGAGAAATGGAGATTAAAAATATATTTTTTGGAAATATGGATATCAATAATTATAAAGATACTCCATACTTTATTCATAGTTGGGAGGGTTCTGTTTTTTCCTGCGGTGGAGCAGTGAAAATTAAGAATCATCCGATACTGCCTAGATATTTAGAATTAACCGATAAATATTTACCGGGATACGGAGATAATACTCCCGCTGTAGTTGCCAAAATATGTAAAGTACCTGTCGTAGAATCTTTATTTATGAGTGCATGGGCGCATGTTGAGGATTACTCTGCTGTAACACCAACAGGTAAACTGACTCATATTCATTATGTTTTAAAAGATTGGGAAGGATACCAAGATTTTATTGATAAAATGCAAGAAAATAGATCTGTAGTATTTAATACTAACTTTAAAGATATAGATAGTCTTAAACCAGCAGAATGGCTATTTGGTAGAAAAGATGGACAAGCCAACTTAGTATATGCAGCAATAACTTTGGATAATGATGGTAGCATAAAAGGTTATTGGTGCGACAATGAAAAATATTGGAGTCTAGAAGATGATGGCAAAATAGTATTTTTTAATAAAGATAAAGAGAAGACTACTGTTTTTAGTAAAATAAACAACACGGAATATAACGGCACTTTTTTACAAGATAATAAGACTATACATTTTTTAAAAAAGACAATGAGATGATTATATATATAGATATAGATAATACAATTTGTAAACTACCTACAGATAGTCAAGACTATTCTGAAGCCTCTCCAATTTACGAGAGGATTGCCAAAATGAATGATCTTTATAATCAAGGACATACGATTATTTATTGGACTGCTAGAGGAACTAAAAGCGGTATTGATTGGAGAGATATTACAGAAAGACAATTTGATAAGTGGTTAGTGAAATACACCCAAATACTTTTTGGTAAACCAGTGTATGATCTATTTATAGATGACAAAAATATTAATGCACACGAGTACTTCAAATGAAAGTAAAATTAGTATTATTTCAAAAAAATGAGCATATATTATTGAATGATTGGTTGCTATATCATAGTCATATATTTGGAATCGAGTCAATTCATGTCATAAATCATAAACCCGATCAAAAAACCTTTGACATACTTAGTAAATTTAAAGTATCTTATAACTCTTTTAATGGTGAATTTCAGAATAAAAAAAAAGAAATATCTAGAGTATTAAAAAACTACAAGAATGAAGTAGATATATTAATACCAATAGACTGTGATGAGTTCTTATGTTATCTTTCAAATGAAGGTGAGTGTTTTCCGAATAAGAATAAAATTATAAATGAATTAATATCACTGCCAAAAAAATGTAGATATAAAGTTCATGAATTAAGAGCATACGCAGATGAAATTAAATATAAAGACCCATTGATTGAGATAACTAACTTTTTACATGAACCTATGTATGAAAATAGTAAAACATTATTTCCAGCAAAATATTTTGTTAAAACAGATCAAGGCAACCATAACGGTGAGATAACAGTAAATAAAAATTGGGTTTCAACAAATTTATGCTATATGCATTTTCATATTATGGGCTATAAACATTTTAAAACTAAAATGATAAACGGATTAAAGTCTTACAAAAGCGTTACAAATAAAGGAGGAAAACACTACGAGTTTTTCGGTGGAAAGATTCAGTCAATTAAACAAGAGCATGCTATTAAAAACAAAGATGCGGAATATAAAAAAGTGTGGCACGAATATATTGGTACAGGTTATTATCGGATGCAAATTTTAAGATTTTCTGAAAAGATCAAAGAACTACGACTAAAGGGTTAGATTTAATGAAAGTTTTTGAATTACCAGAAATCAATACATTATTTGTACCTTCTACATTTATGAGAAACAATAATATTAGACCTCAAAATAAAAAAGGATTAGATAGAATTACTAAGTATATCAAAAGTAAAAAAGAACCATATACTTTATTCATATGGCAATATTATACAATGAATTCTAACAGGTGGTCATCTTTAAAGCGTTCGGTGGAAAAAATTTTAAAAGAATGTACTGGGTTAAGAATAGTTATGTGTTGCAATGACACTAACTCTCTTGAAATCGTATCTAATGAAAGTATAAGTAGTTTCTCTGCTATATTATGCAATCATAACGCTACTATTGATAGGGAAATTTTTAATATTCAAGAGTGTAATAATATTTGGAACTCTGTTTATACAGCTAGAGTATGTAAATTAAAAAGACATTATCTTTCTTATGGTTTAAATAATATTTTATATTTAACTTCAGGCAATAAATATAATGATAAATATAGTAAAGAAGGTCATTCTGCACTAATAGATAATCAAAATAATTCTTTTACTTTATGTTCTCAGCATTTAACAGCTTTCGAGGTTAATGATTTACTTAATAAATCAAAAGTAGGATTATGTTTGTCTAGCCAAGAAGGAGCCATGTATAGTAGTGTGGAGTATCTATTATGTGGATTACCTATAGTATCTACTAAATCCACAGGAGGTCGTGATGTATTTTTTACAGACACTAATTGTATTATAGCGGAAGACTCTATCGAGAGTGTCTCTTCATGTGTGCAACAATGGCTTGATAATTATCCAAATTTAAATGAAAGGAAAAGAATAAGAGAACATACTATATGTATACAGAAAAAACATACAAACATACTAAAAGATAAATTGAAAGAAATATCTAATAATATAGATATAGATAAACTTTATAAAAAAAAGTTCATAAATAAAATGACTATATCTATAGAAATCTAAATAGTGTATTATATACTGTAAAAATATACAGGAGATATAATATGATAGAACAAATGATGGTATTTATACTATTATTTCTTATGTTTACATTTGGTATATTCTTTGAAAAATATATCTTAAATAAGAATAATATAGAGCATTCTCAAAAACCTAAAAGTTTTTTTGATAAAAATAGTAAACAGCAAGAAAAGTCTGTAAAAATAGATATAAACGACAAAAAGATAGTTTTAGGTGTATCTACAGATAGTATGAGTAAAAGCAGTAAAAAACTGGGTAACACAACAAGCAAGAAAGATAATACTCAGTCAGCCATTAATAAACTGAAAAACATGAAGGGTAAATGATATGAGTAAAGGTTTAGACGTAGGTACAAGTTTTATAGTTTTATCTTCTTATGAAGGAGATAATATAAGATTTAAAGATTTTAGAGATGCTTTTTATGTAATTAAACCAACAACACCAATCGCTACAAAAATGATTGAAAAAGGTTTGGCTGGTAAAGTATTTGTTAAAGATACCGATGGTTCATTTATTATTCTAGGTAAAGACGCAATAGAAAAAGCAGTGGAAAGAAACGAAGCTGCTAGAAGACCTATGTATCGTGGAGTGGTATCAGTCAAAGAAAAAGAAGCGAAAAGAGTTCTTGCTTATATATTAAAAGAAGTAGTCGGGCAAGCATCTGAACCCGGCGAAAAATTAGTATTCTGCGTTCCTGCTCAACCAGTTGATCAAGAAGATGATGACTTTGATGTTGGATATCATGAAGATGTAGTCACGGCTATACTTGCAGAAACTGGTTATGATGCTAGAGCAATCAATGAAGCTGAAGCATTATGTTATGCAGAGTTAGAGTCTAGTGATTATACTGGTATCGGTATAAGTTGCGGAGCTGGCATGACAAATGTATGTGTTATGCTTAATGGAGAACCTACTGTAGTATTCAGTACAACAAAATCTGGAGATTGGGTTGATCGTATGAGTGCTGTAGCAACCGGAGAGCCAGATAGTGTTGTTCAAGTAGAAAAAGAGGGAGGTGGTTTTAAGGTTGGTGAACCTAACGAAAACGCAGTACTTGGAGCAGTAGCTTCTTATTATGAAAGATTAATAGAGTATACAGCTAAACAACTTTCAGCTGCTTTATCTGGACATAAAGCCCTTCCTAAATTTAAAGATCCGATTAGAATTGTTGTTGCTGGCGGAACATCGAGAGCAGATGGTTATATAGAAAAACTGAATGAAAAATTACTCGAAGCTGAGTTTCCTTTACCTATTGAAGAAGTAAAGCATGCAGAAGACCCTCTGCACTCAGTATCTAAAGGATGCCTTATAGCGGCTTCCATTTTAGACTAATGTGGCCTTTTAATAAAAAAATTCGTTATGCTGTTCGGTCTCCCGGTTGGGCAGCCTTGCGCAAAGAGCATATAGAAAAGCAACCTTGTTGTCAGGCTTGTGGATCATGCAAAAGACCAGAAGTGCATCATATTATACCAGTACATCTAGATCCATCAAAAGAGTTGGATCCTGATAATTTAATTACTCTTTGTGATAAGTACTGCCATTTTATATTTGGTCACTTGATGAACTATAAAAGCTGGAATACTAATGTAATAGAAGATTCTAAAAAATATTTATATAAAATCAAAAATAAACCTTTCAAGAATGTATGAGGATATTATGAGTCATAGAGATAATGCTTTCCTGTTTCCTTATAAAACCGAAGAATTTTTCGGATTAAGTCCTAGAGATCCTCAAATGGTGGGATGGGAAATAACAAAGTTAAATGTAGATAAGCAGTGGATTAAAAGTACTGGAGATGGAGTAACTGTTGCTGTAATAGATACAGGATGCGATATTAATCATCCAGATATAAAAGGTAATATTATAGGTCAATATAATTTTATCAATAATACACAAGATGCTTTCGACGATAATGGTCATGGTTCGCATGTTTGCGGCACTATTGCTGCTGTAAATAATGGAATAGGTATGGTTGGGGTAGCGCCTAAAGCTAAAATATTAGCATTAAAAGCTTTAGATAAAAACGGTGGAGGTAGTTTGTCTAATGTAGCAAAGGCCATAAGATTTGCAGCTAAGGAAAAAGTAGATATAATTACAATGTCATTAGGTTCCAGAGGGTCGTCAGGGGCTGTCAAAAAAGCAGTAGAATTAGCAAATAATGAAGGATGTCTAGTTTTCTGCGCAGCTGGAAATTCAGGCCCTAAAGTTGATATACTATACCCAGCTAAGTATAATAATACAATAAGTATCGGCGCTATAGATAGAAATTTAAATAGAACTAACTTCACTTGTAGTGGTCCAAGTTTAGACTTTTTGGCTCCAGGACATGACATAATGAGTATACTACCTTACAATAGGTACGCCTTGATGAGTGGAACCAGTATGAGTAACCCGTTTGCTTCAGGCGTCGCTGCTTTATACATATCCTATTATAGACAGAAATATAGTAAAAGCAAGTTGACTAGACAGGAAATGATAGATATATTAAAGAAAGATTCAACACCTCTTAAAGATTCTAGATTTAGAGATAAGAAATATCAAGGATTTGGTATAATACATCCAAATTTATGATTATAGGTGTATATAAAATATTGAATAGTAAACTTCACAAATATGGGAGATTAAAATGGCATTTGACGCATCACCATCTGGCTGGTTCTCTGGTTTAACCGCATCTGCAACAGAATTAACTATACCTTACTCAGCTCTTAATGATTTGAATCAAACGAAATCAGACCCTGATACTGGTGACGTAAGAGAAGTAATGTATAATTTATGCGAAGCATTTTCTGATAAATGGGCTAATACATCAGATGCAGACAGACCAGGAAAAACAACAATAACTACAAGTTCTTCTATATCTTCTTCGCTTGGAGTTGATACGATAACTAAAATTTATACAATTAGAGTTCAACTAGCAGTAGATGACGTATCAGTAAGTAGTGAGTAGTAGATAGTATTAATATCCCCGGACCTGTATAAATATAACTAGGACATAAGGAAAGTCAAGATGAAAATTTACACTATGGTATCTAACTCACATAGATTTTTATATGATGAGTTTTTTACCAATAGCTTAAATAGAGTTGAACCAGAGATAGAATTGGTTGCTGTAGAACAAGATAACGCCGTCTGTACAAATGGGAGTTATTATGCAGATGGCTGGAAGGAATCTATGGAACAAAAAATAGATATATATTTACAAGCAGTAAATACTAATGATCAATATTTCATTTGGTCAGACGTCGATATAGAGTTTTATTCTTCTTTTGTTCAGCAATGCGTAGATGAATTAGGGGATTATGATATAGCATTTCAAGAAGGTGTTAATGAAGAATATTGTGCTGGATTCTTTATATGTAAAATAAACAATAATACTAAAAGATTTTTTGAATTAATTAAAAACAATTACTCTAAATATAGCTGTGATCAAAATGCTATTAATGATAATATTAAAGAAGTAAAAGGTAAATTTTTATCTCGTGATTTCTTTAATATATCATTTGAGCATAGACAATGGAATGGTGAAGATTTTCATATATTAAGACCTATTAAAATGTTTCATGCGAACTACACTGTAGGGCTTCAACATAAAATAATGCTTTTATCTGCGGTAAGAACAAAAATTTCTGAACTTAGAAAAAAAACAACTTTACCAACTAAGAAAAGCAAAGCTAAAATCATTAGCGCTTACTATGGGATTCTGGCTGATGTTACGGAGAGTATAAAAACTATAAATATAACAAAAGTAAACCCAGAAGACCTTAAAGGAGACCCTGTTCCTGGGGCTCAAAAATTCTTGTATTGTATGGATAAAGACTACAAATTACTTCATAAAGCAGTAAAAGAAGGATCCAATATCTTGATAAAATGATATCTTGCTCAATTTTTAATCATATAGATTATGGTAGATTTGGAAATCAATTATTTCAATATAGTTTATGCAAAGCCTTATCGGTCTTACACAACTGTGACTTTCACCTGAATCCATCTAAACATTTTTTAAAATTTTTTAATACTAAAAATTTATCTTATAAAAAACTATATGAAAATAGTATCCATAAATATATAGAAAAAGATCCATTTGAATTCGATAAAGACATTTTAAAATATAGCAATATAGATTTATGTGGTTTTTTTCAAAATCTTAATTACTATAAAATATTTTTAAATGAAATCAGATTAGAGTTGCAACCCAATAATAAAATACTTAAAGAGTCTAATGAGTATATTAAAAAGTATAGCAAAAAATATAATTTAGAAAAAACATTATGTTTACATTTCAGAAGAACAGACTATACATCCCTGCAATCCAAACATGGATTTTTAGATATATCCTATTATACTGGTATAATGAAGAGTTTAGATTATATTAATGTATTTATAATTAGCGACGATATAGAATTAGTTAAAAGAGAATTTCATCAATATAATATCAAACAAGATAATATAGTTTTTGTTGACAATCTTGACTCTTACCACGATTTCTATATTATGTACTTAAGCGGTATGAATATTATAGCCAATAGCACTTTCTCATGGTGGGCTTCCCTATTATCAGATAAAAACCAACATAAAGATGTTTATATACCAGATCAATGGATATTTGATAAAAAAGCCGCTGGCACAGAATGTAGCCAAATCGAACTATACCCCTTTAATTGGAAGAGGGTTTCTCAGTCTAATAATAAATGGAAAAGGTTATTTTCATGAATCATAATATCAATAAATTAAACCAATTATATAATAATATTTTGGGCAGAGATGTCGATGAATCAGGTATTAAAACCTATTTACGACTTATTGAAAACGGACAGGTCGATCAGATTGTTCGCTCTCTTCAAAATTCAGCAGAATATTTAAAAACCCAGAATCCGAATAAGCAAATTCAAGATAATGTTACTGAAAAATTTGACTCGATGAAAGGAGATAGGAAAACTTACATATCTAAATCAGCAAAGACTGATTTAATAGATAGATCTCCGTATAGTAAAATATTTGATATAGTATTAAATTCATTAAAAAACAGTGCAGGATCTGAGATTGATATACAAAATCTGAAACTATCACTCATTAACAGTATTGCGAATAATAACAGAATAACAATGTTTCCTCATAAAGAATATTTATTCAATGGTGATAAATTTATAGATAGCTTAAAAACTTATAATAATTTTATATATTATATATCTTTTGTAACTCTTTGCCTGTTGGTTAAAGGGCTTACAGGAAAGACTGTAGCAACATGTGGTTCTCAAAATAAATTAAGAACACTAATTAAAACAAAGTGCAGTAAATTCTCAGACTTATTCAAAGAATTGAAAGATAGTATATTTAGTCAACTATCAATCAGAATCAACGGTCAATTACCAACTCCTGAAGAAATAGAAAAATTCACATCTTTTATTAGGAATCAAGACTCAGCATCTGTTATAGAATATATGCAGTCTAAATGTAAAAAAGACCTAGAACAAGAAAACAAACAAATAACAGACCATCTAAGCTCCTTGCCACAAAAACCAAGAGTATTATTGCACATAGCATACTTAGAAAATCAAGAGCCATATTTGTTGCAAAAAATGTTGGATCACGCTTATAGCTTAAAAGAACATAACCCACACTTAGATATACATTATTACTTTGAAAATGATAGGGTCGGCAAGGAATCTAAAGATTATACACCTTGGTCTAGGGTTAAAAGAATAAGAAATATTATGCTTTCTAGAACAAATCTAGATGATTACGATTACTTGTATGTAATAGATTCCGATATAGTGAGTTACCCTTATAATTTTGTTTCAAGAGCTATTGGCTTAAATCCTGAAGGCATTACAGCCCCAGTGATGTTAATAGAAAATTCAAATGTTTTTTATGATTGGTGTGGCTATCAACAAAAAGATAGAACTTCTATTAATTCAAAATATGCTAGAGACATTATGAAAAAAGGCTGTGCCTCTAGAAACTTTGATCTTAATCCCCCTTATGTCAAAAACGATAATAGATTAGTAGAAATAGATTGTGTCGGCTGTACTTATGTTGTGCCAACATCAACATTCCAAAAAGGTTACGGTAAATTGCAAGATGAGCTTCTAAAAGTTTTTAGAATGGCTAAAGTTAATAATCATAAAATTTTTGATAATATTGTACAATATGAAGACCATCCTTCTTTTACGGATCATTATACGGTATGTGCAGCGTTGCGTAGCCAAGGTGGTAAAATTTTTATGGATAGAGGATCCGTGGCGTATCATGCAGATTTGCCTATATATGGAGAAAATTGGCATTAAATATTTACACAGTAGAAAGGTCTAGATACAATGTCTAATAATTTTTCTAATGAAGAACCAAGGAAAACCAGGAATCATTGCAAAAATAATAAAGATAAAAAATTTATAGATGAGAAAGTAAAACACAAACAAAGTGTACAATTCAAAAAAGAAAAACGAGAGAAACCAAAAGAAGAAGATTGGGAATATTGGCAAGACTATTATAAATAACGGAGTAAGAGAATGAACTACCCGTATTCTAAGCTAAACTGGAATACTTTTCGGCCATATAAAAATAAACATAAAAACGATATTGCTACCGTATGCGGAACTGGCGAAACACTAACTCAATATAAAGTTATTGATAAAGCGTTACATATAGGTTGTAATAGTTGTGTGTACTATGATAAATTAAATTTTGATTATTTATTTTTTCAAGATTGTGCTTGGGGTTCTAAAGAATTAAAAAATAAAATACAAAAGTACAATGCTAAATCTCAAAAATTTATAGGAACATTTATAGGAGATCATGGTTTTGGTTGTAGTCAAAAATTTGCTATAGAATCGGATGCTTTATGGTATGATACTCAAGGTCCTATGTGGGGTCATCCTAAAGGTAATTTTCAAAAAGATATAGACAAACATCATTTTGGTGATGCAGGAGTCTCTACTATATTTATATGTATGCAATTTGCTTTATTTGCTGGTTTTAAAGAAATCAATATAGTTGGTTGCGATATATCTGGGTCTAAACATTTCCATAAACAAAACAGAAAAAGCAATTTAGAGTATTTAAAGAAAAGTTGGGCATTATTTAGATCTTTTGTAGATACAGAGTATCCTAATGTTCAAATTAATGTTATAAATCCTATTGGCTTAAAAGGCTTTTTTTATGACAAATACCAAGAGTAATACCAAGATTATAGCAGAAATAGGGATCAATCATAACGGATCTCCTGAGAATTGCAAAAAGCTTATAAATATAGCCAGCTCTTCTGGCTGTGATTATGTGAAAATTCAAAAAAGAACACCAAGTATTTGTGTTCCAGAAGATCAAAAAAACAAGATACGCAAAACACCTTGGGGAGACATGACTTATCTTGAGTATAAAGAAAAAATTGAATTTAATGAAGAGCAAATTAGAGAGCTGATAGACTATGCTGCAAATCAAAATATCAAAATGTTTGCTAGTGTTTGGGATATTGCTAGTTCAAATATGATGAGCAAATACACAGATATAGCAAAAATACCTTCTGCTCTTATTACAAATGAAAAACTTTGCAGTCATGCTAGAAAAAAATTTAACACACTAATAATATCTACTGGTATGAGCACAGAACAAGAAATAGAAGAATGTATTTATTCTTGTGGACCTGATATTGTAATGCATACAAATAGCACCTATCCCTGCCCGGTTAATGAAATCAATCTGAACTATATTAAATGGCTACAAAAAAGATGGCCTACAAGACAGATAGGTTATAGTGGACATGAATATGGTTTGGTTACTACTTTTGCAGCTGTTGCTTTGGGTGCTGAGTGGATAGAAAGACATATAACACTAGATCATAGTATGTGGGGAAGCGACCATCTCTCTAGTCTAGAGCCTTCCGGTGTATTTAAATTAGTAAAAGGTATTAGGGATGTAGAGTCTAGCATTAGCGCACCACCAGCTGCTAGAATTTTACTAGAAAAAGAAAAACTTAAAAAAGATACTTTAAGAAGATAATATAATACAAGGATACGCACATAAATGTCTAAACCCACATTGGATGTAATACTAAGGGGCTATTTATATAAAGAAAACTGGACCCCACTTTCAACAAGAAGAAAAAAGCATAGAAATTATACTATAGATTTTAATAAATGTATTGAAGATTATGAAAAACTAATACTATCCCTTAAACAGAAATACGAAGTAGCCACCTATGTAACATCTTACGACAACACCCCGGATGATATTATCAATAATATTAAAACTAAGTTAAGTCCACGGGCTATTTATTTACACACAGAACAAAACTCAACACAGTTCACCACACTCACGAATGCATTATCTTTATTAATTAAAGATATAGATAGTATAAGTGACCATGGCTTAATATTAAGATCTGATTTATTAATCACAAATAAATTTATAGAATTAATTAGATCTACAAAATATGATAGTAAATCCATGTACGTCATGTGTAAAGAAACTAATAATTTTGATAGAACTGTAGATATGGTGCATATCATACCCAAAAGATTATATAAAAAATTTTTACATTACACATCACTTGAAGGAATGAAGACAGGACACTATCTACATATGTCCATGCCAACAAAATATTTATTACCAGTAAATTTTAAAGGTCAATGTACAGCACAATGTAAGGATAGTAGAAATTGTTCTCAATATTTTTCTCATAGCGTATCATAAAATGAATAAAACTATTTTTTGCGATATAGATGGAACTCTTTTAAAACATCATGGAGGATTACATCAAATTACACAAAATGAACCAGAATTGTTGCCTAATGTAATTGATGTAATTAGTATATGGAAAGCAAAAGATTATAAGATTATTCTTACTACTGGTCGTCCAGAAAGCATGAGACAATTAACCATAGACCAATTAAATAATTTTGGTATTTTTTATGATATGTTGATTATGGGTTTACCAAGAGGTGAAAGAATAGTGATTAATGATTCAAAGCCAAACGGAACCAAAACAGCTACAGCAATTAATGTAGAGAGAAACAAAGGTTTGACAGAAGAACATTTTTTAATATGAAAGGAATATAATGTCAAAATATGATAATATTAAAGATAATTGGGTTAGAGAAGCTCTAGAGGAATACAAAGACAAGATTGACAGCCAAAAATCTCATCCATTAGATGTTAGTTCTTATAGAGTAGATAAACCTTGGGGCTATGAAATATGGTTAGAGTTAAATGAATTTTATGCTTATAAAATTATTTTTATGAAAGCTGGGAATAGAAGTAGTTTACAATCACATGAAAAGAAAATAGAAACAAACTTTGTTATTGAAGGTGAAGCGGAAGTTATTTTACAAAAAGAAGATGGAACACTAGAGAGCAAGGTTTATAAAGCGGGTGAAGGTTGGTGTGTGCCTGTAAATCGCAAGCATCGAGTGTGTGCGATCACAGATTATAAAGCACTAGAGTGTTCGACTGCTCATTTAAATGACTGTCTTAGATTTGAAGATGATAGTAATAGAGAAAGTGGAAAAATCAATACAGAACATGAGTAAAGTATCAATATGAAAGTGTGTTTATTAGCTGCTGGTAAAGGAACCAGAAACTCAAGTATAAAAGGATTGCATAAAGCTCTACTTCCTATACAAAATAAACCTGCTATATCATATATTATAGATAAAATTCCGACAACTACTGATATAGTTATAGCCGTTGGATACAAATCTAAACAAATTAAAACATATATAAATAATATTTATAAAGATAGAAAAATTACATTTGTTGATATAGATAACTATGACGGTGATAACTCTGGACCTGGGTATAGTTTATTGTGTTGTGAAATTTTTTTACAAGAACCTTTTATTTTCACATCTATTGATACAATAATAGAAGAAGAGTATCCTTATCTGGAATGTACTTATAATTGGATTGGTGCTTCAAAAGTAGAAGAATCAGAATCGCACAGATACTGCTTGATAGGTTGTGATAGTAATAATCACTTCAATGAATTATACTATGGAAAGGGGGAGTATGCTTATACAGGTATCGCTGGTATTTATGACTACGATCATTTTTGGCATAACCTTAAAAACCCGACCATCATAAATAATGAACACCAAGTTATTGATGGGTTTAAAGGGTTAAACTTACAAATATTAAAACACACATGGTACGATATAGGAAATACAGAATCTTATAATATAGTACGACAAAAATTTAATAAAGAAGTTGTGGCAAATAAGAATAATGAAACATTACTAATAGACAATGGAATAGTTACTAAATTTTTTGATGATGCTGATAGGATTACACAAAGAATTGCTAGATGCGATTTTATACCAAATACTAATATTAAATTAATAAATGAAAACATGTATTCATATGACTATATTCAAGGATATATGCTTTCAGATATATATGATGAAAGAATATTTAAAAAGTTTTTACAATATTATTTAGATAATTTTTACAAATATAACTCAGAAAAAGATGAAATATTTATAAATAATTGTAAATTAATGTATCAAGAAAAAACACTCAATCGTTTAGCACCCTTATTGGGTAGTGATTTAGATCAAATTACCTATATTAACGGACTAGAAGTTAAACCACTAAAACAACTTTTAAATGATATAGATTGGAGAAGTATATACAGTAAAGCCATTCCTGTAAGATTTCATGGGGATTTACAACCAGAAAATATACTTTATAATATAAGAAATAAAGAATTCTCTATCATAGACTGGAGAGAATCATTTGGTTCCAGTATAGAATTTGGTGATGCTTACTATGATTTATCTAAGATATATCATGGGTTGTTAATTAATGGTACTACAATTATGCGAGGATATTATGGGTATTCTTTAGAAGAAAATAGAGCTGAAGTTAGTTTTATGATAAAAAATAATTTGTATAATTTAAAAAATATATTCAAAAAGTTTTGTAAAAATAATAAATTTTGTTGGCAAAATATTAAGCTTTTAGCTATTATACACTATATGAGTATATGTAATTTATACAGAGATTTTGACAATAATAAATATGGTGATTTTTTATTTTTATATAGCAAATACTTACTAGCAAAATATAAGGAAGACAATGACTGCTACAGATCTAATTGATTTATATAAAAAAGAATCTTCGGCTAGATTCAATGAAATTGATAATGAATCAATATCTAGATTTATAGATATTATATTTGAAGCCTATCTAAAACAAAAAACAATATTTGTAGCAGGAAATGGTGGAACGGCTGGGTATCTGCAAAATTTTGTGGTTGACTTTAATATGCATCCTTTTGTGTCTGATGATAAGACAAAGCCTAGTTCAGTAATAAGAAATAAATTTAAATGCGTTAATCTATGTTCAGATCAAGCGACCTTAACAGGAATTACTAATGACTTAGGATATGAAAACGTATATTTAGAGCAGTTAAAATATCAGTTTGAAACTGGAGATGTATTCATTGGCATGTCTGGCTCTGGTAACTCAAAAAATATTGTGAAAGCTATGAAATATTGTGTATATAGTAATGGAAAAACAGTCTTGCTGACTAGAAACTCGGACAATAAATGCAATGAATATGCTGACTTATCTATATCTTTAAAAGGAGAGTCGTATTTTCCGGGGCAAATAGGAGGTAATAATAATAATTTTCATTTTGAAGATATTATTTCTAAATTGACACATTTGGCCTGCGGAGTAATTAAACAAAGGATACAAAATGCTTGATCCTAATATATTAAGAATAAAAGTACTAGATATGGTTTATGGAAAACAATCAGGCCATATTGGTGGTAGTTTCTCTATTGCTGAACTTATTAGCGTTCTTTACAACGATTATGATATTAATGGTAAGGATAAGCTGATATTATCAAAAGGACATGCTGTACCAATTATATATGCAGCACTACATGAATTAGGAAAAATATCGGATGAAGATTTAAAATTATTTAGAGAAATAGATTCACCGCTACAAGGACATCCAGACAAATTAAGATTGCCATTATTAGATGCAACCACAGGATCTTTAGGTCAAGGTCTTAGCATAAGTATAGGACATGCTTTGGCTAAGAAAATTAAAAAAGAAGAAGGTTTTGTATTTTGTATACTTGGCGATGGAGAAATACAAGAAGGTCAAATATGGGAAGCTCTTATGTATGCTCCTAAAGAAAATTTAAATAATTTAATTTGTTTCATTGATTATAATGGAGGGCAAAGCGAAGGTTCTACAGATGATACGATGCCTATCTACAAAAATTTAAGAGAAAAAATTACTGCTTTTAATTGGGATTGTGTCAATGTTGATGGGCATAGCATGGCAGCACTTAGAGGGGTTATCGCAAGAATAACAGATAAACCTAAATGCGTAATTTTAAAAACCAAAAAAGGAAAGGGTGTTTCATTTATAGAACAAGGGTTATGGCATGCATCTATTCCTGATGAAAAACAATACTCGCTAGCGCTGCAAGAGCTGAAAGCAAAATTATGAAAGCTACAAGAGATGCGGTAAAAGACATACTACCTATCATGGGAGAAAAACACGATGATATCATTGTGTTAGATGCAGATATCGGCAGTGCTACTAGACTGTCTTCTTTCGGTCAAAAATTTCCAAACAGATTTTTCCAAATAGGTATTGCAGAAGCTAACATGATAGGCATATCTTCTGGATTATCTGAACACGGTTTTAAGGTTTTTATAGGGTCCTTCTCCTCCTTTTTAACAGGAAGATACGATATTATAAGATGTAGTCTAGCTTATTCTGAATCTCCTGTAGTTTTAATAGGTTCTCATGTTGGCATGGCTATAGGTAAAGACGGGGTAACCCAAATGGGTTTAGAAGATATTAGTATAATGAGGTCATTACCTAATATGAAAATCCTAAACCCTGCAACATATACAGAAGCGGTTGAAATAATAAAATATTTATGCGAGAATACCATTGATAGCCCACACTATATAAGAATTGGTAGACAACCTGTAGAAGACCCAATATCAAAATTATCATACAGTTTTAATTTTGGTAAAGGTTATAAGATATCAGAAGGTCAAGATATAACTTTTTTCAGTACTGGATGTATTTTATCAGACGTATTAAAAACAAAACTTAAAATAGAGCAAGACACTAATCTTACAGTCAGAGTAATTAATTTCCCTACACTTAAACCTATAGACAAGAAAATTATTGTAAAAGCTGCTAAAGAAACTAATTTCCTATTTTCTATAGAAGATCATTCTGTTGTGGGTGGTCTTGGCTCCATAATAGCAGATGTATTATCTGAAATATATCCAAAGAAAATAATAAAATTTGGCCTTAACGATCAGTTTCCAGAATCTGGATCCCCAGAAGACCTATACGATAAATATGAACTAAATCCCGATAAAATATATAAAAAGGTAATTGAACATGTTTATAAATAAAGATACAAAATTATATGGCAGTTTTGCTAGAGTCGCGGGTAGCACAGGGTGTGCTTTTCATAATGCTGGTTTTAAGAAACATAATATAAATGCTATATACAAATCATTCTCTATTAAAAATATTTACGAAGCAATACAATGCATGAAACATTTAGATATTAAAGGGGCAGGAGTTACCATGCCTTTTAAAACAGATGTAATACCTTTTCTTGATAAGGTAGAACAAGAAGCACTAGACGTTAACGCTTGCAATACTCTATTAAATGATAACGGTAGAATTATAGGATATAATACAGATGTGAAGTCTGTCTTTGATTACCTTAAACCATTAGGACTTACCCAATTAATTATACTAGGTAACGGAGGCTATGCAAAAGCTGTTATTAGAGCTTGCAGAAAATTAAATATTGACACTAAAAGCATTGTACGAGAAAACTGGCAAGAGATACAAGACATTAAGAACCATACTGTTTTTAACTGTACTCCAGTAGAAAATATAACGCTAGATAAATCAAACCGGTTTATAGATTGCATAGCTACCACTCCAACAGGAAAAGTTTTAGCGGATCAGCAGGCGATGTATCAATTCAAAATATATACAGGTATAGATTATTAGTATGCAAAATATTATTATTACGACAGGTCACGAGAGACATAAATCTTTAATTAATGATTTAGCAAAAAATAATTTAACATATGCATTATGCAAAAGTGTTATACCCAATAAAAATGATATATATTACGGATGTTCCGTGGGTCATAGGGGTAACTCTGGGTTATCTGTCGGTCATTTAAGAGCACTAAAAATAGCCTCTCAATCAACCCAACAGTGTAATATTTTTGAAGACGATGAGATTATACGAACAAATTATAACAAAAAAAGAATAAGATTATTATCCGAATTATCTAATTGGGATTATGTAAATTTTAATACATTAAGACCTGTTGGTTCTGATTACAGTAATAATTTTGTTAAAATTGATACCAAATCACCTAGATATGCTCGTAATGGATATGTAAATAATATATGGTTAAGCAATTACTGCGTATCTCCTAAATTTGCCAAAGAAATGCTCTCATTGCTAGTTGATAACCATGTTAATTGGCACGGAACAAAACATAAATTATGCTCATGTTTTGGCAGTCATGTGTTTGATCAATATTTTGCATTACATGTAGCCGCAATTTCTGATAAATATCATTGTTATAGTATTAAGAATAAAAATTTAATAAGCATTCATGATGAAAAAATTTCTATAAGAAAAAATAATAAATGAATATTAAAACTATTATACTAGCCAGGGGCGGAAGTAAAGGTATACCTAATAAAAATATTATAAATTTAAATGGGAAACCTTTAATAGCGCATAGTATAAAAGCAGCAAAGCTTTCTATTGCTAATGAGATTTGGGTTAGTACTGATTGTCCAAAAATTATGTCTGTCTCTATTAAATTAGGTGTTAATGTTATTCAAAGACCAAAAAATATATGTCAAGATAATTCTAAAAGTGAAGAAGCATTGATGCATTTTGCTTCGCTGGTCGATTTTGATATTCTGGTATTTATACAACCTACATCCCCTATGATTAATTCAATAGATATTGATATGGGATTAGCTATGATGGAAAAATACGACTCAGTATTTAGCGCGTATAAAGAGCACTGGATTCCGAGATGGAATCAAAACTTAACTACAGATAATTGGGATGTCTGTAAAAGACCAATGAGGCAACAAATGCCTGATAAATGGGTTGAAAATGGAGCTATATATATCACAACTAAAAATGCTCTATTATCTTCTAAAAATAGATATAGCGGTAAAATAGGTGTTTTAGAAATGCCTTTGATTAGAAGCTTTCAAGTTGACACTATGCAGGATTTAGCTTTAATATCTAAAATTCAACAATAACCATAAGCACGTGGTGTATATATACTACATAAAGCATCAGGAATATGGATATCGTCTTAATGGAAATAAATAATAAATTATATATTAAAAACTATAAACCTATTAATAATAAATATTTAAATATTATTACTTGTACATATCCAAGAAAGTACAGAATTAAATATTTATCACATCTTAAAAGATTGCTATCAGCACAGAAAAATATTAGATGGTTTGTTATAGATGATAATGATAGAGAAGATAAAACATTAAAAAAATTTTTACCAGATTTTGCAATTTATAAACACATAGGACCTACCAAAGATAAAGGACATGCTCAAAGAAATTTAGCTTTAGAATACATTTACGACAACAGGTTATCTGGAATAATTTATAATGCAGATGACGATAATAAATATGATTTTAGAATTTTCAACGAAATTAAAAAAACCAAAAGATTTAGCATGTTTCCCGTAGGAGAAGATCTGTTTGGTCCCTTGGGCGGCCCGGAAGGTCCAATTATTAACAAGAAGAATAAATTTGTGCAATGGAACAGCTCTTGGGATCATAGAAAATATTGTATCGATATGGCAGGATTTGCCTTTGACGCAACACTACTTCACAATATTAAAAAACCATTTTGGTCCCACGTGGGTCTTGGTGGAGAAAGTGAGTTTATTGATAAAATCATTAGCTCTGTTGAAGAAATAGAATTTTTATGTGATAGGTGCAAAACAACCTATGCTTTTCACAATGCTCTTGTTCCAGAAATTAATACATAAAGGGGTCTTATACGATGTATGATTTTTTATTAGTAGGTTCAGGTTTATTCTCTTGTACATTTGCTAGAATGGCTATGGAGAATAATTATAAGTGTTTGATAATAGAAAAAAAAGATCACCCTTTTGGTAATTGTTATACTGAAGACATTGATGGTATACATGTACATTCTTATGGTCCTCATGTTTTTCATACAAATAATGATACTATATGGGAGTTTGTAAATAGATTTACTAAGTTTAATAATTACATTAACAAACCCAAAGTTAAATATAAAGATACGATATATTCATTTCCTATTAACCTAATGACGCTGCATCAAGTATGGGGAGTTTGCACCCCACAAGAAGCTATTAGAAAATTAAATTCTGAAAAATACAACATAGCAGACCCTAAAAATCTCGAAGAATGGGCATTATCTCAAATTGGAGAAGAGCTATATTATAAATTTATATACGGTTACACTAAAAAACAATGGAATACTGAACCTAAAAATTTACCCACATTTATTATAAAAAGATTGCCCATAAGATTTAATTTCGATGATAATTATTTTTTTGATAAGTATCAAGGAATACCTATAGGTGGTTATACTCAAATGATGCAAAATATGATAGAGGATACTGAAGTAATATTAAATGTTGACTATTTTGACAAACAAGATTACTGGAACTCTATTGCAAAAAATGTAATATATACTGGACCAATAGATAGGTATTTTAATTATAGCAATGGAGAATTGAATTACAGAAGCTTGCAGTTTAAACACGAGAAATTAAACATTGAGGATTATCAAGGAAATCCTGTTATAAATTATTCAGAAGAATCTGTTCCATATACTAGAATTATAGAGCATAAACATTTTGAGTTTGGTAAGCAAGATTTTACTATTGTTAGTCACGAATACCCAGCTGATTATCAAGACACACAGATACCATACTACCCTATCAATAATCAAGAAAATAATGAAATTTATCAAAAATATAAAACATTAACTAAAAAACAATCTAATATAATTTTTGGAGGAAGATTAGCTGAATACACTTATTACGATATGCATCAAGTTATAGGTTCGTCTATCTCTAAATTTAAGAAATGTGTCAGATGATTTATCAAAAACTAATTAATAGTTTACATACTTCCGACCCTTACTATGGTTTTAATACTAATATATACCCTAAACTTCAAGAAATACCCGGCTGGCATGGTAATGATTTAATTTTTTCAGAATTAATTCAAGAAGCGCGACCTGATACTATATTAGAAATTGGTAGCTGGAAAGGTCAATCGTCTATTAATATGGCTAAAACTATTAAAAGATTGGGCTTGAATAGTATTATAGTATGTGTGGACACTTGGCTTGGTTCTGTAGATTTTATAGCAGCGGAAAACAAGTTAGACAACAGTAGAGATTGCTATCCTGTATTTGGTTACCCTCAAGTATATTATCATTTTTTAGCAAATGTGATCAATCATAATGTAAACGATATAATTGTACCATTTCCTCAAGTTTGCTCTATTGCTTGCCAATGGTTTATATCTAATAATTTAAAGTTTGATTTAATATATATAGATGGATCTAATAATTATGAGGATATTATGTATGATTTACATTGTACTTGGAAAGTATTAAATAATGAAGGTATAATATTTGGAGATGATTTTAATAATCATAATTTTCCAAGTATAAAAAAAGCTGTAAATGAATTTTGTAAGTCATATAATTTATCATACGACTTAAATGAAAATGAACTTTTTTGGATTATTAGAAAAAAATAGAGATTGAATTATCGGTGTATATTAGCTTTAAGCGGTGTTGTGATAACAAACAGGATGTCTAGGAAATAATGTCATTATTTAGAGATATTATACGTGGTGGAATATTAAAATATGGCCACGCGGCTTTAACCAAATTTAAACATGCAGAACCAGATAATCTAAGATTATGCTGTTGCGAAACTACTACGACCACAACAACTACCCCAACCACAACAACACCCACTACGACTACAACCACAACCACGACCCCAACAACCACAACCCCAACAACAACAACACCTACCACGACTACAACCACAACCACAACCACAACCGAAACAACAACGACACCAACAACAACGACACCAACAACAACGACACCAACAACAACGACACCAACAACAACGACACCAACAACAACGACACCAACAACAGAAACTGTCACCACAACTACCCCAACGACAACGACAGAAACTGTTACCACAACTACCCCAACGACAACAACAGAAACTGTTACCACAACTACGCCCACTACAGAAACTGTTACCACAACTACGCCCACTACAGAAACTGTTACCACAACCACACCAACTACAGAAACTGTTACTACTGAAACTACCACACCAACTACAGAAACTGTTACTACTGAAACTACCACAGCAACTACAGAAACTGTTACTACCGACACCACAACAGCGACAGAAAGTACTGCTACTCCTACAACTCCCACAACAGATACAGTAAGTACTGTCACTCCCACAACAGATACAGTAAGTACTGTTACTCCCACAACAGATACAGTAAGTACTGTTACTCCCACAACAGATACAGTAAGTACTGATACTCTAACGCCAACAACAGAAACATTTACTACCGAAACACCTACAGAAACGCCAACAGAAACATTTACTACAGAAACATTTACTACCGAAACACCTACCGAAACACCTACAGAAACATTTACTACCGAAACACCTACCGAAACACCAACAGAAACATTTACTACCGAAACACCAACAGAAACACCAACAGAAACGCCAACGGAAACACCAACAGAAGAGACTCCAACA